TTGTAACAAAATTTAGTATAGTTATGAGTTTTTTTAAAAAGAAGTCAATTAAAGTTTGGGCCGGTGTTAATAAGAACGGTAAGTTGTCAATGCATGGTGAACAACCTGTAAGAGATGAGGAACGTGGCATTTGGGTGTCTAAATTACCGTTTGTCAATTCAGTTTTATATGCACAAGTTTCAGCAATGTTTGAAAAGGCAAATATTACTTGGACAAATGATTGTGAATTTTTGGAGTTCCAATTAGGACAATAAAAACATCCAGATGATGGCTAGAGGAATGCTAGTCATCATCAAATGTTAAAAATTGTAAATTATATTATCATACAAAATTAGTGAAATTATGATGCTAGAATCATACGATAAATATGAATATATGTGGCCTAATTTATCAGGATATACATTAAAAGCAATATTGGACAAATTTAATCAATTAGGTCAAGAAGGATGGGAAGTTATAATATTTAGCTTAGATAATTGTCAAGCTTTATTAAAACGTAAAATAACAGTAACAAAAGTCTAATATGAATAAATCACTTTATTATATTGAATGCACTTGTATTAAGGATTGCTCATATCCTAATATTGATTTTCATGTAGGAGATGTTTTCTATTACAATAAGAAAGCTTCATCAAATGAGATGTATCTTTATTATTCTTATAAAGATAAAAAACATAGAACAGATGAGGAGACTGAACATATTAAATCTACATTTGGGCAATATACTTCTTATATCCCACTTACAAGATTAAAAAAGAATGCAAAGAAATGGGAAATTAAAAGATATCCTGATTGGGAAGCAATGTTAATTAATGAAAAGGGTGAATTTAATGCAGTTGTAAAAGAAATTAAAGTAACATATACTGAAGAAGAAGTATGAGTCATATAGTAACTTATAAACCATATTTTCCAGATTATGATAATATGTCTTATGAAGAAACAGCATATTATATTTATGGGGTAGATATTGATAGTAAACATGAAAGTAATATTTCTTGATTTTGATGGAGTTATAACAATTCCGCCCAAGTGGTATATTAATGCAAATAAAATAAAATGGATTAAGAAAATTGTAGATAAAACTGATGCAAAAATTGTTGTATCTTCATCTTGGCGTCGTGAAAATGTTAAAGAGACAATTAATGATATGATTGGAAAAACAAAACGATGTCCAAGAAATAAAATGCTTTATTGGCTTGTTGATAATATTTATGATGTTACAACTTGGTTTTCTGATAAGAAATATAAGGGTACTGGAAGAGGTGGTGAAATACAAACATGGCTTGATAAACATCCCGAAGTTAATAATTATGTTATAATTGATGACGACGGGGATATGCTTGACTCACAATTATATCATTTTGTTCAAACTAATTATGAGGACGGTATTACAGAAACAGAAGCAATAAGAGCAATTAAAGTTCTTAATAAGCAATTCTTTCAAAATTCAATGGCTCTTAATTTTGAATTACGATTCCAACATTTATTAAGATGTCGTAATTTACCAAATAAATGTGAAGAACTGCAACAATATAATGATCTTTGTAAAGATTTTAAAAATATATATGAATGAATATAAAGTAATCTTTTTGGATATTGACGGAGTAATGAATAGTGCTCAATATGATTGTTGGAGACATAAAAATCATATTAGAAAATACGGTAGCATAGATCCTCGTGAATGCTATCGTATGTCAAGATTCTGTAAAGATTATAACGTTAAACTTGTAATATCTTCATCATGGCGTAATGGTAATTCATGGCAGCAATGTTATGATGAATTTATGAGAGATGGTTTGGGTTTAGGAGAATTTAATCATCATGGAATACAATTGTTATGTCCATATATTGTTGGTGTTACTCCTTATTCAAAAAGTAGACATCGTGGACAAGAAATACAATACTTCTTTGATATAACAAATGGACAATATTCAGATTATAAAAAAGTTATGAAAGAAGATTTTGTTATTTCAAATTATTGTATAGTTGATGATGATAACGATATGTTGGAATCTCAAAAGAAACATTTTGTTCAAACAAATCCTTGGACCGGTTTGACAAAAAAAGATTATAGGAAAATTAAACAGATATTGAATGTATGAATAATAAAGAAGAATATATAAAATGTCTTAAAGATCCTTACTATTTTTTTAAAAAATATTGTGTTGTAAAAGATAAGAAAACTGGTAAAATTGTTAATATAAAATTTAGCAGAAAACAATATGAAAGATTTATTAAATACACAACTACATCGAATTTTAGAAAAACATCAGCATTTGCATTTTAATGTTCCTTATGATGATGCTGAAGCTGAACGATGGGCACGTTATGCATCAGAAAAAAGAGAAAAAGAATGGCAAGAAAAATTTGAAGATTTACAAAATAAATTCAAATCATTTTTTGATATTCCTAAACAAAATGAATTAGGAGAAAGATTTCCATGGTGTGGTTATATTGACATCAATGGAAAGAAATATGTTTGTGAACAATGTGAACATGAATCTATAATTCGTCAAATTGTATTAAATGAATACTTAAAAGAATATTTAAGTGTTCCTGCATCTTTTTATGATCATAAACCACAAGGAACATTTCAAGAAGAATATTTTGCAATGAAATATCTTGGATTTGCAAAAGTATCTGCTTTTAGAGATGCACCAACAAAACGTATTCTTTTCTTTTATGATAAACTTACATGGAAACAATCAAGAGAAATTTACCAAACATAAATTATGGAAGAAATAACAAACAAAGACGTCTGCATAGTTATTCCTATTTATAAAGATAATATTAAAGATCCTTTATTATATGATGAGGTTGAATCTATATATCATACATTAAAATTAATGCATAAGTATGATATATATTTTATATGTTCACAGGATTTAGATATATCATTTTATAAAAGATTTGATGCTGATAATGTAAGATATAAATTCTTTGAATTTAAGACACGAGAACAATATTCACAAATGTGTCTTAATTATAAATTTTATCTAAGTTTCAAAGAATATAAATATATGTTGATTTGCCAAACAGATGCTTATATCTTTAGAGATGAACTTTTAGAATGGTGTAATAAAGGATATGATTATACTGGAGCACTAATTTTATTTGATGATAATTATAAAGCAATATTTGGTGATAAAGATATTGATATTCATGGATATAAAAATGTTGCATTTAATGGAGGATTTTCATTAAGAAATGTCAAATCATTTTATGATATATGTTGGAAACAAAAAGAACGATTTTCAAAAGTTACAATGAATGAAGACATGTTTATTTGTTTTAACTTACAAAATGATTTGAAACTCATAACTATTGATGATGCAATAAAATTTAGTGCAGAAAATCAAACATATTCGTTATATCCAAAACTTTATAATCGTCTTCCGTTTGGTTGTCATATGAGGAAAGTAAAATATAAGTTATTTGATATTTTTGGAATAAAATAATATATTATTTGAATTTTATAAATTAAGTACTATATTATATTTGTAAAAATCAAATAAATATGATTACAATTAAAAAGCTTCATAAAAAATACGGTAAACGTAAAATTCAGGTTTTTGAAGATAAAAAAATGCTCGGGGAAATAACTGAATGCTGGCATTGGATTTCATTACCGAGAGAAAATCACGAAATTCTTCGAAAAGTTGCAATGGAGAATCTTTGGTGGTTACTTCATTCAGACAATATTGGAGAGGATTATACTGAACTTGAGGCTTGGGAAGAGAAAATTGAACGTTGGGATAAAGGTCATTCTTATGGAGCTAATAATGAATCGTTATTCTTTCCTGGAGAAAAAGAAATTGCATTAAATTCAATTAATAACAAGTAATATGACATTTCCAGAAATATTTGAACAGTTTAAGAGTCATTCTTATATTAGGCGTAAAAGTTGGTCAAATGATGTATTCATTCAGTTGAGAAGTACTACAACATTAATTCGACTTGTTGTATTTGAAGTTGGTAAAACACCACATGCATTAGACAATGATTATCGAATACCTGCAGAAGATTTGCTTGGTGATGATTGGATTGATATTGAAGATTTGATGCCAAAAGAACCAGTAAAACCGACAACATTTTGGGATTATGTAGATACTCTTGAAGATGGTTCAGATGATTGGCGTTATGCAATGCAACTTGGACAGAAATATCATAATGCGGGTAAAAACCCTGATGATTATCTTGATGAAATAATTAAGAAGGTAAAGAAAAGTTAAATGTTCTACTGAGCTAAGGAACCGCAAATTAAATTTCAGTATTAAAAACATTTAAAACAGACAAATTATGGGAAAACAAAAAAGAAGCGAAAACACTTATCAGAAGATTAACACAATCTTCATGCGTGATGCAAAGAATGTTATTATGCCATTCGAGCCATTTACTGAACCTGAGTTCGAGTATCTTCGTGGTTTGAAGTGGCGTGGTGAGGAAAAGATTGATGGTACTAATATGCGTATTGAGGTTACTAAGGAGATTGTACCGTCAGAAACATCAAAAGTTCCATCTTGTGCAGGTGTAAAGTTTAATGTACGTTATGCTGGTAAGACTGACAATGCTCAGATTCCTCCAAAGTTGCTTAAGCACATGGAAGAGAAATATCCAAAGGAAAAGGTTCTTGCATCACTTGGTTTGAAGGAATTCATTCCTACATCAGAGTGGGAAATTGACCACAACTGGTTAGAGTATGACCAAATTCCTAATATTTATACTATCTATGGTGAAGGATATGGTAATGGTATTCAGAAGGGTGGAAATTACATTAAGAATGGTAATGAGTTCATTGTGTTTGATGTTAAGGTAAACGATATTTATCTTTTAACTTCAGCTCGTGATGAAATTGCAACTAAGCTTGGCGCACCTATTGTTCCATTCATTGGTTACTTTACTCTTGATGAGGCAATTGATTTTGTTCGTAAGGGATTTGTTTCAACAATTTCTGAGAACAGAGAATACATGGCAGAAGGTCTTGTTCTTCGTACTGATTTAGGTCTTCGTAACCGTATGGGTAAGAGACTTATTGTAAAAGTAAAGTATGAAGATTTCCAAAAGTATCGTCAAGTTTACGGTACTGATGAAAAGGTTGACCAACCTAAGAATGAGAATTATTCACGTTAATTTACAATCTGCAAATTTAAATTAAACGTTAAATCCATACTCTTAGGAGTATGGATTTTTTATTCTTTATATGATATTTGTTTTCCATTTACACGATTTAAATCATCCCATCCAAATGGCTTAAATACTGGTATTTTATAATATTTACATAACAAACTAAGAAGGGCTTGGTCATGACGGTGATCTTGAAATTCTTTATATGTATATTTTTTTGTATTATAATTATCACTTACATATTCAATTCCATCATTAAGTAATTTATCCCATAAATTTATAAAGTCAACTATAAACTTATTTTTTCGCATAAATAAAATACCACCTTCAGCTTGTTTTTGTTTTAACTCTTCTCGTGAAAATTTATAATTCAATTGTTTGCCAACATATGCAATTAATTTTTTTGTATTAAACATTAAATCATTTGCATCCCAACACCAACCAACAAGTAAAGGTTTTTCCATGGTTTGTAATAATTCAAAATATTCATCAAGTTTTGGTTCAATATTTTCTAAAAAACAATGTGAATCTAAATGTACTAAAATATCATTATCATTTAATTGTTCTAATTCATGTGATAATATATAAGTTTTCCACACCCAAAACCCATATCCACGTTTACCATATTTTTCCATAATATTATTTATATTCTCTTTAATATTATCTGGTAAATCGTTTTCATTATATATTTTTATTTCATCAAATAAATGATTATATGTTCCATTAAAAAAATTATTATTAACTCGTGATCTATCAAAATTTGTAGATACAAACAAAACTAATTTCTTCATATATTAATTTTCTTTATGTTATTTTTATCAATATCATTTACTGGTGAGTAAGAATCAATATAATTATTTATTCCTAATATTATATAATTATGAAACAATTGTTTTTGTTTATCAGTAAATAATTTTATGGTATTATTACCCATATAATACCAATTATTATCTATAATTTCTCTCAATTCATTATATTTATTTTCAGTTGTTATAATTGCAAAATCTCTACAACCAGTAAAAATATTTTTTGCAATCCATTTTCTAATATCTTCAATTACAGTTTCTTTATTATATGAAAATAATGTCAATGCAATATGTTTATCTTCAATTTCACTGAATGATTTATATCCAACAAATTCACAATATAAAGGTAATAACATTTCATAAATATTACCTATAACTCTATCTTCACCTTCAATACGTCCACCATCAATTATTTCATTTTTCTTATATTTTGGTTTCAATATACATATTGATGTTTTCATATCTTTAACAAATTGTTCAAGAGATTCATAATTAGTGTAATCACCGTTAGGTATTAAGTAATTTACAAAATCAAACATAAATTTACATAAATCATTAAAAACATTCCAATTACAATTAAAACAACTATGTAACCATAATCTGTTCTCCCATGATTTTTTAAATATTGTATCAATTACTAAATCATGATCTATATGTTTCTCCTCTATCATAAATTTTATAAACTGCCAAACAATATATTCATTTATGCCTTCATGAATCATATATTCAAATGGAGTCAAATTAGTATATCTATGATAATATGCTTGAATACAATTATCATCTAATTTATCAAAATTAATAGGTGTTATAAAACGTCGATGATCCCATATACATACATAATCAGAATATAATTGATTCTTCCAAACATAATAACACATTACTAATTCAGAATAAAAATGATTTAAATAATTAATATTATCTTCACCATCTTGATTATTAAATACATTAATCAATTTTATATTATCATTTTCTTTTAGATTATATTCATATTTTTGTTGTTCATAACAATATGATATATATGCTTTCCAATTTTTCATTTATATATTATTTATATTTGTATTTTGTATAATATCTTCAAGCGAATGAAATTTTATATCTGTAAAAATATTTTTAATTTTATTAATATCTATATGATATTGATTATCATTATAAATATTATTCTTATTATAATTAATATCCAATATATATTTGTTTTGCAATATACTTATAATATCCTCTATTGAATAATCATATATACTGCCTATATTAATTATTTCAAACTTATTATCAAAATTAAATAACAATATTTTATACATGATTTCACATAAATCTTTTATATAAATATAGTTTTTAATACTATTGTTTAATGTTATATCAGTTTGTTTATGTGCTAAATAATTTTTAATCAATATATTAATAATCCCATTACTATTTGATGAATGATATTTTATGTTTCCATATACATTTGATATTCTTAATATTTTATAATTAATATCTTTATTTATGTCGCTAAAATATTTATATGTGCATTCACTTTGAATTTTCAATAATCCATATAATGTATTTATATGATTATATGATAATGATTCATTATAATTTTGTTTATCATATATTATACCTGCTGATGATAAATAAATAATATGTTTAATTCCTAATTTTACCAATAAAGTATTTATATAATAAATATGATGAATTGTTTTTGATAATAAGTTAATATTATTATTACAATATTCAGATGTTGGTAATATTGGACATATACTATCAATTAATACATCTATTTTGTTATTTGAATTTAATTTGATATAATATTCAATTAATTCATAATTTGGATTTAATACATCGTATAATGAATGATCTATGATAATGAACTTTATATTATCATGATATTGGTCAATAAATGATTTACATATATATCCATTACCAAATACTAAGCATGTTATCATTAAATCTCATCATTATATTTATAATTTAGTTCTTTACATTCATTTATTAATTCTTCTTTATATGGTAATAAATCTTGATTTATTACAAAGAAATCTTCTAATCTTCGACCCCATTTTTTAACTTGTTCACCTTTTATAAGTAAACGCCATTTATATTCTTCCCAAGATTTTGTTAAATAATGATTTAACTTGAATAATGATTCTTGTTCATAATGATAATTATTATCGCCATGTGGAGCTTGAAAATCATTTACTGTTTTTAACTTATTCAAGTAAACTAAATGCTTACGTTGAAAATTATAATCTTTATTATTATATTCACTTAATTTATTTATCATATTATATCCGTACAAAACATTTGTATATGTTTTAACGACAGAATATGTTTTATTAGGATATGGATCTTTAATATGACCTGATGCTGTTCGTGTTAACCATCTATAATAAATTGAATGTACATTTGGATCATTTTTGAAATATTCTACTTCTTCTAAAAAATTTTTTGGTGAACAATTTAAATATTCGTCAGGATCTATAAACAAACATGTATCAAATTTATCTTTATATATTCTATAAAATACAGCCCAAATTACTTCTTGCCGTATGTCAACAAAATATTTTTCATCATCTTTAGTTACAATGTCATTATATTTATGAAGAATAACCTTATCTCCATATTTTGATAATACGTCATTATGAGATGTACTATTCAAATCTTCAAATAATATAAACTTTGATATACCAAAATTAAGATAATAATCTATCCATTCTTCAATATATCTTTGTTCATCTTTTATTAATTGACATATACAAATATTCATTTATTAACTTATTATTTTTTGTATGTATATCAGTTCAGCATATTGTTTACCACATTGTAATCCACGCATTGCTGCAAATGTTTTAATATTATCTATATTAAGTGGAGACGGAGATTTTTTATTTTGTGATTTATATAACTTAAATGCTTCTAATTTTTTATCAATTGCATAACTTATATCAATATACATAAGCCCACCTTGTGGTAATGATAATGGATCTACAAATATATATTCATAAAGTCCATATATCTTTGGAATCCATCCTTCCTTAAGTCTCATACAAACACGTGCACATTCATACATTGTTTCATGATCCTGATGATGAGATGGATAACAACAATAAAATTCATCAGGTTTTAATTCTTCAATTCGTTTATCAATTTTTCTGGTTATTTCTCGTTTATCAATAGTATATAAAAGGCAATCCATATTATGATAAAGAATTTCATATGTAAACCCAATAAATTCAGCAACCTCTTTAATTTCTGTTGCTCTTATTTCACTATTTCTTTTTTCTGGATATCCATCAGTGCCAAATATTACATGAACTTTATTACCTTTTTGTATTTCATTTATAATATATCCACCCATGCCAAGCAATTCATCATCACCATGAGGAGAAATTATCAATATTGTTTTCATTATAGCCTCTATATAATTAAATAAAAATAGTAAAAAAATATTAATTAATTCATTAAATATAATATAAAAAATTTCTTATAAAATTTGAATAATATATAAAAAATACTATATTATATTTGTAATTAATTAGTAACAATAAAAATTTAAGAAATATGAACGATTATCGCACTATTATTCTTACTTCCCGTAACATCAACTGTTCAACCATTACTGCTGAGGAGTTTATCCGCGCAATGTTCTCTGATTTTCTTGAGGCTGAGGAGAAATACAATGACCTCTATATTCCTGAGTGGGAGGCCTCTAAGGTAAGAAATTTCTTTAGCCACATGGAATGGGCTCGCAAGCGCGCCATCAATTTTGCTGAAAAGAAATGGAAGACTGAGAAGAAGCGTACTGCTTATATTGAGTCTGAGGTTGCAAAGGCTCGCAAGGAATACAAAATGAGTGATTTCTATTATGACCTCTCGTTCTTTGATTTTGATGTAAATCCTGGAGAAATGGGTATCTCAGGCGACTGTTGTATTTCATACAAGGAATTGACTCCTACTAAGCTTGGACGTTGCTTTGAGGCCGTTAAGAATAACAAATATTTCAAGAAGGCTATGGGTTGGAAACTCACTTATGAAGCTTCAAATAATTCACATCAGGTTTGCTTCCGCCCACATATTGAGCTTATTGTCGATGCTGAAACTGAGGCTAAGATGAAAAAGGATGCTGAGGATTTGACTGAGTCTGTCCGCAATTTTTATAAGGGTTGCACCTATTGGGGAGATTAACCAATAAAATCTAATACTTAATTGAGGAGGTTAAATTTAATCTCCTCTTTACTATATTATAATATAATTTAATTTGTATATTATGAATAGAGCTGAAAGACGTAGACGTACAATTAATAAGTACAATTCAAGAGTTAAATTATTCTATCAAATTGGGTGGGGTAAAAATATTAAAGTATCCGAAGATGAAGCATATCCAAATGATAAAAGATATGCAGGAACACAAACAATAGGAGATACACATTGGCATAAAGCTGAATCATGGAAAGAAGCGAAAGAAAGATCTAATTGGCTGCATTTATATAAAAATACAAGTACATTATGGGATCATGGATATTGGAATAAATATGATAGGCATCGATTGAATAAACAGTCAAGAAGAAATGCTAAATTAGATATTAAGAATGGAATAGAAGTTGCATTTGAAAGAACAAATATAAAATAAAGAGGAACTTATTGTTCCTCTTCTTTATATGTACTAAATGGAAATTTATTGATATTGTTTTCTTTCATATAATTAATCATCATTTTGTAATTTGATACATCCTCTTCAGTAAAATCATTAAAATTCTTTATTAATAATACTGTATCAAATCTTGTAGAAAAATCTGTATTTAATTTTTCATTTAATTCATTAAGATATTTTTCACATTGATAACGGCTTTTACCATATACTCTATAACGTGGGCTATTATTTAAATATTTTGATTTAAATTCTTTAACCCAAATATCTCCTACAACTCGCATCATTTGATAAATACTATTTTTAATTTTACCAACTGATTCTGCATGATTTTTTAATTGACCAACAAATTCTTCAGTTGATAATAAATTAGTATTTTCTCCAGCAAACTTTTTTGTCAATACTTTTGTATTATGAATATTCTTAAATTGCTCATCAAGAATTGCTTTATTCTTTTCTAATTCCTTAAATTCATCTTCTGAAATAATACGAGGATATCCTCCCATATCATATTCAATTCCTAATGTATCGTGATATATTACATCATCAACACTATACATTTTATATTCAAGAATGTTGTATACTTTGTCAGCCCAAGGATTTAATTCAAACAATGTTTCTTTTGCTTCTAAATATGATTCTGCATATATAATTATTCTTACTTGTGAATCATATTGACGAAAAATAAATATCATTTTATATTGTCTTTATATTTTTGTACTTCTTTAGTTAATTCATTTATATGTTCAAGCGGCATTACTAATGGTGGATCTATCTTTATTATATAACCATCTTGAGTATATTCAAATTTAAGATTAGGAATAATCATATCTAATATACTCCGATATAATGCATAATCATTATCTGGTTCTCTTTTCAATAAAGATATTGTTTCTTGAAGTTCTAATATCTGATTTTCAAGTTCAGTATTCTTTTTTATTTGATTCTTTATAAATTCTGATGCTAATCCGTTTTGACCAATTCTTTCATGCATTAATGAAATTTCCAATTAAAATTTTTATATGCTTTACCACCTAACCCATATTTTGTTTCATATTCGGGCATTACTGAAGCAATATCAACAGTATCAGATAATCCTGCATTAACTTGTGGTGCTGCAGTTACTTTGCTGTTTGCTTCATTCCCATAATCTACTTTTAATATAAATGGACTTTTACTTGTATTGAATACTGGCATACCCCATGGTGTTTTTTCAATTTGTTCTGAATATTCTCTTCTTAATGATTCTAAATATTTTGCAAGATGACCATTAATAGGACAATCATCAACATTAACTTTAATTACCTCATCTTCATGTGACAATGATATTGACATATAAGGAATCATTCCTTGTAATATTGTATAATATACAGAATCTTTTGAATAATACGCCTCAGGATTTGTATCATCTCCAAATGTTTTAGATGATATATTTTTTATTCGTTCTTCTAGTTCAAATATTTTATCTTCAAGTTCTGTTTCTCTTTCTAAATGTTTCTTAATGAACTCACCGTTCAATACTCCACCTTTGTTTTCCATATTTCTAATCTTTTTACTTATACGATTACTTACAAATAAACCAATTGCCATACTTGTAAGATAATCATCATCGGCATCATTTAACATATATTAATAAAATAGTATTTATTCTTCAATAGATTCAAAGAGATCTTTCATATCATCTTTCTTATTTTTCTTATCAGTCTTTTCTACATTATCTTGAGTAAATATATCATCTCTCAATGTATTTGTATTTTCTTGCTTTCTCATAAATCTATTATTAGAATTATCCATCTCTGAATATTCATAATATCCATAAGGTCTATGAATAACATTTGGTAATTCATTTGTTATATCAGCAATTCTCTTCTTTTCAGTTAATTCAAATGGCTTATTAATTTCATCTTCATCTTCATCAAAGTCATCTTTCATTTCATCAACTAATTCTTCAATAAAGAATGTCTTTGTTAATTCAGAACCACCATACACATCTGTTAAATCAGTTTTCTTCTCCCATAGCAATTCAAATGGAATAATACCAAATTCACCTTTATTAGATCTTCCTTGTAACACAATTATTTTCCATAAGTCTTTTGTCAATTCAAATATAGTCTCAAGATATTCTTTATCTTCAACAACTACATTCTTAATTGAATTTGCATATCCCACTGCATAATCAGCAAGATACTTATTTATCTCTTCTTGTGTTGTCTTACTATGAGCACGTGCCCAGTCTTGTGATTGTTTTACAAATTTCAATACAGGAAAATCCAATCTTTTTCTTTTACGATTAGATTCTATTTGAACGAACTTTCTTATACGATTAAGTTTTGTGTAATTAATTCTATTTTGTTTTTTCTCTACACAATACTCAAAGATATCTTTAATAGTATCACAATCATAAAACTTATAAAGACCAATAACAATAGGTATATTCTTTTCCAATATTTCAATATCTTTTGCATATAAATTGTTTTCTTCTCTTTCAATTTTATATTCATCATCTTTGAATATACTATATGAACCTTTTAACAACTCCTTATAAATATCAATATTTCCATCATCAAGATGATTCAAGAAATTAAATGTCTCTGCTGTATTATAATTGTATCTATAATTACGACATTGACGCAAGAAGTTTTCAGTATCATTACTTATATCTTCATCAACTCTCTTATTAGATTCGATAAGATTAACTGTATATCCATAATATTGCATTCCTGTTTCTAATACCTTTAATTGCTTTGAATATTCAGTATATCTTTCTTCGAATACTTTAAGTTTATATGTTGTTTCATCAATATAATAACGACAATCATTTTCATCATATTTAAGATATCTATTTGATGACAATAATGATTGAATAAGAGGATTATATTTTGATTCCTCATTATTACGTTCAAGCATATCATTACAAGTCTGTATTAAGTCTCGTGCAAACAACAAATCCTTTTCACTGAAACTTAAATCTAAAGGACTGATATACTTATAATTAATTGGTGTTCCTGTAGAATCCTCTTTCTCCAAAAACAATTTAATATACAAATCATTATTACGAAGACGATTTGCAAACTGTTCAATATCTTGTGCTATCCACGTTTCATTGAAATAAACACTAAACTTATATCTATCACAAATATCAACACCCACTGACAAATAGTTTGTACAGAATATTATATCGTTAAGTCCAATTGATTTATCAATGTTAATAGTTTCCATTGTCTCTTCTCCATAATTAGACTTCTTATAATAAAATGCTTTAAGCTCTTTTGTACAGTTTTTCTTCATAAGATAATTCTGTATTAATCCTGTTACTTGTTCAAAATACAAATTACCTTTATTTGTTGGAAACAATATTTTCTTTCCATCAATTATATCTTGAGCCATAGCATCACACATATCAACAAGTTTCTCAATATTTGTTGGAACCATGTGTATTTCAAAATCCTTTACTCTATAATCCTCTTTGATTACTTTAATATGTTTAATATTTGGAAAGAACAACATTTCTCCTGTTGGTGTTCCTGTCATCATAATTATCTTTGCCTTACAATTTGCAAGACGCTGAATTGTTGGTGACATAACATCACGATATGAACTTGTAAATAATAAGTGTGACTCATCAATTACAATATATTCAAATCCTGCTTGGTCAAGTTCAAATACATTAAGACGAGAGAATTTGTCAATAGTCATTGACATATTTCTATCACCTAATATATCATCAAGTGTTGGTCTTTTATTACCATAAAAATATAACCAATCAGAAGTCTTTTCATCAGCTTCAACCTTTGCTTTAATAGTTGAAGTAAACGGAAGAATCAATAATGTCTTTGCTTTAAGACTTTTAATCATTTCAGTTTTACCATAACCTGCACCTGCTTCAAGCAATGTTATATGTGATAAGTTTGCAATGATTTCATCTTTTAAGTCAGAAAGATATTGATTATTCTTCATATGTAATATTACTGATGTTGAAGATTCATTTAATATCTTTGTTGGATCCAAACCTGCAACTGTTGCATCCTTTATTTCTTCCTCAGTCTTTTGTTCTTCAGTAAATGTATTATCTGCTTTAACAGTTAATTTAAATCCATGATTTTTATTCAATTCTTTAACAGCCCAAATAGAAATTGGTTTATCATGAATTGCCGCAGTACGAACGTCTCCTGCTAATTCTCGTCTTGATGTACCATCACAAATTTCAATCATTATTTCCAATGCTTTTTGCTCTCCATAAATTGAAGTTAATGTATTTGCAAGCTGCCAACGTTGTGCGTGTTTATAGTGACGACGTCCTTTACTTTTTGATACATCTCTATCATTAATACCTGAGATATTTGTTATTTCAACATCCTCAGTTGTATTTGTATTTAAGTTAAACCATTCAAGTTTATGAAATATATCTTTTAAGTCAGGATGTGATATCCAATCAATACTTGTTACACCACTTTGAAAAGCAGATTCAAAATTTACATCAAGTCTTAAATCTTTGAAGTTTGTATTAAGTAAAGCTTTATCATCAGCTGCAATAAATATACCTTGTTGTGGTTTACACATAGCCATATCCATATACTTAAAGATATCCTCCTTTGTATATCCATAAGTCTTTGAATGCTTCATTAATACAATATAAACATATGAATATTTATGTCTAAAGTTACATATATATTCAATACGACGACTATTTAAATCAATTGAAATAGGTGTAATCTTTGTCCAAACGTGACAAGATTTTCCTGATGCAGAAATACAACAACCTAAAAACCAATGATATTGCTTTAAGTCTTCAAATAAGAACTGCTTGATATTCTTTGCAAGTTCAGCATCTTTAATATCAATATCTATAATCTGAAGACCATTCCAAATGTTATAAGACATATCACCAATAGGACGTTGATTTGAAGAAGATGAATAAACAACCTTACGGTTAATCTTATCAACAGCCTTATAAGATGGATCTTTCATTAAGTTATAGATATCTCCCCAGTTCCAAATTATACCTGATTTTTCGTAGATACTATTGACAACAAGTGTTTCAATAAATTGTAATTGGTCTGAAAAGAAATCCTCCTGTTCCTCTTCAGTACATTCTGCATAATTGTTTGAACTATATTGTGTTTCAATTTGATTCTTAACTTCATTTAATTCATTATATTCACTACTAATTTGACTAAATGACTTAAGAATTTCTGTTAATGATTTATCTTTACTATTATATTGGTCGTTAAGTTTCTTTAGATAATTTCCTAATTTATTATTAAAAATTGAGTCACCCACCTATCATATATAGATATTTTTATCCTTTTGTTTCTTTAAATATAGTTAACATCCTTTAAATGTTATAAAGGTATTTTAACTAAATTTTAATTATTTTTAATATATAAAATATTACGATTATAATAGATATATGACTAATTGTGTTCAAACAAATCAGCAGAATACTGTTGGGATGGAAGAATATTTAAAGCAAAAAGCACAAATTGAAGATCAAATGGATTATAATTTCATTAAAAGAATTATTCAAGAAATAACTCAATCATGTGCATTGCCTATGCCATTACCAGCCTCTGCAATACCTCCACTTATTCTTCAAGCTGCTCAAAAATTCTGGGAAGATTATGATCCTGCTGTTGAAGAAAGATATTATTGTGTAAAAAATTCAGATTTTTGTAGATGTGGTCCTAATAATACAATAACATTACCACAAAGAATTGTATCTGTATTTGGTGTATATAAAACTACAGATAGTTTCAATTATGGAATAATGGGAGACTTCTCACTTGAACGTATGATATTGAATAACTCAGCATTAGCATCAGGAGCAGGCGGAACTTTATCTGATGTATTCGGATCAGGTACAGGTTATAACTTAACTGATGTCATGGGAGCATTATATGAAGTACAAACTTATAAAGCAATGTTCGATACGCCTTTGACATTTAACTTCAATCCTAATTCAAAGAAACTTGTTATACTTGGTGCATTAGGTAATTCTGATTTGATATTGCAATGTTTTACAAGATGCCGCATACAAGATTTATACAATAACTATTACTTCTTTAGATATTGTGTTGCATTAGGTATGAGAGGTCTTGCAACTATTATAGGTTCTTATGGATTTAAGATGCCTGGTAATGTTGAAATTAACTGGTCAAGATTCCATGATATGGCTGTAGAGGAACTTGATAAAATTGATGAATATATAAAGACACAACATTCAGCTGAATACTTCTTTATGTCAAATACTATATAATATGGATATAAAACAAAGTTTAACATATCGTTCTGAAGAACTAAAACAATTTGAATTTACAGGAAATAATAAATATGATTATGCAAAAAATGGTATATTGAGCAAAACACTTCCTAAAGTTTTGTTCAAAGGTAATTCAATTCTTGTAACATTCTTGCAATTGATTGATTTGCGAATAATTATGTTGTTAAAATATGTAGATAGATTAAAAAGATTCAAATATATAACATGGTATGAATAAAGAGGTTCTCAAGAACCTCTTTTATTTTCTTGAAATTGAATAAATTAAATTATTTTTATATATAGTAAATAAACAATAACTTACACTTAATGGAATTTGTAGATAATACAGGTCACATATTTAGTTTACCTTCATATAGTGAGAAACCTATTGGTTATGAATATGATGAATATTCATATGTATTTTGGATTGATGGAAATAATACATCAAAGTTGTCAGTTAATAATTTCTATTCAAAACCAATATATGCATTATATGAATTAAATAAGAATTTTGATATTGAAGATTTAGAAGATGATTATAATTCAGCATTAGATATTGAAATTTATGTTAATAATTCAAATGTTTACAAATTAATATCTTCAAGAGAATTACAAAAATCAATATCTAAAGATGACTTTAAGTTGACAGATTATGTTGACTTGAATATGTTCGAGACTATAACAAATGGAAGTTCAATTGAATATAATGAAAAATATAGTTTCTTAAAAGAAAGATTAACTAACGAAGATCTTTATTGTGTAAAAACTGAGGAAATTAAATATGCTGATGAACAAGATATTACAGGTACTACAATTAATTATCTTATGATTCCTATTTATCCAATTGCTATGTCAAAAGAAGCAGGTACTTGGATAACAAATTTAATGATACATATTCATAACAATTCAAATAATACTGATGAATGGTGTTATATATCAGTAGGTGGTGAATTTATTGATGAATATGAAGAACTTGTAATTAATGGACGTAATATGGGTGTATCTTTACCAAAGGATATACTTAAATCTGTTTATGCAGAAAGTTTATATAATGATGAATATAATGAAGCATTATTCAATGAAAAAATGAAAGAATATATGCTTAACTATATGGGTATTCGTGGAGAAATTGGTAACTTCGATTCTGCAATTAAATCATTAAAATGGTTTGGTTATGGAGATAGAATAACAATATCAAAGTTATTAAGAACTGATAATGATTTTAAGCAACAATACATATTAGACTATTTTGATATTTCAAATGATATTATTGAATCATTTAAGACATTTATTGCAACTGCATTTGTTTCTTTAATGATAATGATAAATAAAGAAACTGATAAAAGATATCCATTTACATTCTGTGATAATGAAGGTGGTTGGGATGATTTATCATTAGCATCATTAAGTAAGAATATGAGTAATAAATCATTCTTTTATGGAGAAAACAGACCTAAGATGCTTTCATTATTAGATTATTATCAGAAAATCAAAATAGGAAATCATGATATGCCTATTGAAAATGATGATGAAAAATATTGGTATTGGAAACCTTATTTTGATTTTTCATTTAATGAATTAGGTGTTAAATTAGTATGTCTTGCTTATTATTATAAGAAATACTTTTTACCAATACACTTAAATATTCATCATACATCATTAGGATACCGTGTATTTGCAAATAATATTAAATTAACAAATTCATTACATATTATTGAAAATCAGCCATCTATTGTCTTGAATGATAAAAGAGAAGTTGAATTCAAAGGTAACGGATTACATTATTTTACAAAGCAAATACATTATATAGATGAATACTTTAATGAATTTGAATTAGGAACAACAAATATTGATGAAGATAATAGAGAATGGTATTATCTTAATGATACTTGTGTAAATATTCCAGTTCAATTTATTAATAATGAATTTAATAAAGGATATTTTAATTGTGTTCTTTTATTACAAAAGGCAGCAAATAATGAAGTATTATATGAATCACATTTTAACTTCTATCAATGTGAAAATAAAACATATCGTAACTTTATTATATATCCTAAAAAGTTAAATATTATTACAACTGAAAATAATGTTGAAACAAAATATTTTGAATATTGGGTAAATAATGATTTTATTATTAAGTTGTTAGTAAACAATAAATGGTATGAATATGATTTTAAGTTAAAGATTCATAATCCTACAATTGATTTTGGAACGCTTAAGTATCGTTATTATTTCAATGATCGTAATTACTTATTTAGTAAGATAACAAATAAAAATGATAATAGTATTCATAATTTAATATTCTGTGGTGCTAATGATACATATAAAATAAATAATCAAAATTTAGATTATAGTAATTCATTATTTAAACAGCCATCAATATTTAACAGTTATATATTTAATTTACCAAATGATTATGTTTGTTATTTATTAGATAATTCATATATTAAAGAATTAGATAAGTTTAATAATGAAATAAAACTATCTTGGACAATTAACTGGGATAATGAAGAATCATCAACATATTATGTTTATAATTATTCAGAAGATAAATTATTAAACATTAATAATGCAACTGTTTATAATGGACAATTGAAATATATCAACATAGATAACCCAGTTATATTAATATGTCCAAATAATTGGGGATATCCTGTGTTTATTAAAAATGATTTACAAGCAATTAATCAATACTTATATAATACATATAACTTAAATCAAGATATACATAATGAATGGAATCAAGAAACATGGATTCAATCATTTAATTTATCTGAAGCAGAACATATATATCAATTCTTTAAGGATCATTATAATTTGCTATCACCATTTAAACAAATTAGAGGTTTAGATGATAAAAACAATAAAGTAATGTTTAATGCTTATATGCATAATAAGCAATTAGTTGATATGAATGAAATTAATTTTGATGTTAATTTCCAAACCATATTAAAATATCATTTAGATCATAACTTGTTATATATGGATGGTACTTTGACTGATGGTGAATTTTATCAATATATTATTTATAAAGATACATTAGGAAACAATCATGAAGTATATATACATAAAGATTTAATAGGTTATGATATTAGTTTCTTCCCTGATTATCTTAATGATAATGATACAATATTGTTATGTGCATATCAAGGTGATATATTTATTTTAGCAGAAACATTTGATAGTTCAAATGATGATAAAAATTATGAAATATTAAATGCTTCTGAAATAGAATCTGAAGTGTTATTCAAAACTGAAGATACTGAAGAGTTCTTAAAATATGATACAATTGATATTAAATATGATTATTTAGATAATACATACAAAGAATATGATGAAAATGGGGATGTGATTCATACTTATGAAATATATGATAAACTTTATGCAAATAGTGAAAAGATTTATTCAAGATATTCAACATTAGTTAACTTACCAAATAACCCTAAGTATAAAAATTCTTTACATTTATTTGGAATATATGAAAATGTAATTACTGAAAATAACATATTAATATTCCATAATAATATTGATATGCATATTGATGGTCTTCGTTTTACACATGGTGTTACAAAAGATCTTAACAATGATGAACAATTGAAAATATTTATACAAGGTACATTAGATTCAAGTATTGATACAAGATTCCCAGATACTTATGGATTATACTGGACATCCCCATTAGCAGATGGTCATAAACCATTAGCACCATCACAAGTAATTGAAATTAAAGATAGATTAGGATTTTATGTTAAACGTGATGCAAGAAAATGTTATGATCCAATTAGAGGAACATCAGCAATGCATATTTGGGAAGTACCTAATTTATATGAATTTGATACAAATGAATTTACATATTATATCGAAAGTAAAGAAACATGTGTTGGTGCAATAACATATAAGACACTTAATGATTTTTATGCAAATAGACAATTATCTAAAAGTTTAAATAAAGGATTTGAAGATATTGATATTTATGTTAAAGAATATGAAGAAGGAAATATTTATTGTTTTGATGATAAAGAAATATGTGATTTAAATGATTTATCAAAACATTATGCAAATAAATTAAGTTATTCAATTGCATTCTTTGATGAATTAGATAATAGGATTGAAGGAATTTCATTAAATCAAATTGATAATATTGAATATAATAAGATAATTGTAACATTCTATTATCATAAAGCTCATATTGTTAGAAATAGATTCTATATTTTAAGTGATTATCTTAATTACTTAAAAGAAAACAATATAGAAAATAATTCAATTATATCTGTTAAAGATAATACATATTATTTGAATATTGAGATTAATGGATCTAAATACATTGTTGAATTAATAAAATATGATGATAAATATATGTATAAAGATAATTCTTATAATCATTTAGTATCAGTACAAAATCCTTCTATGTATTGGTATAATGCAGATAAATTATCTTTAGAATCATTACCATCTTATTTGAATGAAATTGAAAGATATGTATATAACGAAAATGATTCTTATGAAACAATTAAAGCTAATTTAGATAATTATCTAAATAATTTCAAAGGTAATAGATATGCCAAAGATGAAGATATTGCAAGATATAGATTTAAGAATTATCTTATAAAAGATTTAACAGGTATTAAGGGCAAATATAGAATGGAATTTATTACTAATATTGAACAATATGCAACAATGCATACTGAAGTAATTGATGAAAATGGAAATGTTACTAATTATACTGAAGTAGGAACAGAATTTGAATTTACAGGAAATGAAAAGAAGATAACAGTATTTATTTCAATAAATAGTGAAACTAATATAAATTGGAATGATAGAACAGATATTTATATAATTCCAAAATTTATTAAAATAAGTGTAAATGAAAAACGATTAGAATATAAACCATTAGAATCTGGTAAGAATATTGTTAAAACAAAATATCTTAATCAAGAATTTGAGTATGGAGATAATGATAATGCTTATATATTCAATTTGTATAATGATTTCTTTAAGTTGAAATTTAATGTATATGATTCGTATTTTGAAAACAAAGAATTGAAGAATGTATTGTTACATAGTGTTTATGAATATGATGAAGAAATTAAATTAGATACATACTTGAATTATGACTTCTATTTGATGCATGATGAAAATTATTGGTATGGATTATACATTTCTCAAGAAACTTGCGATAAGATAAGAACAAATGAAGATTTGAAATTAAGAAATGAAGCAGATAAAAAGAAGATATTAAAGAATAAGTATATATTGAATTATGAAAAGAGTTCAGAAGAATATTTGATAAATAGACTTGAATTTAATACTTCAGAAGGTTTCAATCAATTTAAGACTGATGATATTGTTTGTTGTTATTTACATAATAATGATAGATTACCGTTTAATGCAAGTATAAGTTCAAAATGGAATATACATCCAATGTCATTAGGTATGTCTACAGATACATCATTTGAATCTAATGGAGAAATGACAATATTGTCATTACCTAAGAACGATGCAAAATATGAACGTGGTTATTATAAAGTAACAGTTAAATATTCGTTGGACAGAGATATTCAACATCAGTTTAAGAATACAAGTACAATTAGAATATCATAAATTAGAGTAGCTTCGGCTACTCTTTTTGTTATTTTTAAATATAGATTTAATAAATATAATTTTATTGTATGAAATATATAACATTATTTGAAACAGCTGCAGCTTATAATGCAGCAACATTAGATTTGCCTAATGTGTCTTTGATAGAAGAAACCATGGGTGTGAGTTACAATCCTTATGTACCAGAAACAAAGCTTGTATGTAAGTATAATGTAACAAGTACATCTTCTCCTACAACATTAAGAACAAACTTTGAGGAGAATATATTTAAGTCAATGGAAATTGATGGTGTTATGTTAGATGAACTTGTAGCTGCCTATACATTTAACACAACAGGTGAACATACAGTTAAGTATGAGTTATATGATGAAACAAAATTAGGTAATCAAGCTCCTGTGTTTTATAATAGTAATTTAATAGAGTGTATAATACCAAATAGTGTTACAAATATTAGTTATAATGTTTTCAATAACTGTAGTGGTCTTACAAGTGTAACTATAGGTAGTAGTGTTACAAGCATCGGAAATAATGCTTTTGATAGTTGTGGTTCATTAACAAGTATAGATATACCTGATAGTGTTACAAATATTAATAGCTATGCTTTTGAAAATTGTAGTGGTTTAACAAGTATAATTATACCAGATAGTGTTACAAACATTAGTCAGTATGCTTTCCGCGGTTGTAATGGTCTTACAAGTGTAACTATAGGTAGTAGTGTTACAAGCATCGGAAATAATGCTTTCTCAGGTTGTGATAATCTTACAAGTATGACAGTTGATAGTAATAATACAGTATATGACTCACGTAACAATTGTAATGGAATTATTAATACAAGTACTAATGCAATTATACAATGTTGTAAAAACACAATTATACCTGATAGTGTTACAAGCATTGGTTATTCTGCTTTCAGTAATTGTATAGGTTTAACAAGTATAGATATACCAGATAGTGTTACAAGCATTGATGATAGTGCTTTCTACGGCTGTACTAATTTAACAAGTATAGATATACCTGATAGTGTTACAAGCATTGATGCTAATGTTTTTAATGGGTGTAGCAGTTTAACAAGTGTAACAATAGGCAGTGGTGTTACAAGTATAGGTAATTATGCGTTCCAAGATTGTAGTAGTCTAACAATTATAGATATACCAGATAGTGTTACAAGTATTGGTAATTTTGCTTTTAGAGATTGTAGTAGTTTAGCAAGTATAGTATCTAATGCAATAACTGCACCTACAATAGAAAGTTTTACATTCCAAAATATAAAAACTGGTGGTACATTAACAGTACCAAGTGGTAGTACAGGATATGATACATGGATGAGTGCTGAAGATTACTACTTAGGTAAGTATAATTGGACTAAAGTTGAACCTTCTTTCTTCTGCAAACTTACATTAAATGACGACAGTGTTGTTGAGCTTGAAGATAGTGGTGAATTAACATCTACTATGATACAAGATTATAAGTCAACACTTGTAAACGTTGAAATTGGAAAATTATGTACAAGCATTGGTGAAGGTGCTTTCGTAGGTTGTACTGGTTTAACAAGTATAACTATAGGCAATAATGTTACAATTATTAATGATGGTGCTTTCTATAATTGTAGTGGTTTAACAAGTATAGATATACCAGATAGTGTTACAAGTATTGGTGTTAGTGCTTTCGCTAATTGTGGTGGTATTACAAGTATAACCATACCAGATAGTGTTACAAGTATTGGTATGGGAGCTTTCGGAAGTACTGATGCTTTAAATGTTTTAAACTACAATGCAAAATGTGAGTTAAGTTCTTCTTTTAGAGCTGGTTGGGTTAATCTTGAAACAGTAATTATAGGTGATTCTACACCATCTATTGGAAGTGCTGCTTTCGCAGATTGTACTGGTTTAACAAGTGTAACCATAGGTAGTAGTGTTACAAACATTGCTGTTAGTGCTTTCGCTGCTTGTAGTGGTCTTACAAATATAGTGTCTAATGCTATGACTGCACCTATTATATATGACAATACATTCAAAGATGTGAAAATGGGTGGTACATTAACAGTGCCAAGTGGTAGTACTGGTTATGATACATGGATGGATACAGGATATTATTACTTAGGTAAGTATAATTGGACTAAGGTAGAACAATAAATCATATAAATATAAGTAAAAGAGTAGCTTCGGTTACTCTTTTTGTTATTTTTAAATATAGATTAAATAAAGATATTATGATATCATTAAAAGACTACATAATTAACGAATCGAAAGAAGACTATGTAAATTCATTCGTTATATTAAAACCTGAATTTTTAGAACATGAAGAAGCTTGGCTCAAGATGTTAGAAGAAGATGAATGGGATATTCTTGATAAAAAGAAATTAAAATTAACAAAAGAGCAAGCTGAACAATTATATATGATGCATAAGGGAAAAGACTTCTATGATGATCTTGTTGAATATATGTCATCTGGAGAATGCTTATGCGTAAAATGCTATAAGGAATGTGAAGATCCAATTGAAGAAATGGATTCACTTAAAGATAAAGTTAGAGATAAATGGGGAAAGAACGATATGAAAAATGCTATGCATAGTTCTGACTCAATTGAAAATGTTAAAAGAGAGTCAAAAATAGTTTTCGAGTAAATTTGTTATCTTTATAAATATATAGATGACAATAAAATGAATACAGATATATGCGGAAATTGCAAATTATTTAATGACCATAAAAAAATGGTAAATGGATCTTATATTTGCAATTTTCATGGTTTAACAACCGAACCATCAAATAGAGGTTGTTATCTTATACAGTTTAATAAAAAATTGATGAAATAATGTTATATATATTACTTGATAATGGTCATGGGTGTAATACTCCAGGCAAGCGTTCTCCAAAGTTAGCAAATGGAGATCAATTCTTTGAATGGAAATTCTGTAGAGAAGTTGTAGATGCATTATATGACCGTCTTAAGTGTTATAAAGAATATACTCCTATTAAGATTACTCCTGAAAATACAGATATTAGTTTAGATACTCGTGTTAATCGTATCAATCAATATTGTAGAAAATATGGAGCAGCAAATTGTATTATGATATCTGTTCATGTAAATGCATCAGGAAATGGTGCTTGGATGACAGGACGTGGATGGTCAACATGGACAACAAAAGGACAAAATATATCTGATAAACTTGCTGAATGCTTATATGAAGGAGCTGATTTCGTATTAAGACAAAACAAACAATATATAGACTCTTTTAAGGGTCAAACTAAACAAAAACCAATTCGTGAAGATAAACAAGATGGTGATAGAGACTGGGAAGCAAATTATCAAATAATTAGAGGTGCTAATTGTGCAGCAACATTATCTGAAAATTTCTTTATGGATAATAAACAAGATGTTGATTATTTGTTATCACCAAGAGGTTTAAATGATACAATATGTATTCATATGAAAGGAATTGAAATTTACTATAATACATATTTTAAGAAATAATTAATAATATTTGAATTTTATAAAGATTTTACTATATTATATTTGTAACAAACAATAAATATGATGAATAGTAAAATTACACCAAACAGATTTCTTTCAGTAATTTTTTGTTTAGCAATATTTTATCAGCTGTTTTGTACCAGTTTCATGTCAGCTGAAAATAATACAAATTTTGTGAAAACAGATTCATTGTTCAATACTTCAGCCATGTTCAATATTTCTGAACAGACTGTAAATGTTGAACATCTTAAACGTCCTAATACTTATAGGCTTTCAAAAACTGGTAAAGATTTTATTAAGTCAAAGGAGACTTGTGTATTGAATGCTTATAATGATCCGGATCCACAACGTCGTTCTGTTGGTTGGGGTCATCAGATACAACCTGGTGAAAGTCTAGAACATATTACACAAAAGAAAGCAGATGAATTGTTTGAAAAGGATATTGAATGGGTAAACGATGCAATCAATCGACTTATTAAACAACATGACAGACGATTTATTTATTCACAGGGATTTATTGATGGTCTTGGTAGTTTGATTTATAATTGTGGTGAGCGTGGTGTAACATTGACTGAATTTTGGGATCGTTGGTCAAGATGCAGATATGATAAGAATACTCCAGGATTTATAAATCAGAATGATTTGAATTTTACAATTGCTGCTGTTAAAACAAGTAGAATTTCTGCTCCAGGACATATTGAGAGACGATATGATGAACATAAACTAATGTTGAATTAATATAACATGAATAAAATTAAATTTTTTATTAAAGATTTTTGGGAAGATTTTCGTTATATGAATGAAGGTTCATCTCCAAAATATTGGGTTAATATTGCAATATGGTATGTATTAATGACATTGTTTTTAATATCAATGGTTATTGCTGCAACTCTTGGTGGAATTATTTATAATATTAAACATAGATAAATATGGATATATTAAAAGAATTAGATAAGTGGCTTTGTCATAAAGTTAATGACAAGAATGTTCCACAAGAAGAAAGAATTGTTTATAGTAAAGTGTTGGATAAGTTAGAAGATTTATATTTACAATGAAATACGAAGTTATTTGTAGAGTACAGGATGATTGTAATTTGAAGATGTCTTTTGAATTTGAAACAAAAGGCAAGAATAGAAAAGTATTGCGAGCTGCAATCAAAAAGGAGTTAATTAATTTCTTAAAGGAAAATGATAACAGTTGTGGCAAAGTAACAAATATTGAAATACTTGATATTATAAAAACTGAGCATATTCGTCCTAAACAAGTATTTCAGGCTGAAAATGAATATGAAAATTTTATTACAAAGATATTGAAGCAGCAGTGATGCTGCTTTTTTATTTTTAAAATTATTTTTATATATAACAAAATATATGTAGTTAATTTTATTAATGAAATCATTTCCAAGCACCTTGAATGAATCTCAGAATATGTATGGTTCAACAAGGTCACAATCTTATGAAGCTACTTTTGATATTGAAAGAATAAAACATGGTGCTTTGAATTTGAATAAGAGTATTCCTGTAGTACAAGAAATGTTGAAGCAAACAAATATCAATATTTCTAACTATCAGAAATACCCAAATATGCATAGTGTGGATAACCCATCTACAATGATATCTGGTACTGACCGCGATATGAAAGTTGTTGAAAGAGAAGGTTCATATACAGAATATTCTTTAGATAAAGATGGTAATCAAAAAAGTGAAGTTAAAAGTGGTGGTAAATATAAAACTGGAGTACAATCTGCTGAAGACCGACAAGAAGCAATATTCTATGAAAACCCATTACAATTACCAGCTGATGTAATTGCACTTGCAAAAGATTATGACTGGGTATATAAGAATAGAGTAAAATCTATTGTTAATGCTGAAAAGGAAGGTGACTCAATGAAAGCAAAACTTGCAGAAACAGCAGTTGCACCATCAATGTTCAATCCAATGTATGGTGTTTGCGTATTAGGTATTACAAGAAATACACCATTAATGAACGATACTATAGATGCTCAATTAGATCCTCAGATTACAGATTGTTCTATTCGTACATTATGTGCATTATCAAAGACAGCAAACTCATCTTTAGGAATGGCAAGATACAAATATGCTGACTTTATGTATTGTAAAGATCTTGGTAAAGTATCAAATAACCATTTGATTACATTAAGAAAATTTGCTCATCCTATTGGGGATCATATATTTGAAATGTCTTCTCCTAAATATGTTGCAACCGCAGGAGATCATTCATTCCAAGTTGAAGGTGATATTGGACGTCTTGTAACATGGTTTGGAACAGATGATAATAGATTAGAAGATATTTGTAAATATAGTTATCATGCAACATGGAAAGAACTTGAAGCAAAAATTGAAGAACAAGATTCACAAGCAGATGATCCAAGTACAGGTATATTAGGTATGATATCTAATGCATTCAACCCTGCATATAATAAAGCAGTTAATGCTGGACAAGCAGGTAATCATAGTATTTGGGGCTGGCTTGGTTCTCAATTATCGGATCATACATTCCAAGGTATTGGTAAGAACAATGGTCTTTTAAGAAACTATGATAATAATAAAGTATATACGCCAACGAATACTGTTCAATCAACAAATATATATGAAGGTAAATTAGAGTTCTCACATGAATTTACATTGAACTTTTCATATCAATTACGTGCTTATGACAATATTAATCCACGTTCTGCATTAACAGATTTAATTGGTAATATATTGGAAGTAACATATAGACGTGGTAAATTCTGGGGTGGTGATAGAAAATTAATTGGTCCACCACAAGATATGGGTCCATTTAATAAAACAAGTGCATTTATTGATAATGCTTTCGATAAGCTTGGTGGATTCTTTTCATCATTAATAGATGGTGGTATTAATTTCCAAGATATATTAGGTAAGATTGGTTCAACATTTAATAACCTTATTGGACAAGCAATGAATTTAGCTAAAGGAAATGGATTAAGTGAAGCTGGTTCAGCATTAGCAGAAAAAATAAGAAGCTTAAATTCAACAACTGCATTTACTGAAGCAGCAAAGGGATATCTTAAAAATGCTTTAGGAAGACCAACTTTATATGCATGGCAATCATTATTAAGCGGTGATGACGTTGGATTATGGCACGTAACAATTGGAAACCCTCGTAATCCTATTTTAGCTATGGGTAATTTGATATTGACAAATGCAACAGTAACACATAGTGGTCCATTAGGTATTGATGATTTCCCGTCAGAATTAAAAGTATCAATAACATTAAAACATGCCCGTCCTCGTGATTTGACTGAAATAAGTCGTATGTACACAAAAGGTGCTGCAACTATATATCAACATTTTGCTCATCATGATTTAAATCAATTTTATGGAGCAGGTACTGGTGTTCAAACTACTGGACAAGGAAGTGAAAAAACAATTGATGAAGGTTATCAAAATGATGTAACAACATATAGTGGTAATGGGAATAAATTTCAATATAGACCTGAATTAACTGAAGGTAAAATTTCAAACCCATTCTTAACTGAAGCTGAACATATTAAAATAATGAGAACAAATAACTGGTCAGATACTATGTTTAGTGTATCAATGCAAGAAGCAGCTTAAATATTTTTTAATATATTTTAACTATATGCATATATTGTCTATTTTTATATAATTAGATAAATATATGCATATATTTTTTGATGAATAAACTTTTATACATTGGTCTTAATGGTTTAGCAGGATCTGGTAAAGATACTGTTGCAAAGATGCTTAAGACAATATTATCTAAAGACTGGGAAACTTTAGATGAATGTAAAGAATATTATTTCTCACGATATACAAATCCTACACAATCTGCAACATTTCCTCCTTCACAATTAGATAAGGATTCTTCAGTATTATGTATTGCATATGCTGACCAATTGAAAGAAATATGTTCAACTATATTTGGTATTCCTGTACAAAGATTTTATCAAAACAAATCAAATGCTTGGATCTGTCTTAATGATAAATTTCAATATACAGAAATAAAACCTGATGAAGAACATCTTGTAACAGCTGATGATTACTATTATAATCTTTCGGGATATTCTAATACAAATGATATTAAATATTGGATGTCATTGAGAGAAATATTAGTTTATGTAGGTACTTATGTATTACAACAAAATGTAAATAAACAAATTTTTGTTAATATTGTTCGTAATAAGATACGAGAAGAACAACATCGTAATCCTAATCTTAAATATGTTATTATAACTGATAATAGATTTAATCATGAACTTAATTATATTTATGAGAATAACGGTATTACAATAACAATTAATCGTAATTCAGTTCAGCAGTTAGATAATATTGCAGAACATGAACTTGATGATATTGAAGATTATAATTACATAATTGATAATTCAGGTTCTTATGATGAATTATTTAAGACTATATGGGAAATTGTTCATAATGATGTAATATTCAAGAACAAGACAATTGAATTATATACTCGTGATAATATTGATAATTATTTAAGATTAGTACAAAACGGAAATTCTGAAAATACAATTTATCAATTATGCTTACCATATAAAATTCAGAAACTTTATCGTAATGAAGGTAAGATAACAATGATAGATCCAGTAGGTGGTCCAATAATTTGTGTTGGACAAGAAATTGAAGGAACAGATATTACACCTGATTATATTTCAATTGATGAACACGAAAATAGGAATGAATTTCTAATATGGGTTAGAAAGGAACGTGATTAACGTTCCTTTTATTTTTGATTATCATAACTATACACATAGTTTCATAAAATAAGTTGTATATTTGATACTTATTAATAATATATGTAAAATGTTAAAAAGTTTATTTTTATATAAATAAAAAATATATAGTCTTATATGATATAAAAATGGATTTAAGTACTCTCTTTGAAATAATAGGAAAGTATGGTTGGTGGAGTCTTTTAATAGCTGCTGGCATGGGACTAATTTATATTTGTGTTAAATTAGTTGCAAGCAAGATTACTGATGGTGTTAAGGGTGGCATGGATGTTATTGCGCATAAACTTACAGGAACTGTAGCTAATCAGCTACAGGAAATGTCTTCTACTAATTCTTCACAACTTGAAATGCTTTCACAGAACATTGCAAAACAAAATACAGAATTGATAAAAGCAATAAGTTCACAAAATGAAAGATTACTTTCATATATAATGAATAAAGATACTGCAAATGCGGAAATACATGACCGTCAAGTAGAAAAACGAATTGAAGTAGCAGAAAGTATAATTGAAAAATTAAAAGATATAATGAATAAGACTCATGCTGTAAGAGCATTTATTATCGAGTTCCATAATTCATATAAGAATTTAGCTGGTTCACCATTTGCTAAATATACATGTACATTTGAATGGTTTGATAAAGGATTAGAACAGATTGGTACAAAAATTGTTGGTTTACCATTTAGCACAATGGCAAAGATTGTAGGAGATGTAAAACGTACAGGTAAACATCAGAAACTTTATACTGACATGGAACAAATGGAAAATGAAAATCCTCAATTGTTCTCATTATTAAGAGATAATCGTACGACTGCAGCATTCTACAATACATTATATGATGATAACAATAAGATGATGGGTATGCTTGTTATTGAATGGCAAACTCCATTATTTACAGAACAATTATGGGTAGACGCAGACATGCCAAATATTATTGGGCAAGATGCTGTACAATTATCAATGTGGATAAATTTACAAGGTCCGTCAATAGAACCAATAGAATTAGACAATAATACACAATAATATATAAATGCTTGACGAATCAGAGATTTATGTAAAAGAGTTATCTCATACGATAATTAATTTATATAAATTAACTATAGAGGATATGGGATATGACATGGGAGATACAAATAATGAGATTGAATATCGAAATTATTTAGTAGACGATCCTATTGAATTTACAAGACCATTTTCGATTGATGATATGTCAACTGGAGATGGCTTTTCTGTTGGTTCGAGTGGATTATCAGGAGGTGATCCGGGAGAAACTGGACTTAGTGCAGGTATGTTATCGTTTATCTGTCAATATGAAACAGGTCATCAGTTTGGATATACAATGACTTCTAAAGATTTGAATGGATATGATTTAGGAGATGCAAAAGGTCATAAGACGTACGGATATGGAATATTGTATCATCCAGTAAGTCAGAAATTCATGGACACAATAAAATCTTCATGGACTCAACAAGAACTTGAAAATTTGTTTAAAATACACGCAAAATCAACATCAAATAAAATTGATGCATGGGCTCAACGAAATAGTGTAAAACTAAATCAAAATCAAAAGGATGCTATAGCAAGTGGATGCTATAATTTTGGTCCTGGTTTTTTGAATAAAAGTATTTGTAAAATGATAGCAAAAAATCCAAATGATCCTGCTATAAAGAATACATGGGCTCATTTATCTGATGTACAAGGTAAAAAATACCCAGGTCTTATTAAAAGAAGACAAGCAGAAGCAAATTGGTATTTTGGACAATATTAATTATGAATGAAAAGGTAGAAAAGAAGGCCGAGATATTTTTTGATAATGAAAAGAAACAACATTATACTCACGAAAGTATATTAAGAGGAATACTTGCTCATACTGAGTTCAAAATGGATATGACGTCAATTGGTCTTGATGATACATTTTCATTTGATAATGTAGGGTTTGAACCTCCTCAAGGTGGTACAACAAGTGATGTTAGAATAACTGTTGTTCGTGGACAAAGATTTACACATGGCGGACGTTCAGCAGCTTATGGCAAATTATATGTTAATGGACAATATTGGTTTGACACAGGAGAACGAAGTTTATTGACTCCAGGAACATATCCAGTTGCATTTAGAAGAGAAAAAGGATGTACAATGACAGGTAGAGCTGATTGGATTAAAAAAGGAAAATCAGGAGATCCTTTAAGAAGATTTGCTATATATTCAAAAGGCTACGTCCCATTAGTATTGAATACAAAAGGTCGAGCAGGTATAAGAATACACCAAGGAACAAGTGTAGCATGGTCAGAAGGTTGTTTGATAACAGGCAATTATAGAAATGGTAAACTTGAAAATTCTTGGGAATGCTGGAAAAAATTATATGATTACTGTTATAATGCAAATTCAGTAACGATTACATATCAAGGATAAATATGGATTTTAATAATTATAATTGTTTAGGTGGTTGTAATCCACCACAGGAAGTTATATTAACTTACGCATTAAATGACATAAGTAAGATCACTATCAATAACAACTGTAATCCTTATAGTACATCAGAATTACAATATAGTTATAGTATTGATGGTTTATGTTGGTCTTGCTATATGTCATATGATGATTGTTTAGCAAACACTATTGAACTTGATTCTGATTTTTATTTAAAGATTAAAGTAAATGGTCCAGTATGCAGTGTAACAATTGATGGAGATAATGCTGACTATAATGTTCAGTTAGCACAAGGATTTAATTTTAATACAGAAACAAGTTCAAATACTTATGATCCTTATGCAAACATGGATAGTGCTTTACAATTACAACAAGCATTAGCAGAAAATGTTTCAAATATTGTAGGCATACCTATTTATTATTTCAAATTAAAACCTGAAGCAAATTCAAAAGACTTGACATTCAAAGAATATACATTAATGAATGTTGATTCTGTTAAGCAGATTAAAATGGTTATTCAAGATGGAGTTATGCCATCATCAAAACCAGAATTTGCAGAATGGGGTATGGACTTCCAAAATGACTGGGAACCTGAAATAACAAAGCAATCATTTGCAACAGCATTTGGTATTAATGCTCAACCTATGGAAGGTGACTTCATATATGTTCCTATGATGAAACGTATGTGGATGGTAAATGGAGCATATGAAGAAAAGAATGGTTCTTTGATGTGGCAAGCAACAACATTCAAAGTAATGTTGTCTAAATATCAAGAAAAGGATTCAGTTGAATTGGGTGATACAGAAACAATGGTCAATACTCTTGTTAAAAACAAATATGAAGATTTGTTTGGAGATGATGATAATGCAACATATGATTCTGGTGAAGCAAGCAATACAGCACCTGTATATGCAGCAAATAATTTGTATAATGTATATGAATCAGATGCAACAAGAAAGTATATGACATGTGATACTATTTCAATTGAAGACAATAATCTTTATTATAGAGGAACATTAATATCAGATTCTAAATATAACTTTATGACAAATAATATTGAGTCAAAAGTAATATATCAGAAACAATTCTGTGGAGAAGAATGTACTTGTTCATTTATTATTAATCCATTAATTGGTGATTATGAAGGTACAATTGTTCATATTGGAAACATTAATATTAAAATAAAGCAAGACATCAATATTGCAAAATTATATATAGATGTAGATCCAGAAAATACAATTGATTTATATCTTAATGAAAATTATTTAGTGATTTTAAGATTCAGTAAATGTATGAATTTGATTGATTTTAATGCATATAAATATACATTCAATCAAAACATTCCATTATATAAACTTCAGAATAATCATTATTGGTTTGATATGGATAATCCAATTTCAAGTCACGTAAGTAAATATAATATTGAATATTCAACTACAAAGAAATCTGATGTATGGATTAGTAATTTATATGGAACATTAACAAACTTCAAATTATTTGATGTATATAATGATAATCTGTCAGATATGCTTGAAATGTATCCAACGCATCAACATTTAATGATTAATGATACTGCTCGAAAAATTGTAGGACTTCCTGGAGTAACACCGAAATAAAATATTATATAAATTTTATCCCAATGGTTTGAATAAACTGTTGGGATTTACTATATATTATTTGTAAAAAATATAAAGACAATGAAAAAATATTTCGTATTAATTTTAATTTCACTCGTATTATTTACCTCTTGTAATCTTTTTGACCAAAAACCAGATTACATATTGAAAGAGAATGCTGAATATTACTGGAAGGTACGATTTAATCCATTTGATAAAGATTCAGTAATTTTAAAATTTCATAAGCCAGTTGAATATATAACTACTGTTAATCAAAAGGGTGGTAAACGTCGAGTTTATTATTATGATTATAATGGGCATTATGTTGCTCAGCGTCGTTGCCCTTGGTATTATAGCGTACGTATTGGAGATAAAGTTAAACTTCGCCACAACTTTGAATACAGTGGTTATGATACATTTGTTGAAGTTATAAAATAATTATTATGAAAAGATATAATTCAATTGAAGAACATAATGCTGCTTTTAGAAGGCAGTTCAAAAATAACTGGGAAGCCGAAATAAGACATTGTCAAAATTGGCTTGATGGTGAACGAAGCTATTTTAAAGTTGGTTGGCTTGAACATTGTAAAGATGAAAAATATGTAAGAGATAAATTGGCATATTCTCAAAAAATGCTGGATAATATTGATTATTACGTTCAGAGTCATTCTTACAGTTACAAGAAACCTAAAGCTCAAAAAGATAATGATATGAGTTTTGTTGGTAAAGGACAAAGCTGGGCATATAGTTCAATGATTAGAGTTCCAAAGCTTAAACGTAAGACAGCTTGGAAGAGATTCTATAAAATGTTTCCTGATTTAAAAGGAATGAAAGTTATTACTGGCCATTCTTCATGTTATGGAAAAGATATAGATGGAAAATATTATCAGACAATACAGAATGCAAGTACAATTAAATTAAAGAAAGTAAAGAAATGAGAGGTCTTGATTATCGTCGTAAGCAAGAAGCAAAACATTACAAGAAGCGTTTAGGAACTGCAGTATCAATTGGTAGATTCTCCAGTGCAGAAACTGGATATATACCACAATATGCAGGCAAGAACAATATGTATCGTATTAATTCATCAACTCCTTTGAATGATTATGAAAAGAAAGTAATTGAAAAACAAAAGTATAAGCGTTGGAAGTTTCAATTGAAAAACGATTCATTGGGAGCCACAATTGATACTTGGGCAAAAAGACATTGCCGTAGAACAAGACGTCATTTCCAGAAAATGGTTGATTATAAATTGCCTGATAAGAAATGTTTAGTGAGAGCACAAGTAATATATCCTCGAGATATTGTGTAACAAAGGTGGCTTTTGCCACCTTTTTTGATTTATAAAATTTTATTTTTATATATAAATAAAATACTCTTTTGCTTATGGATAGAGGCGTAAAAGCATCAGAGCTTATAAGATTACTTCAAAATCTTATATCACAATATGGAGATTTAGATGTCTTCAAAGAACGTAATGGAAATGCAAGACCAATATATTTTGCAGAATACTATCAACCTGAAAATCATTTTGAATTAGCATGAAAGACTTTTCTAAATATTTAACAGAACAATTGCATGACGTTATTGTAAAAGTAGGAGACTATTGGAGAATCAAAGGACATGCCGGTAAAGGAACAAATACTCCTAAAAGAGGATATTGGAAAGCTAAATATGAAACAAGAGAAAAAGCTGAAAATGCATTAAAAGCATACTTTGCAAATAAACATTAAATAATATGAAATCTTTAATTGTATATATAAATGAAAAGATAAAGGATCTTCCTAATTCTGTTAAAGGATTAATTGTATTTGATATTGATGATACAATATTAAAAGTAGATCCATCACAAATATCAGTTTATAAGAAAGAACCTGGGAAACAAGAAGTAGCATTATCTACTGATGAATTTGCAAAAGATCCTGATGCAGGAGACCCAGATAAGAGATCATGGTTTGATTATAGAGATTTTAGAAATCCAGTTAAAGTATATAATTCTATTATTTCTGGTACACCATTAATTAAGAACTTGAAAATAATGGATGACTATATTCAAGCTGGGTATGATTTTTGTTTTTTGACTGCTCGTTCTTGTGAAGATACAGTTAAAAAGGCAATTACAGATTTCTTAAAATTTAGAGATAAAGATGGTGCTCTTAAAGAATTAGGAGATTCATTTAAGAAAACATTTTCACATGCAGTTAATGATGATATAAGAAGTTATCCTGGGAAGGATGATGCTGAAAAGAAAGCAAATGTTCTTAGAAAACTTTGTAAAGAATATGATAGAGTGGTATTTGTTGATGATGATAAAAAGAATGTAATTGCTGCTCGTGACTTGAATATAAAAAATCTTAAAGTAATCAAAGCTTGGGATGAATAAATAAATTTAAATTAAATATGTTTAATAAACTTAGAGAAAAAATTGGTAAGTTTATATTACCAAACACTGTAAGAGTAGTTGATGCAACAGATATGACTGTTGATGAATTAATGAATGATCATGTTCAAAAATTAGAACAATTACCTGGAGTATTTACTAAAGATTTTCTTGAAGATTTAATTAAAGAATATCCTAAGTTTGATCATCCAAACATTGTTGAATCTGATGGTAAAATAAAATTTACTGATGCTAATGGAAAGACAGCACAGCTTAAAGTACCTCTTTTAACAATTGTTCCAATCCCATATATTTCAAAAGATAGTATTGATTTAGATAAATATTATAAAGAAAATTTTGGGGAATCAAATCCACCAAAGAATATGGAAGATATAAAGGGTGTACAAGTAAATGTTCCTGCATTGAATATTGTTCCTATACCTGCAATTCCAATTAAAGAAGATAAAAAGAAAGAAAATAAATAATGAAACACTTTAATGAATACTTTTTTGAATCATTATCAAAAGAAAGTATAAAGAAATTAGAACAATATATATCTGATGAAAATGTTGATGAATATATTAAATTATTAAAACGTCATGCATCAAAATCAGGTATTAAAGAAGATGATTATACAGGATTCTTTGATAAACACGGAATATCAGAATTAAACTGGGGAAGAAAAAATTCTGCAGTTAAACAATTTGTTAATTTATTTTCAGAAGAAGATCATTTGGATATATTAACAAACATTGTTAAAAATGATGGTGTTGTATCAATTGATGATATTAAAGAAACAGGAAATATCTTTAAAGATTATTGCTCAGAATTTTCTGAAGAAGCAAAGACTATTGCAACATGGACAAATTCTAAATCTGCAAATGCAGGTCCTTGTGAATTGTTATTGAAATTTATAATTAAAGAAGCTAATTCAAAAAAGACAGGTGATGTAACAATTCATAATGATGAAGAAATGGAAGTTAAAGCTTCAACATTAAAAGGTAAAAGCTCAGGTAGTGGTGGACATGCTGCAGGTCAACGTGGTAAGATTCGTAATGCATGGGCTGTTTACTATTACTTAAATAATAATGTATTTAATATTGAAACATCAAATAGTGAAGCTGATAAACTTAAGTATTTTCAAAATAAAGATGGTGTACAAGAATTAAATAATGTTATAAAAGATAAAGGATTAAGTATTGAAGAAGTAACAAATGGAATTGTTGATGCTTTATGTTTCCAATATAATTTTATAACAAATGAAAATGATGCAAAGAATGAATTAAAGACAAAAGATAAATTATATAAAGCAGCATTGAATATTGCTAAATCAATATCAAAGAATAATGAATTTAATAGTTCAAATGATGTATTCAATTTAGTTGGTTGCATACAATTATATCTTTATTCACAAATAGAAGGATTTGATTATTTCTTTGCTGTTCTTGTAGATAAGAATATTGATAATGAATCAGATAAGAATGGTTTTTATTTTTGTGTAAAGAATTGCCAAGATGATAATTCTGAATTATTAAACTTTGATAAAATATTAAGTTATATTAGATTTGGTGGATTAGATTCAACAACATCCTCACAAGGTCGTACAGGTAAAATTTATATTAAGAAGAATTAAATATGGAAAAGCTAAATATGACAATTGGACGTTTCCAACCATTTACACAAGGTCATTTGAATATGATTAATGAAGGTGACGGTCCTTGTATAGTGTATAGAATTAATTCATCAGGTAAGATGCCTGAAACTCTTAAAGGTTTCAAGGTTGGTGGTAGAGTAATTAAAGCAGATTCTGTTAAGACAGTTGCAAATTATATTGATAATCCAGAAGGTGATTTAACAACACAAGAAAAAGAACTTCTTAAACGTCCTTTTACAAATGAATTAATCGAAAAGGAATTAGAAATTGTCAAAAAGAACAATAAGAATATTATTGATGTTATTCCTGTTATTAATATGTTTGATGCTCTCATACAATTCAATAAGTTTATGACAGATAATGCTGACCAATATGAACCACAATTTTTAATGTGTGGTGATGATAGAGCTGATGCATATGCTGAAAACATTGATAAATATGACGAACTTGATGATGCATGGCAAAGTGGTAAAAAGATTCCTAACTTATTAAAAGGTAAACTTAAAGTAAATATTGGTAAAGGGCGTACTGCAGGTGTTTCAGGTACAGATGTTCGTAAAGCAATATTGAATAAAGATAAGTCAGCATTTGAAAAAATAATGCCAAAAGGAGTAGGTAAAATGTTTGATGAATTTGTTGAAGCATTCGATAAATTCAAAGGACAACTTCAAGGACTTATTAAAGAAAGTAAAGTATTTAGTAATTATATTAGAAACTATACAAACGATTTAAAAACATATATAACAGAAAATCATGATATCTCTAAATGAATATTCTCAAGAAATTTCCGATATAAGAAATAGAATACTTACTGAAGCTCATTCAGCAAAATATTATACTGTTAAACAATCTATTGCTTTATTAAAAAAGAATATTGAAGGTTTAGAAAGTGAAGAAGACCAAGCTTATGCAATATATAAAGCATTAGGAGATCCTGAAAGATTAGGTGGATATTCTGTATTAACTGGTGAAGGTTCAAAGATAATTGTAAAAGATTATTATTTTGATAATTATTCATCAGCAAGATCTAGTGAGTCAGCTTATAAGAAGCATGGTGAAAAGTATCAAAAAGCATTTGATGCAATAATGAAAGATTCTACAATTGAAGAATTATATAATAAAGGTAAAGAAATTTTCAAAAGAAAACAAAAGGAAGAAGCTGAAGCAAAGAAAGAAGCCGAAAGACTTTGTAAAAATAAAGCATATAAAGAATTTTGTGATGAGTTTAAAGGTGCTCATTTATTATTCAAAGCATGGGCATTGTATAATGCATTTACACAAAATAATTTATGGACTACAATTGAAAACTCATTATATACTATATTAATTAAGGGATTAAATAGTTGTAAACATATTAAAGCATCTGAAGCTGAACCAGGAAAATTCTATTTAATTGCAACTGAAGATGGTCCTAATCTTCAACATAAAAAAGATGATCATCCATCAGGAAGATGGAATATCATTAATATATTATCAGTTGTTAAATGTGTAGGTGATGATAAATGGAATGTAATAATGTCAAGAAGTCATTATGCATATGCTGAACCTGATATAAACAGAACAAAAATAGAATCATTTTTCGATAATGATCCATCACTTGTTGAATTAGATGAATATTTAGAAAAAAATACATCTAAAATTGAAGATGGTATTAAAAGATATATCAAATTAATACAAGATGATATTGAATATGATAAGAAAACGGGAGGCAGAGAAATTTTCAGATATTCAACATTAGCAAAAGCTTTAATAGAAAAAGATGAAATAGCATAATTATGAAAGGCATTAAACAATTTATTAGTGAAGAATTAAATAAGTATTTTACACAACAAGAAATTGGTAAAATAACTAAAGATATGTGGGATAAGAATGGTCAATTTTATAAGTTTGTAAAAGACAAAGTTGATTCATTATCCGCTGGAGATATTAATGATTATCTTGACCAATGTTTAGATGATGATAGATGCACAGCTGAATTTGCTGCATATATTGAAATGATTATAGGACGTAATAATTTCAGTTTAGAACAAGTACAGAAATTTATAAATACAAATGATTTAAAAGGATGAAGTCAATTAATGAATATATAAATGAAGAAAAGAAAACAACTGGTGCAGGTTGTGTTGAAATGATACAAACAATTATCAATCAGTTATCAAGTGAACATCCTGATTGTAAATGGGATTCTGACGAAGAAAAATATACTGGTAAAGATAAAGAAGTTTGGTTTGCTGCTGGGCAATTCTTATTTGATTATATGAAAGAACTTAATCAAAATGATTTAGTAAAAATAGTTAAACATTTTGGTTGGGAAGAATGTGTTGATATGAAGAATTTGAATGCAGCAGATATATCATTTTGTATTGCACAAACATTGCAAAAATAATTTAATATTGTATGAAGAATATTAATGAATATATAACAGAAAGTAAAAAAATTGTTTTTTCTGATTGTAAAGGTTGGTCTTTTGGGTGGATAAAAATTAAAGACCGATGGGCTCATAGGTTAGATCCTAAAATGAAATATTCATTAGTATGTTATCCTGACGATAAGTCTAAAGATATCGTTGTATTTAGAAATTACGCTTGGTATACATTAGGGTATGACCAAGGTCATGCATCAGCACAAAAATTTTATTTGAATACTATTATAGGTGGAGGTAGAGGTAATGGACATGGTATTTCAAAAGAAGAAGAACCTTATGATGGAGACTTAATGAATGATGCAGACACACTTAGCGATTATTTAAATAAAGGAAAGACATATAGCGAACATACTGATGAAAGATTAGAAAAAGCAAAAATAACTTTTCCACCAAAAACTAAATTATCAGAAATTAAATCAAGAATTAGTTAATTATGTTAGATTTACAAAGATATATAATGCTTTTTGAAGGTGGTCAAGCAGGCCACATGGCACATCCATTTGATTATACAGATTTCACTGCCAATGATTTAATTGATTTGGTGGATTCATTATTCAAAGGTAAAATTGAAAACCTTAAAGAAAAACTTGATGGATTTAATATTATGGCTACAATGAACGACAAAGGAGAAGTTGTGTTTGTTCGTAATATTGGTAATTTAAATTCAGAAAAAGGTGGTATGTCTATTGATGACATGGTAGAAAAATGGGGTGAACGTGAGCATCAGAAAAAAGTATTCGTACAATCAGGCGAAATCATTACTAAGATATTCAATAAACTTGGTAAAGATTTCTTTAATCCAGATTCAACTCATCGTAAATTAATTAATTGTGAATGTATTATTGCTGGTAAAACAAATGTTATGCCTTATGCAACAGATAGAGTAGCATTTCATGGTTATAAAATATATGAATTAGTTGATGGTAAATATAAAGAAGTTGAAGATGTTGAAGGACATGTTGATGATATATATAAAGCAGCAGAAGGTATTGATGCTGCAAAGCCACGTCCTAATCTTGTAATTAAATCAGCAGAAGAAGGTATTAAATTTGCTGAAAAGTTTACAAAAGCAATATCTAAGCTTTGGGAAGATGAAGGTTTAAAACCTGATGTTTCAATTGAAGAATGGAAAAAAGTAAGATATAAGAAATTTGCTCCTGATTGGTGTAAAGATGATGACGACATATTCAATAGAATGTGTAATGATGACAAATCAGTTAAAGCAACAGAATTGAAAAAACGTTATCCTGAACATAAAGATGAAATTGCATTACTTGATAAAGATTTAAGAAAAGAAGTTGTAGGTAAGATTATGGAACCTATGGATAATCTTTTCTTAGCAATTGGAAATGAATTAATTGATTTATTAGATGGCTTTGTTAATTCAGGTGCAAAAGATTCAATTATTAAATCTCTTAAAGCAGATTTAGAAGCAACTGTTGAAGAAGTTGAAAAATCAGATTCAGTTAAAGCAAAGGCAACATTAGAAAAATCATTAAATAGACTTAAAGCTCTTGGTGATAAATATAATGCAGCAGAAGGTATTGTAATTATGTATAAAGGACGTCGTCTTAAAATGACTGGATCTTTTGCACCAATGAATCAAGCTTTAGGAACAAGATTTGAATTAGAAAAATGAAATCATTAATAGCTTATATATTTGAAAAACAAAATCCATTTAATGTTTGGATTATGTGCGGGCTTCCAGGTTCAGGTAAGTCAACATATATTAAAGAAGAACTTCCAAAGAATATCGAAATTATAAACCAAGATTCAATTAGAGTTGAACTTGGTATAATGAAGGATGACAACCATAAAGCAATTGGTAATTCAGAACAAGAAAAGGAAGTTACAAGAATTTGTTTAGAACGAATTGATAAAGCAATTAAAGATAGAAGAGATTTTGTTATTGATAATACAAATATTAAAGCAGGAAGAGTACAAAATTATTATGATAAATTAAAGAAAGCTAATGCTAATGTTCAAATAATCATTATTGATACTCCTAAAGAAATTTGTAAAGATCGTCGTAAAGAACATATACCTGAAAAAGTTATTGATGATATGCAATTAGGTCTTGATAAAGTAAAAGAAAAATTCAAGAATAATAAAGACACAATAATAGTTACAAATAGATATTAATTATTTATGAAGAACATAGTAACATATATTAATGAAGGAATAAAGTTAAGTCAATTAAACAATTTAATTGAAAGTTTTGTTAAAGAAAATAAAAAAGAAATTAAAGAATTTGATTATACTTTATGGGATAAATTAAAAAAAGGTGATAAATTATATATATTTAATCATTCAAAATTAAACTATAGAATTGGAAAAGTATCTAATATTTCAAATAAACATAGATCTGATGCTGAAGAATGGGAAATGACTGATTATGATAAAAATAATAAATTTGTATTTATAGATAAAAATCATTTTGGATTACAAATATCAAATTGGTCACAAAAATTAACAGAAACATATATTCAATATGGACCTTTTTGTGGTGATTATTTAGCTCTTGGTGATTACGGACAATATAGAATTGAAAGATTAGTTTCAATAGATGAAGAATGGATGAAGAAATTTGTTGAATATGCTAACGAAAAATTTAAATAAATTTCTAAATATTATTAAAAAAATTAAGCTGGAATTTGAAATAATTCCAGCTTTTACTATATTATATTTGTAATTAATAAAATAACAAACAAAATTTGAAAATTATGAAGACAAACAATTATTTCAATCTGAACGAGTTCAAGGCCGGTAAAACTGCAACAACTAAGTTGGGTAACCCTGTAAAGTTCATCTGTGTTACTGCTGACGGTAAGCTGCTTGTCAAGGTTAACCACCGTTCCCGAATTATCGGTTTCTCAAGTAAGGCTGTAGCTCCTGTATTTGAGGGTTCAGTTGAGAAATATAATCTTGACGGTCGTAAGTACCGCGGAACTGAGACGGAGTTCGACTTGGTAATGGAAGCTCCAAAGCGTCCACGAAATGAAAAGGGACAGTTTGTCAAGGTGGGTTAATTCCCATCTTCTTTTATTTGTTATTACACAACGAAAGCTGTTTTATTTTCTTTTATTCTTTTTTATTTTCCTTTATTAATCAAAGTAGTATGAAGAAAATTGTCGATGAAGAGGCAAAGCGCCGCGAAATTTGTACTAAGCTTTATGACAAGGCTCGCGGTATTCAGTGGGATTTGACTCAAGAAGAATTTTCAATTGATGAGAATTTTAATTTTACTCATGCTACTTGGAGAGGTACTTATGTTAAGGGTGGTAACAATGTTGTTGCAACTGTAGAGATAATCAATATGTACATTGAGGAATGTAAAAAACCCTATGAATATCGAGATTTATCATTTATTCACCTTGTAGAAGATTAAGAATATGGAATATTGGGAAAAATTTGAAAAGTTGAGGGAGATCCTCGGAGATGAAACTGTACTACAGGAAGTATCAAATTATTTTACTGCTGACCAAATTGATGAGTTTTGTGATTCTGTTGCAACTGATTATGATGTAGAAAACGAATTTGAAGATTAATATGTTTACAAAGGAATACGGAGTTATTGAAGATGCTAAACTTTATATTGAAGATCATTGTTGTTTGACTCTCGATATTTGGATTAGCTTAGACAATGGTGGTAAGACTTGCCTCGGTGGTTGGTCATTAGCTCATGAAAATGAACCATATATTCGTAAGAATTTTGAAAACGGAGATCCAACAAATTATGCAGGTTATTATATTACAAAGGTTCTTAAGGTTGTTGGAGTTAAAGCATTGAATGATGTTGTTGGAAAACCAATTCGAGTAATTATTGATAATGAAAGAATTATAGGTATTCAAAGTTATATGGGTAATGAGTTTTTCATTCCGAATGCAGACAAATCAGAAATATTTGAAAAGGAGGAAAATGGGATTTGATATTGAAACTGGTGGGATGTTTCCTGAAGGATATCCAACACCACAAACAAAAACTCTAAATGAGAGTTCTGAGATGAATAATTATAATAAGTTTTTTGCAAAATTTTATAACAAATGAATATAGTTGAAATTAAGACAGGACAATATTATGATCCTGAATATTCAGAGTATCATTTTAAGACTAATCATCCTAAGAGAGATATCTATGATGAAAATTTTAATTTGACTAATGAATTTCAAAAATGGCTTGCAGAAAATTATCAGAATGTTTACAAGTCATATATTACAGATAGAGATAATTTTGAAATTGATTATCTTCATATTGATGATATGACTTTAATCCCTTAATTAAAATGGCAGATAATTTTAGAAATAAACAATGGTTTAAGAACTTATCGCAAGATCGCAAGGATGAGATTTGTAAAAAGTTCGACATTGATGAAAAGACCTTAAAGAAAGCAGGGCGTGAAACTGAAGATGGAAGAATCGTTATTGATATTCTTCGTATAGATCATCTTTTGCATACTCCAGAATTTTGGGATGAATGTTATAATAAACTTCAAGTTGTATTGCCTGAAGATAATATGAATACTTCTGATGTTCGTCAGATGATTTCAAATATGGAGTATATTTATGCATTTATTAATAATGATGTTCATTTTGCAAATTATAAGTCAAATCTTCATAATGATTTATTGACTAAATATGCTCATAATAATTTCAAGAAATGGTATGATGAAATGCATTCAACTGATGCATCAGATACAGATCATATTAAGTTCTGTTGTTATCAAATGTACACACATTGTAAATGTTTATTAGAGTCGGATTTAAACCTTATTAAATAATGAAAAATCAAAGATTAGATTTAGATGTTAAACGTCCAAAGAATTTTGATGATATTCGTAAATTAATGCATGAATATGATCGTAATAAAAAATATATTGAATTGGGACGTGATGGTTCAAAATGCCTATTAGGTTTTATTTGGGAAAGCGGTGCACAATGTAGCAAATATGAAACGTTAGATCATACATACGGAGATATGTTTGCAAATATGCTTGAAGATAGAAATAAACTTATTGAAAAATATCTTTCCGAAAATTTGAATAATTCTCAGTAAATTCTATTTTATAATCATCAAATGATTTAAAAATATGGAAAAGAATTTTTTTGTAAACGCACAAAAGTTAATTCATGAACATGATGAATTAATCAAATTAGAAAAAGATTTAAAAAATATTAATACAAGCATTGGAATTATATATAATGATTGGGATGGTGCTGGTGTTAATTATAAAAAATATTCAGATGATGTAAAAGATTTGATTAAGAAATCTATTGAAATTCGTTTGCGCGAAATTGAAAAACAATTTAATTAATGAAGATTTATTATGGCGTGGTATACTATTTTATTTATTACAGTTATATCTTTATTTGTAGTAAAGTTAGCAATTTCATTATTTGCTGGTGATATAGATTTAGATGTTGACTTTGATGGTGATAGTGATTTTGATACATCAAGTGCTTTTTCTTTCAAAGGCGCATTGCATTTTTTAGTAGGCTTTAGTTCATATTTATTTGCACGTGCACATACTGATACAGTAAATATTGTTGATGGAAAAGTACAATTTAGTTTTGGAGATTTTGTATGGGCTATTGTTATTGGTATAATTGTAATGATTGCATTATTCTATGCTTATAAGTTAGCAATGAAAGCAAATAATTCTACAAAAGATCCTGAAGATTTAATTGATAATTCAAAAGGAACAATCTATATTAATTTAGGAAATGGTTCTTATTCAGTTCAAGCACATACACCTGCAGGTACAACAAATGTAACAGCATTTTATACAGGAGATGAATTGGAACCCGGTACAGAAGTAACATTAGAAAAAGAGGGTAACAATATTTTTATTAAGCATTTAGAAAATGACATTAAAGGATCTGATATGGAGTAAGCCAGTAAAATATACTGTAATTGGCTTGGGTGCTACAGTGGGAGCACTAATTGGAACAAAACTATTGTATGATTATTCAATGTATTCCAATTTGAAATACGTTAAAAAACAATTAGATAAGATTAATATTGACGAAGTATGACAATTACGCAATTAATTAAATTTTTATGGAATGGTGTTGATATTCCGGTTACTAAAGATGAAATTCAACATTCAGTAAATGTTGCAACATGGGCATTAAAGAAAGGATTATCTGAAGATGATGATTTTAAGAAATTAAATGATGCATATAAGATATCTTGTTATGATGAGCAACATAAATTATCGAAACTTGGAACAGAATTAAATTAACATATTTTTTATTAACTTAAATTTTTATATTAAATGAACGAAACAATTTTAACTTTGTGTTTGATTGGTGGTGGTGTACTTTTGTTTGTACTAACCGTTTGGGGAATTCTTTCTCGTTATCGTCGTTCTGCACCTGATGAACTTTTGGTTGTATTCGGTAAGTCCGGTAAGATCCAAGTTCAAGGAGAAGATGGAAAGCAGCAGACAATTGTAGTACCATCAAAGATTATCCAAGGTGGCGGTGCGTTTGTATGGCCTGTCATTCAGGATTACAAAAAGATGTCAATGAAGCCTATTCAGATTAAGGCGACAGTTGATGGTATTGATTCACAGGCAATTCAGTTGCACTTGCCAGTTGTATTAACTACAGCTATTTCACGAGACAAGGAGATCCAACAGAATGCCGCAACTCGTTTCTTGAGTGCTACACCTGGTGAAATCCAAGGTCAGATTTCAGAAATCTTGATTGGTGAGACTCGTGCTATTATGGCAACAATGCTTATTGAGGAAATTAATGCTGACCGTGATAAGTTCTTGACAAAGGTTCGTACTAATCTTGAGCAGGAGTTGGTTAAGATAGGTTACGATGTAACTAATATCAATATCTCAGAAATTACTGATGATGCCAACTATATCAAGAACATGGGTCAGAAAGCAACAACTCGTAAGCAAGCTGAAGCTGAGGCAGATATTGCTGAACAGAAGAAGCAAGGAAACGTAAAGATTGCTAATACAAAGAAGGAAGAGGAAATTGCTGTTGCTGCAGCTGAGAAGGAGAAGCAGGTTACTGTTAATCAGACACGTCAGGAACAGGAAGTAAAAGTTGCTGGTATTGAGAGAGACAAGCAAATCCAATTGGCTGAGGCTGAAAAGGAACGTGAGTCAGGTATTGCAACTCAGGAAGCTGAAAAGGTAGCAAATATTGCAGAAGCTCAGGCTGATGCAGAATCAAAGAAAGCTGCAGCTAAGGCAAAGCAGGTTGCAAATGTATCAGCAGCAGATGCTGAGGCTGCTTCTAAGGAAGCTGAGGCAAATGCAAAGAAGGTAGCAGCAGTGGCTGCACGTAAGGCAGAGGCTGAGTCTGCAAAGGCAAAGTCAGAAGCTGAACAGACAAAGGCAATTGCAACTGCTCAGGCAGATGCTGAGGCAACTGAGAACGAGCAGGAAGCAAAGAAGCAAACTCGTATTGCACAAGCTAACCAACAGAAGGAAGCTGAAGTAATTAAGGCTACTCAGGAGAAGGAAGCAAAGGCTGCTGAATATGAATCTAATAAGAGACAACGTAAGGCAGAACAGGATAAGAAGGCAGGTGTTGCTGAACAGATGGCAAAGATTGAAGTTGCACAGGCTCGTGCAAAGGCAGGTCAAGCTGAAGCAGATGCCGTAAAGGTTTCTGAAACTGCAAAGGTTGAAGCTGAGATGTCAGTCGAGAAGACTCGTCAAGACCGTCAGATGGAAGTTAACAAGGCTGCTGCAAAGGCTGCTGAGGAAAACTTGAATGCTACTGAAATTATTCCAGCACAAAAGGCTAAAGAAAAGGCAGTTATTGAGGCTGAGGCAATTAAGCGTAAGGCAGAACTTGAGGCTGAGGCAATCAAGGCTCAGGTATTGAGAAAGGCTGAAGCTGAGGCAGAAGCAACTCGTATGAAGTTGAATGCTGAAGCTGAAGGTACCAAGAATAAGTTGATGGCTGAGGCTGAAGGTAAGAAGGCAAGCTTGCTTGCAGAAGCTGAGGCAATCCAGCAGAAGGAACTTGCTCCTGCTATGGCTCTTGAACGAATGGTTGCAGCTGTAGGTGGTAATCCTGATCTTGTTGTTCAGTACAAGATGGTTGACCAGTATAAGGGTATTGCAGAGGCTCAGGCTAAGGTACTTGAACACGTACAGCTTGGTAATGTTACCGTTTACGGTGATAAGAACACTGGTGCTGACTTTGCTAAGAGCTTCGTTCAGAACTTTGCTCCTGCATTGGATATGATTAACAGTGGTGTTAAGGATCAGTTTAAGGGACTCTTTGGAAAGGGTACATCTGAACTTCCTGCTCCTGAAGATCCAAAACCAGGTAAGGGAACAAAGAAGGACAACAAAAAGAAGGACAACTCTAAGGAGGAAACATTTGAAGAGGTAGAGTAAAAAATAAATACCTTAAATAATAAGGCAGCTAGTTAACTAGCTGCTTTTTTTATGCTTCTGTAGAAAATGCTTCATCATTATAACATGAACATGATCCCATTTCTAATCTATATTGATGTGTTTTAAATGTATCAAATTTCATACAATACATTCCAGTTAATATTTCAATAATATATGCATATATTCTCATATTATTTCCAGGTATCATAGTATAAGATGAAACTTTAAGATGATTTTTCATATTTGTGTCAATATGCAATATAAAGTCAACTAATGAATTAATATTATATTTATCAAATATAAAACGTATATAATTTATAATAAATTCGCATATTTGTTCAAAAATATCAATTGTAGTTATATATATTGATTTTACAATAAAATTTGCATCATAATAACTATTTATTGAACATATATTTTTAAAATGTTTTTTATCTTCTTCACTTCCACAAGTATTTATATATTCACAAATATCATTATAAAACATATCATTAGTTGAAAAATTATTCAGAAATTCTGCTATTCTTGGGTATTCATAATCATATAATTGTTTATTATATTCAGGTTCCCAAGTATATTGCATTTCATAAAAATATTGTAATTCATGATTCTTTAATATTCTTTCAATATTAATATCTTTTAATTTTAGTATACGTCTATAATGACAAAATCCAACCCAAGGTTCATTATTATATATTTTGTTTTTATATATATAATATGTAACTGTAAATTCATTAAAATATTTTTGAGATTGTAAAATTAAATCATCGGAATTATCAAAATCAGTTACATTAATAATTTTAAAATATTTTTCATCAATATCAATGTTAGGATTTTTTAAATGATTACATATATATATCATATATAAATTTAAGTATTATTTAATTAAAATAAATTTATTTAATGACTTGTCTATCATTTTTTTAATTTATTTTTATTATTTTTATTAAATATTAAATATAATTAAATTTAATAAGTTATGCAGGATATTAAAAATTTTATTTTAGAATCATTAATTAATGAAAATAAATTACAAAGTAATGATTATTATATTAATGATGCTACACCAAAATATAAAGATACTAAAGAAGCAATAAAGGCATTTAAAACTGAAAAATGTCCTATAAGTATAAATGGAAAAGTAAATGCAATAACAAAATTAGTTGAAGATAATATTGAACTTACTCCTGAAGTATTAAAAGATCTTCGTAAAAAACATAAAGAAACTGCAACTGGTGGAAGCAATGTTATTATTTTCGTACGTAATAATAAAGGTGTTTTAATGTTAACTGCTGATGGTTTTGAAACATTATTTGATATTAAAAATGGTGTTGACAAATGTGATTGGATATTAAAAACAGATGGTGGATATCATTCAAGTGGTAAATCTTATACATATAAAGAAATATTTGCTGCATTAAATGGTTTAATTGCTGATATATATGAATATGATAGATCAAAATTAAAAACATCATATTATTAAAGGAGAAGATTTAAGAAAAATATAAAGGTTACTGATTATTTCAGTAACCTTTTTTGTGCTTTATACTCTGGCTTACAAATTATTTTTTTATTTTTACTAAACAATATAATAAAAATAATTCAATAAGCTAATATGAATTACGAAGGAAAATACGGAACTGAAGATCCTCAAGATAAAGATACTGTATTAGATAATTTGTTCTTAAAGAGTGAGTCTCCAGATTTACAAGATACTGATGATGCTCTTGAAACTCCAATATTCTTAATTGACATGGATGAAGTTGATAAAAGAACATTGGAAAGAGCAACAGATATCACAAACAAATTAGCAGCATATTATTTTGACCAAAAGTATATTGATAATCATCCTTATGTTACATCAAAGATTACGCAAGAAATTGATAATATAAGAAGATTATTAAAGATGTTATCAGTAAACGAAAAGGCTCAAGATACATTAATTATGTCTATTACAGGCAATTCTGCAAAGGGAACTCTTTATTCTTCTCTTACATCATTACAAAATTCAATGCTTCAAATGCAAGCACAATTGAATACTTTAACAGCTAATCTTGAGAATATATTTAAAGAAATGCAAGAGAATTGTGATAAGACATTCCAAGAAAAAGAAAAAGAAGAATCAGAAGATGGTTCAATGGTTGTTCGTGGTTCTCGTGACTTCATTAAACAGATTGAAAATTCATTGAAAGCATCAAATAATAATACATCTGAAGCACAAACTGGAAGTTAAAACAGTTTCTTAAATATTTATTTTTATATATAAAGAAAGATATTTTTAACACATTATGAATTTTAGTGAAGAATATAATGGAAGAACCGTAACATTTAAAGATATACTTAATGCAGGTTTAAAAACTGGTGGTAATAAGATATCTAGTGGTGAATATGGAGTTGATTCATCTGGTAAGATTACTAAAGTTAGACCAATTATAAATGCAATTGATATTGATTGGAATAAAGTAGAAATTGAAGGTATTGATGATCCAATAACATCTACTGGTCAATTACTTGCTCTTATTGCAGATTTAAAACAAGCAATTGAAAATGGATCTGCTGGTGGTAATATACCTACAGATTTAGCTCAACAATTAGATAATTTATCTAGTCGTATATCACAAAATACTTCAAGTATTGGTGGATTACAATCTGCGTTCATGAATGAAATACCAGATAATTTATCAAATCGTTTAAGTAGTGCAGAAAATAAAATTACAACATTAGAATCATATCATAATGGACAAACAGCTGCAGCTACAAAAGCAGATATTATATCTTTAAGAAATGCATTAAATGAACTTGAAACACTAGTAAATTCACAAGATGAATATAAACATGCAGTAATGTCAAAAGAAGAATATGATGCATTAACTTCATATAGTGCTAATACATTATATTTTATAACAGGTGAACCTGATTATATCATTATAAATAATGGAGGTGGTGATACTCCAGGTGGTGATACAGTATTATCTACAAACTTAACAATTAATGGTGTAAAATATACAACAAATGGTAAAATTACATTATCACCAAGTAGTACTCCATATACAATATCAGGTATATTATATGGTGAATTAGAAATAGATACAACCATATATGATACAGATTTAATGAAATCTTATGGAGATACTGAACTTATTTTAAATAATGTTACAATTGTATCTGATAATAATACTGCTATTACATATAAAACACCAGAAGAAAATAAAGGTTATCAAGGTTTAATTATTAATATTGCAAGAAATTCTAAGAACATTATATTATGTAACAAAAATGAGCCAAGAGTAGAAGATGTGCCACAACCAGGTGCAATATATTCTATGCATGATTTAACAATAAAAGGAACTGGCTATATTGCATTAAAAAATCTTGGTGGACACTGTATAAGAGGTACAGAAACAAATATTTGTGGTCCTCATATTTATTGTGAATGTGTACATGATGGCATTCATGGCAAAAACATTACTGTACATGACGGTACAGTTTATGTTAACCAAGGTAATGATGGATTAGGTACTGGTAATACTGGTAAAATATTATTATTCAGAGGAAGTTTTTATGGATATAATTTAAGTGGAGATTTATTTGATAGTAAAAACCCAGGATTTTATTCAAAACATATTACTGTAGGAAATAGCGGTAATATGACAATGAATAATATGAGTGAATTGTCAATTAATACATTTAAATCTGTTTTAGGTGTTAAATCTTCTTCAATTATTGGGTATGCATCAAAATATGATATGGATCATCCTGATGAAGCTGACGAAATTGAAATTTCAGTTACAGGTGATAGATATGTAACTGATTGTCAATTTATAACGATTTCTGGTGTTATTGATAAACCTATAGAACTTATAACTGCACCAAAACAAGATTGTACTATTCAATTAAATAATGCTTATTTAACAACTGCATTAAATGTTCCTAATATTTATTTTAATCCTGAAGAATATAATGGTAAAGCATACGGTAAAGTAAAAGTTATTTCAAAAACAGGTATTAATATAATTGAAAATAAAAATGAAACTGTTGAATTTATTTCAGCAACAACATATTTAGGAGACTGTATAAAATCAGAAAATAATATTGATATTGAAGCAAAAAATGAAACAGTATTATATATAACATCAAGTTTAGGAGATGGTATTGATGGTGGTACAGTTAAAATAAATGATTCAAAAGGAAGTATAATTGTAACAAAATGTGGTCAACGTGGAATAAAATCAAATGCATTTTGTATTGGATATGATTGTATTGTTAATGGAAGTATTTTACAAGATTGGATAGATTTTGATTTTATTAATAGTGATGTTAAAAATCCTAACGGAAAATATACTGTTGAAGATATTAAACCATTTTCAGGATTTTGTGTTGTTAGAGATAACTGTGTATATACAACAGTAGGTCCTACAACAGGAACAACAGAATTAGAAAAAAAGAATAGTGGGTTTGCAGATATATATGGAAGAAATGGTAAAGCATCAAAAGGTTCCATATATACTATACATAATGGATTAAAAGGCATAATTATTGCTGGTTCAATTGCAGCAGTTAATACAATTAATTTAGAAAATGCATTAAATTTCCATTATAATACAAATGTAACACCATCTTCAAATATTACTGTTTCTGCTCCTGATGCTTCAGTTGAGCAATATATAGCAATGGATACAAATAGAAAAGATATATCAAGATAATGATTAAACGTTCTAATTTTAAAGGAAAAATTACAAATTTACATAGAGTATATTTTGAAGACCAATCAATTGCTGAAATATATTTGAGAGGTATTAAAATTTGGCCTTTAGGAGCTTTAGGTGAAATGATATTGTCATGTTACTATAATGGATATTGGGCAGACGAATATCCTTGGACAGACGATACACCATGGCATGATTAAATAAGATAACAAATAAAGTATAATATAAAAGTTAAATATGGACTTATATAATGATAATATTACAGAGTTTGTAAACTGGATAAATGGTGAAGATGTAAATATACCAGGTCAGTCAGCAACAAACAATAAACAACCTTCAGGTTTAGCTATAAGAAATCTTTTACAAGAGCATTTACGTAAGCCTATATATGTTTTTAAAGACACTACAAGATATAGAATATTTTCTAGTGAAGCTGCATATAATTTATGGAAAGCTGGTAAAGAAGGTAGAGCACCATTTGCTGGATGGGAAAACTTACAAATTGCTGAATTGCCTAAACAATCAGAATATGATTTAAAATGTGAAATTGTTAATGCTGATTTGCGTTATGTTATTAAAGGTGACGATAAACAAACAGGATCGACAATTACATATTCATGGGAAATAAAACAAGGTGAAACAATTCTTTCTGATGAAATTAGAGCTACATATGAAATTAAAAATCTTGCAACAAATAAAGTTCATACACAAACAGAAAGAATAAGTAGATCTGAAAAAACAATTACTCGTGATTTCTATAAGTATCTTGATGAAGGTGAAAATACAGTAACATTAAAATTAAGTGCAATTAACTATGAAGCTGAAGCTAGTCCTTCAGTATCAATTACTATGATTAATTTTAATATTGATGCAGATTTTGAATACACATCAGATAAAATTAGTCAAGCTGAATTTAATGTTAATAATGTTGTAGTTAACTTAAATACAAGACCTAATTCAGGATTTACTATTTATTATGTATTAGATGGTAAATGGACTTTAAATGACGAAACAGATCACTATGATTCAACACAATTAAGTGTTGAAAACCAGTTTGTTGTTATGAAACGACAATTTCTTGGTATGACATCTGTTCAAGGTGTACGTCTTAAAGATTTATTAACACAAAGTACATCAGAAACCCCAATATATCATACATTACAAATTTATTGTCGTATATCACAAAATAATACTGTTTTTACAAGTAATATATTATTCTATACATTTGAAGTAAGAAAAGATTTTAATGGAGAAGATACTCCATCAATTGCAAACCATTTTGTTAACTTTAAAGCATCTATTAATGCATCAGAAGTTGCAGATTTACCAATTTTAGGTTTACCTACTTTAAGTGCAGTACAATATGATCCATATAAATTAGAATGGGGTTATTATAGTGATAATAATAACCAAGGTGATATTAATGTTAGTTGGGAATTACAACAAACTCTTGGAGATACAGTTGTATTGACAACTGGTGTTGGTATAAGTAGATTTAAGGAAGCAAAAAATCCATTATCATTTATGCCTTCATTATATACACAAAACAAAAAGCCAATTTATTTGGTTGCGAAAATTGATGGACAACAAATTATTTCAATACCAATGAAAATTGAAAAGGGAAACAGTGTATATGAAACAGCATCATATGAATTAAAATTAACTGCTTACGGTAGAGAAAATATTGGTTCAGGTGTAAATACATGGACATATGGTAGATATTCAACAGAATTTACTGGATTTAAATGGGATAACATTAACGGTTGGGATGCTCAAAATGGTGCATTAAGAACTTATGGACCTGATTCATATGCAATAATCAATTGTTCACCATTAGCTGATTATACAAGAGGTAAAACAATTGAAATTGAATTTGAAAGCGAAAAGATTAATAATGACCAAGATGTTTTAATTAGAATTGGTTCTGATTATCAAGCAAGAATTGATATTACACCAAACTCTGCAATATTATATGATACTGGTGGTGAAGAACGTATTAAGACAAACTTTAAGACAAATGAACGTCTTAAATTGCATTTCATTATTAATCCAAGATCAAATAATGAAAAATCAGAATTAATATTTATTGTAAATAATGGTATTCTTGAAAGAGGTATATCATCAAGTTCATTCTCATTTGAAACAACAGGTCCTATTAAGATTGGTGGATCTAATTCAGGTGTTAAAGTATATACAATAAGAGTATATGATTTTCCATTAACATATAAAGAAGCATATAATAACTGGGTTTTTGATGCTGAAAATAAACAAGATATTATTACAAGAAACGATATTTATGTAAGTAACAAAATGAGTTACGATAAATGTTGTGGATTATTAGATACTATTTTGATTACCGGTGATCTATCAAGATTATTGGATAAAGATAGTAAAAAGAAACAATCAGAAACTGATGTTACTATTCAAAGAACATGTCCTTATGATTCTTCAAAAGATTTTATATGTTATAATGCATTGATTAGAAAACATGGTCAATCAACATTGAACTATCCTATACCTTCAATGAAATTCTGGTTCAATAAATCAACACGTAAAAATGTTACTCCAGAATTACATTGTGTTGGACAAGAAGCATGTAAATTTAATAAGAATAGATATAGATTACGTGATGAGGAAATATCTGCTGATGGAAGAACAGTTATAAGAAAGGCATCAATACCTTCAAATAAATTTGTTCTTCAAGCAAACTATGCAGACTCTTCTGGTGTACATAATGGTGGTTTACAAAGATTAATACAACAAACTTGGTATAATGCCGAATTTAATGTTAATGGTAAAGTTGATTTTAGATTAAGAACTGCACCACAATTATTTACAACAAACGAAGTAATATCTAATGTAGATAAAAATTTAAATGAAGACAAAGACCCAAATAACAACAATTCAATTGGTGTTAACTGGAGAGGTACATATGATAATAAATTATGGAAGGATACATTTGTAAATAATGAAACTGGATTAAATGAACGTCCTACAGCTTTCCCTTATGATATACAAATTGCACCTGATTCTATTCCAGTTGTTGTATTCTATAAAGATACATCTGCTGATAATAAAGAAACATTCTTAGGTTCATATGTATTAATGGAAGATAAAAAAGCTGACTTCGTATTTGGTGAAAGATCAATATATAATTTCCCATTACCAGCAAATAGAGAAGCTTCAGATTATCCAAATGATCCTTATGATGAAAAAGATCCATTTGTATTAAAAAAGATTAATACAAAAAATGGTAGTAATGCATTAATTGAAGGTCAAAAAGGTCAAGACCATAAATCAAATAGAGTATGGAACAACGCAAACGTATTACGTATTGAAGTATTGGATGTTAATACTCCATTTACATCATATATGCAATATAATGATAAGGAAGGTAATCCTTTTGATGCAACAGTATTCCTTAAAGATGAACAAGGTAGAATAACAAATGAAAGAGTATTTAACTGGGAACAAGAATTTGAATTAATATATCCAGATCCTGATGATATTAAAGAAGAAGAAGGAATGGATAAATTCAATGAAGGTTCAAAATATAGAGAAACAATTCAACCATTTATTGACTGGTTTGCATGGATTACAAGTACATATGAAAATCAAGAAGAATTTGAAAAAACAGCAGCACAACACTTAGATTTATATAAATTAGCTGCATATTATATTTATGTATTAAGATTCGGTCTTGTTGACTCACTTGAACGTAATGCTCAATTAAAAACATATGACGGTATTCACTGGCATTATGAACCATGGGATATGGATATTGCTTTAGGTAATAAAAATACTGGTGGTATTGCATTTAATCCTCCTATAGATCGTAATACAACAAAAGCAACTGATAGAAATGAATATGCTATATCAGGTAGACAAGGTGATGGTATGGGTGGATATAAAACATCTAACTGGTTATGGGATGCACTTGAAGCATGGCCATATTGGGCTGATACAATCGTTCCTGCAGTTGCAGAAGCATTATATACTGCAGGTTTAACATATGAAAATATTACTAAGATATTTGATGAAGAATATGCCGGTAAATGGTGCGAAAGCATATATAATGATTCAGGTTATTTTAAATATGTATTATCAGGTGGTGGTTCAAATACATGGTTGAACTGGTTACAAGGTGCAAGAACAACACATAGACACTGGTGGTTAAGTACATCAATGAACTATTATGATGCCAAATGGAATTGTGGTGACTTTAGACGTCATACAATTTATGTTGGTGCCGTTAAGCCTGCAGGTAATGCAAATCAACCTGAAATTATTATTATCAGACCAAATGCTGAAACATATTTAACAATTGAACAAAACTATCAAAAGATTGGATCTGGTGCAACACACTGTGATCATGAAAACCCAGCAAGATTTGATATTACATCATTAAACCTTGCTACAAAGGTTCCATTCCATATTTATGGTGCAACATTTATTGAAGAATTAGATATAAGTTGTTTAGCAAAAGGTATGGACACAGCTACATTTACAGGTGCATACGATAATGTATTAGGTCCATGTATTAAGGTATTAAATATGGGTGTTCCAACAATGAGAACACCAGGTACTAACGTTTTAACTGGTTATGTTAATGGTAATACACTTCAATTGGATTTTGGTGCACTTGAAGGTAAAAATGTTTTAGGTATTGTAAAAGAAATTAATATTGTTGGTTTAACACAATTAAGTGATATGTCAATTATTCACACAAATAATTTGACTGAATTACAAAATTTCTATGCAAAAGGAACAGGTATTACATCATTTGAATCTGCTGAAGATGGTAACCAATTTGAAATGCTTGAATTACCTGCATACAATACACGTTCAGATATGGCTGACGGTGATGATGGAAAAGGTTTTAAAACATTAATTTTACATGATTCAACTTGGTCAGATATTATTTTCTGGGATGCAGCAATTAGTGCAGCAGATAACTCTGTAACATATACCAAGCACCAAAATAATTCAAGACAGTCATTGAATATTCCTTATTCATTGAATAGTATTAAGATGACTGGTAAAACTGCATCATCTGAAAACGCACAATTATTAGTATTAAATTGGATTGATAGTATTAGAGGTTATATTGTTGAACATTCAAATACTACTCTTAAGGATAAAATTATTCTTATAAAAAATCAAAATAATTTAACAGGTGATGATAGTACAGATAAAGCAATTGAAATATTATTAAGACAAGAATTAAATCAACGTACATTAGAAATGGAATATGTTGAATGGACACAAGACAATTGTGCTTCATTATTAACATATGAACAATTATCATTAATTGCAGAATTTAATAATAAGAATAATAATGGTTTAGATAATAAGCCTAAACCAATTACTGGTTATGTGCAATTATCAAAGCAAAAGAAATTAACTGCTGAACAATTAACTAATATTAAACACTGGTTTGGTGAAAATACATTTAATAAAGTTGCAAGAGAATCTAACTTAGTTGTAGACCAACCTCTTGATTATGTTCAAATTAACTTTGGTGAAGGTGGTGATCCTGGAGATATAACAATCAAAGATCCATCAACACAACAAGTTTATAATGCAGCAAGAGATAGATTACGTTCTTATTATACACAGCAAAACGATAGAGCAGCATTAAATAAATTAAATAATGAATTAAAAACTAGTGGTATATTTATTGCTGAAGGTAAAAAAGTAACTGTATCTGCAACAAGATTTACACTTCAAGAAACTGAAGTAGATGCACAATGGTATTTTATAGATCCTCAAACAGGTTCACAAAGTATTAATAAAGGTTCATTCAGAACAGTTAACTTCATGCAAGATGAAACTGGTAAATTATATATTAATGTTGCTGAAAGTAGTGGTGGTAAAGATTTTGATGTATTGTTATTATGTACATTAAATGGTGAATCATCATATATATTAATACATATATTAGCAGTATCATACCCAGAAAAATGGGATATCTTAACTGCAAGTAATGAATTAAGACAATATAATGGTGGTTTCGTATTCCATAGTGATACATTGCCTGCTATAGAATTTTATTTAGATTTGGAATATCCATTTGCTGAAGCTGAAGGTAATACAAAACCTAATGGTGTTACATGGACATTGAAAAATCCAGCAGGACAAGTAATTCTTTCATCATCATATACAACATTTAAGGAAAATCCAAATAATGATACAACTATTAAGATAAGACAAGATTCATATTTCTCTTATGCACAAAATGCATCACATGAATATCCAATTATTCTTAAAGTTACTGGTACAATACCTAAAACAGGTATGATTGATTATGTATTAACATGTACATTTACTTTCAAATCTGGTGACTGGAAAGAAATAAGTAAACATATTGTATTAATGGATGACGCATATCCAATTTATACAAATAACAGTTCAGCTATGTGGGATGCATTATGTGAATCATATTTAGATAGTACTGGTTCACAAATAACAAATACAATAAGTACTGCAGGTTTCTATAAATCTGATTTGTTATCACTTACAATGTTTAAGGCAAAAACTCATACAGGTATTACAACAACTTTAGCAAATGGTACAAAATATGGATCATCAGGAGATGTTATGAGAGATGATATACAATTTACAAGTATATTCCAATATTTACCAAATGTTGAAGAAATTGATTTATCTAATTGTATTGGATTAACAACATTTACTAAACGTACTTATAACCAAGAACAAGTAGATTATCCAAATATTGTATTTGGTGAAATGAAAAAATTAAAGAAACTTAATTTATCTGGTTGTAATAAACTTGGTTTTGAAGAAGATCCTGAAAACAATAGATTAGATGAAAAATATAAAACTATTGATTTAAGTTCAACAGGAGCAAATACAAATGTAATTGAATATGTTAATTTAACAAATACATATATGAATGTTAAATTCAATGAAGGTACTGAAATACAACAATTATTCTATGGTACACCATCAGCAATTTCAATTGTTAATCAACCTAAATTGGATGCTCAATATGTACAAATTACATCTTCTTCAGATATATCAGAATTAACAATTTCAACAACTGATAATACAAAAACTGGTATGTTTAGTTTATTTGATAAAGTTATTAAACTTTCTGAAATTTAAGAAATACATGGATATATTTATATATGTTAAATAAAATAACAATTTCACAAAATACAACAGGTTCAGAAACTGTAAGTAATGAATGTATTCCAAAATTATATAAATTAACAAAAGATAGTTATATAACTGGTCGTTTAAAAGGTTATATTAGACCATTATATTCATTTCCACATCAAACTGAATTTTTAACAAGACGATATGAATTAAGAATTGAAAACATTAATGGTACATATTATGAATGGGACGATCCTGAATTTACTGAAAATATTGGTAAAAGTAATTATTTTGGTGATACAATAGGTGTAGTAGATGTTAACCAACGTATAGATATTAGTGGATCATTTGTAAGTAGTCAATGTCCATTATTAGGCAATAAAAATATTGAAGTAATAGATTTAAGACCATTTACAAATATATATGCGATGAAACATGGATTATGTCCTATCACAGTTATTCCTTCTGGTTTATCTGTTACTGAACTTGAACAATATAATTTAAGAGAGATTTATGTTCGACAACCTAAAGGTAATAAAGGTTATTGGCATCCAACATTTTCTGCAGCTATTAATATTGATGGTTCAACTCCATATACTTTAGAAAAATGCTGGTTTGAAAATAGTGGTGAAACATATAATCATCCATTTGACGGTAATGGAATTGGAACTGGTGATGATAGAGTTATTAAACATTTCTATTTTAAGAATAATTATATTAAGCCAGGATTTGATATTGCAAATATTCTTACTGTTGGAACAACTGATGGTTTCCCATACGCTACAAGTTGGCAGTCAAATAGAGGTTTAGGAACTATTAAAAATATGCTTGTTGATAGTAAAATTCCTTTAATGCCAGGCGGTGTGGATGGTTGGCAGGAATGGAGTTGGCAAGGTATGACATTCTGGGTACCTGATTGGCAATTTGAAACATATACACAAATGGCTGCTCGTGTATTGTCACCTAAACAAATAAGACGTATTTCTGAATATTGGACAATATGTTCTGAGGATGGTATAGATCCATCATGGTGGAGAAATCCCGATACTGTAACATATATGGATGGTGATATAGATGAATCAAATTTATAATTATATTTAAGAGGGCAACTAATGTTGCTCTCTTTTATTTTTAATACATTAGGTCTTAAAATATTTATTTTTATTAAAATATATGACTTAAAAAATCATAAATGTGATTTAGTTATATTATTTTTATTTGATTTGCAACATATAACAAAAATATACATATATTGTAGCATATGACAGATAAACGTTGCTTGGTTTATGAGACTTTGGGAAGCGTTTCAAATCTTCAAGTGTCAGAAGCTAAAGGCGATGGTTTAATGCGTTTGCAAGGTGTATTTGGAGTTTGTGGAATAAAGAATCAAAATAATCGTGTGTATGATAAAGACAATTATGCACAGATGGTTGAATCTTTACAAAAGAAAATAAAAGAATCAGGTTGTCCTGGAGAATTGGAACATCCTAATTCAATGAATATTAATTTGGAGAATGTTTCTCACAAAATTGAAGATATTCAGATGAATGAAGATGGTACAATTACAGGTTCTATTGTTCTTTTAAATACTCCAAAAGGTCAAATTGCTAAAGCTATCGTTGAAGGCGGTCTTCCACTTTTCATTTCGTCACGTGGTGCAGGTACAATTACTAATGAAGGTCGTGTAACTTTATCAACTATACAGACATATGACTTGGTAGGTACTCCTGGTTTCAGTCAAGCTAAGCTTACATTAAAGACTAATCAAACTCTTGAATGCTTGAATGAAGGTCTTGAAGATAGTAATGAAACTTGGGTTATTGTTGAAGGTGATGATCTTATCGATGATAAAGATAAGAACGACGACAAGCCAAAAGACGAACCTAAGAATGATGACAAACCTGAGGAAGAACCTAAGGGAGATCCTAAGGATGATCCTAAGAAAGACGATAACAAAAATAATGACAATAAAGACATCGATATGAAAGAACTTAAAGAAGCTATTGATAAGCTTACTGAGAAAGTAACATCTCTCGAAGCTGAGCTTCATGTAGCTCAAGAATCTTTAAACGAAGTAAAGTCTATTAAGCCTACAAATTATGAAGGTATTCAAAAGTGGATTACTGAAGAATTTGCACCTGATTTCCAAAACAAAATCAATGAAGGTTTAAATACAGTTATTACTGAAAAGATGAATGGTAATTCATCAGAAGAAATTCAGGAAGCTGTTAAGACTTGGATTAATGATGAATTTACTTCTCAAATGAAGTCTTGGGTAACTGAAGAATTTGCTCCATTAGTACAAGATTGGGTTGTAGAGGAATTTGCACCTGAAGTACAAAATTGGGTAGTTGAAGAATTTGCTCCAGAAGTACAAAACTGGATTGTTGAAGAATATTCACCTGAATTACAAAACTGGGTAACTGAAGAATTTGCTCCAGAAATTCAAGGTTGGATTACTGAAGAATTTGCTCCTACTATGGAGAACTGGTTAATGGAAGAATATACTCCAGAACAATCAGCAATTATTGAACAAAAAGTAAACGAAAATGTTTCTGCATTTATGGAATCTCAAAAGGCTGGTCGCCTTGATGAAATTGATGGTTTACTTGAATCTATAGCTGCTGAAGGCAATACAGATGTTCAAAAGATTGTTGAAGAACATAATGCTGAAAACAAGTACAAAGGAGTTTATGTTGTAGAAAACATGCCAGCTGAATATCGTCCATCATGGGAATTACTTAATGAAGCTGCACAACAGAACATCATTAGAAGTTCAAAGATGTATGATTTCACAAAAGAAGGTGTACTTGAATCATTCTGGGCTAATGTTGATTTTGGCAAGAAAGCTGAAGAAACAAAGCCAGTTGTAGAATCAAAGAATCCTGTTGAAAATTATCAAAACAGCATTATTGCTAACATGAAGAGACTTCGTGGCTTAAATGCATAATTTGATTATTATTAAATATTTTCAATCAGATAAGAAAATTTTTATTTTTATATAAATTAAATTCTCAAACAGAGAAATAACAAATAAATTTTGATTATAAATAATATGTTTAATGAACAAAATGGCGCAGTTACATGGGAAAAAATGTTGAAGGAGAACTTCAACGTTAATGACCAGGAAAAACTTAACTGGGTTTCTCAATATGCTGCTATTCATGAAATTCATGAATCTCAAATTGGTATTAACGGTGGTAATGTTGCTGTTTCAGCTCAACACCCAGGCGTAGGTCCTATCTATACAACTCCAATGAACACACTTGGTATGGGTAATCCTACAGCTCCAAGTCAATTAGACCCAATGAGCACAGCTCCATACAATGCTGCTAACCCAACAGGTTCATTCTGGGGTCAAACTCCAGGTTCTGGTGATATTCCAGTATCTACTCTTCCAATGGCTCTTAACATTGCATTGTTAACTATTGGTCTTGAACTTGTTCCAGTTATTCCTTCTAAGGGTCCTTGGGCTATGTTAACATATATGGACTTCCCATATGCTGGTGGTAAACTTGGTCGTGTAAACGAAACATCATTTGATGGTAAGGGTGAAGGTAATGAAAACAAGCCTATCTACATTAAGATTAAAGGTCTTACACTTGAACAAATTGCTGGTATTCGTACAAAGATTGAAGACGGTACAATTGCTGCTGATGCTGCTGTAGAAGTTGGTGGTTTCAAAGGTAAGTTTATTATGCTTGGTCGTATGGACGCTTGCCCACTTGTTAAAGTTGTAGAATGCTCTGCTGCTAACAAGTCAATTCGCGAAGAATTTGCTGCTGCTGATTCTGTAAAGATTGGAACTTATACAATTGCTCTTGAAGAAGCTGCTGAAGGTAAAGCTGCACAAGAAGTTGTTGCTGACTTCGTACAAACTTCTGTAGATCTTGTTGATGGTTTCGCAAACTTCTTCGATGGTGGTAAGAATCCTATGACACGTGCTCAAAACGAAACTGGTACAGGTAATGTTATTGGTCTTCGTTTATTCAGCAAGTGGATCCAAATGGGTTCATATGAAGTAACAGGTACTGTAACTCGTCAGCAATTACAAGATCTTCCATTATACGGTGTTGATGCTGTATCTAAGGTTATGGAAGCTCTTCAAAACGAAATTACACAACACATCAACCAACGTATTCTTGAAAGAGTATTTGCACTTGGTGTTACTAACGCTGTTCAACAAAAAGCTCGTCAAGGTGTAGATCTTAACCTTTACATGGGTAATGGTGGTGCTGATATTCCATTTGCACAAGCATTCCCAGGTGTTCCACACTTCACAGATATTTATGGACACGATCACAAGGCAACTTGGGGTAATGTAAAGAACGCTGAAGTTAATACTTCTGCTGAAAATCTTGCAACAAGACAACGTCGTATTATGTCTAAGTTACTTGCTGCTGCTAACTTAATCCAATTAGTAGGTCGTCGTGGACGTCCAACATGGGTTGTAACAAACGGTCAAGTTGCTACTGCTTTACAAGACGTTTCTGGTTATGTTGTAGCTCCAATGCTTAACACAATGTCTCAAGCTAACAACCAAAACTTATACCACGCAGGTACAGTTGCAGGTCTTCAAATTTATGTTGACCCATATATGGACTGGAACGACACACGTATCTGTATCGGTCGTAAAGGTGACGGTAACTCACCAGGTGTTATCTTCATGCCATACATTCTTGCTGACACAGTTTCTATTACTGCTGAAGGTACAATGGCTCCTAAGATGTTGGTTAACAGCCGTTATACAATTGCAGAAGCTGGTTTCTATCCAGAACTTCAATATCTTACAATTGCAGTTGGCTCAGCATTTGGAATTATCTAAGATATATATTAAGGCAAAATTCTCGCCTCTATATATTAATCCGATTCGCAAGAATCACAATTGGAACAGTTCGCGAGAACTGTTCCTTTTTTGTGTTTAAAGTAACAATATTAATAATAAAACTTGAAACAAAAATTTTCAAGTCGGCATCAAAAATTTTATTTTTATTAAATTGTATCTATTAAGCATTGCTCGCTTAAATTAAAAGTACAATTACAAGAATATAATAAATATAAAAAGAGATAATATAATATGGCAATTCCAGTACATTTGCAGCAGTTTAAAGCTGCGGGTATTTACCGTGTAGTTTTTGACCACTCAGCTATCTTAAATCAAGATACACAAATGCTCAGATTAGTTGTAGGTTACTCTGAGAAAGGTCCTTTCAATGTACCTGTGCTTGTAAAAGATCCATACGAGTTCAGATCTATCTTCGGTGATATATCTAAAAGACTTGAAAAACGTGGTATTTATTTCCATCGTTTAGCTTTACAAATGTTACAAGTAAGTCCAATCTTATGTCTTAATCTTAAAAAGTTTGACGGTGAAACAGTTCAAGGTGCTACTATCAGCACAGACTTTAATCCAAAGTTTACTCCAATTGACACTGTAACACTTAATGTTGAAGACATTTACGATACAACTCGTTTCTGGACTCTTGATGCAGAAAAGTTGAATGACTTGCGTTCAGTTGAAGGTTCTTTGATGGACCAATACATCAATATATCAGCAACTAACGTTAAAGCAACTTCTTGTACATATTTTATTCGTAAAGCATCAGGTACAAAGGTTTCTGGGTACAATATTACAGTTAATGACTGGTATTCAGATGAAGAAATGCCTGAGTACATGGAACCTTACAAGAATAACTTAATTTCTGACTTCTTTGCAGAAATTTATGTATTCAAAGGTAAATTCGAAGCAAAGCAAGTTCTTGCTTCTAATACATTGAAAAACTACTTCATTGTAACAAACGAACTTGACGAAGACGGTAATCAAATACTTAAACTTCGTGATAAAGTAATTAATGCTTTCGGTGAATCTGTTGATACACTTGATGCATTATATAAAGATGAAACTGCTGGTGCTCTTGGACACTATATTGGTGCAATCATTCCTTACTTCAAGAATAAGCAAGGTGCATATGCATGTCTTGATGTTGTATTCAATAGTGATATTGATACTCACAACATGATGTTATCTTTCAACAAGGATTTACTTGAAGAAGAAAATGCTGCAAACCTTGACCTTTCTGGTCGTATTAGAATTCCATCACCAAAGAATCCTCTTAAAGCTAATAAGACATTAAGTGTTGATAAGATTTATGATGGTACTGCAACAACATCAGTATTAGGTAACGTTAGTGCTCCTGTTATTGCTGATGTAACATCATTCTATACTAACGTATGGGATCCTGAAACAGAAACTCCATTACAAGACGTTTATGTTGGCAAGACTCGTATTGCAGGTACACTTTATGTTAAAACAATTAGAGAAGATATTGAAGTTGAAGCAGGTACAGCTGGTCAAATTGAATTAGCACAAGTTGGTTCTGACCAAACTGTTACAATGACTTTCAATACAAATCAAAATCAATGGAAAGTTCGTGAAGCTGCTCGTAAACTTGGTGTTGTATTTGATGAAGAAGGAAAACCAAAGAAGGGTATCGGTACATACTGGCCAGCAGGAGATGCATTTATGGATCCATCAAATCCTCTTGAAGGTCCTCAAAAGGTTATTACTGCTCTTTCTCGTCTTGAACACAAATCAGCTGACGGAACAGAATATACTGATATTGATGAAAACATTAAGCCTGCATTAAAAGAAGTTGAAGTACTTACAAGAATTAAGTATGTTAATACAACTGCAGTTGGTGCTGATGCTGTTTATGGTTCTTCAGTTTCATTCATTGATTTCTGTGACGATAACTGGGAATATGTTGAAGATGCTGAAATTATTAAGGGTGTAAAACAAGCTGCTCTTATCGGTACAGCTCAATATGATACTTCATTACTTAACATTCTTCAAAAGGGTGACTGTATTCTTGCTCAAGACGGTGCTGTTGATGAAAATGAAAATGGTGAAGAAGATGATGAAAACGGATACATTGATAATGTAAATGTTCAAGAATTTGGTACTGTTTACTACGAAGAAGGTGAAGAAGATATGAACGGTGAAAAGGATGAAAATGGTGATGTTATTTTACACCACGCTGGTGATTTCAAATTCCACTACATTCTTATTTCTGCAGAACCTTGGTTATATGAAATTCTTGACCCAGAAACAGGCGCAACTATTAACCGTACATTAGTTCGTGTTGATGCTGCTCTTAACCAAGAAATTGGTACAATGATTCCACAATATCTTGAAGGTTATACATATAAGAACGACCGTCCACTTGGAACAGGTATGTATCCAAAAGTAAAGTGGCAAGAATTCATTCTTTCTACAATTACTGATTATAAGGGACTTCGTACTGCATTACTTAACAAGTCAGAAATTGATTATCGTTATGTAATTGATACATTCGAATCATTCCCAGTATCTAATCTTAAGAACGTTCTTTCATACTTATGTAAAGAAAAGCAATCTGCATTCTGTATTGCTAACTTCCCATCAGTTAAGAACTTTATTAAGTGTCCTTACACATCATTCACAGACTCTAAGGGTGTATTTAATGTAGAATATGTTGTTAAAGGTTTCAATAAGAAGAAATCAGCTTCAATGATGTTTAGCTTACCAACAGAAAATGATGGTGCTTCATTCATTGCATTCTACACACCTCTTAAGTTTACTGATGGATATCTTGATACAATAGTTCCTGCTGCAGGTCTTGTATCTAACTTATTCGTTAATAAGTATATTTCACGTCAACCATATTACATTGTTGCAGGTCCTAACTATGGTGCAATTACTGCTTCTGGTCTTGTTGGTCCTGACTACAAATATTCAATGGATGAATTACAAATTATTGAACCATTTGGTGTAAACGTAATGGTATACCGTCCAAACTTCGGTACATTCATTAACGCTAACCAAACTGCAAAACAAACTCCTGTTTCTGCACTTTCTAAGGTTAATGTTCGTGAACTTGTTATTTACTTACAAGATGAAATTGAAAAGGTTCTTCAAGCTTATCAATGGGAGTTCAATAACCAACGTACACGTAATGCTATCCTTGACAGAGCTAACCAAATCTGTTCAATAATTGCAGCTAATGGTGGTATTCAAGCTTATAAGAATATCATGGACGAATCTAATAATACACCTGATATTATTGATAACGAAATGGCTGTTATTACAACTCACATTGAACCAGGTATGGGTTGCGGTAAGATGGTACAAGAACTTCACATCTGGAGAACTGGTCAAATGAATGCAAATATTTCAGACTAAGTATATTATTAAATAAATGGATGGTACTTCGGTACCATCCTACTTAAAAGAAGAAACGTTTAATAAAAAATATATATTCATGAATATAATTTATGGCTAATAATTTAACACACTTACCTCATATATTGAATGTTGAGTCAGGTCGTATGAAATACGATCCAGTACACAAGTCAATATTTGAAGTATATTTTACATTGCCAGCAGCTATTCAGAGTCAGTTCAAAACAGAAGAATTATTACTTACAGAACAAGTAACAAATGTTAGTGGTCTTGATGTACTTCAAAAGACAACTCCAGCTTCTGAACAAAAGTTCTATGGTGTTACTGTTTCTTATTTGAATCCAGTTCTTGATACAACTGCAGCTGATATTACTATTACATTTAACCTTAACTTACGTAATGTAACAGATAACTTCGTATTGAAAGTATTCCGTGCTTGGGAAAATATTTCTTATAATCTTGCTGATGGTACACGTTCAATTAAGACAGGTTATATTACAGATAACTTACGTATAGCTGAAGCAACTCGTAATGGTGATATTTGGAGATCATATATCTTCCATCATGTAATGCTTACTGGCGTAACAAATATTGATGACTTAGATATTATGTCTAATGATGCTCGTCAATTAGTTTGCACATTCCGTTGTGACTATTGGGAAGACGAATTATCATAAGATAATTTATCATAACAAACAAAAGGAACTCTTTCGAGTTCCTTTTTTAGTTTTCAAATATATCGTCTGTTATTTTTGCTTGTGTACCTTGATATTCAACAAATGATCTAAATACTCCTATATATTCATCAATTGACATTTGATATAATATATCATTATTTAATAATTCAATACTATTAATATTATCTTTAACCGTTATATCTTGTTTTCGATTTTTAGGAGCAACTAAAACATACATTTTATCACATTCATATATAACTGGAAAATTTTCATTTATAATTGATTTTACTTTATATATGAAATACAATTTGTTATCATTATCTTCTCTTTTCATATAAATGTACTTATTTAGCATTCCGGCTCCCCCGTAAACATTAATCTTAGGGTTATTAAAAATTTTGTCCATTTTAACTATTTTAAATATAAATTTAATAAATAATAAACAAAATATTATGGCAAAGAAACAATTAACCGAAGAAGAAAAAAGAGAAAAGAAATTGCAAAAATTAGCAATAATTTATGGACAAGTAGATGGTGAGCTTCATATTGCCGGTAAACCGATTAATGAGCAAATTCATATTCTTGTAGATAAATGTAATGCACTTCAAACTGAAATTTGTCAAATGGCAGATTCTATAAAAATTGAAGATTTAACAAAAGTACAAGATATTACTGATATTGATAAAAAGACATATCTTGATTTTGTTAATATTTGTGCATTAAAGTCAAATGATAAACTTAAGGAAAAGGCAATTGCTAAATTTGAAAGTGATTTTGAAAATCGTTTGTTTATTTCAAATTTACGACATTCATTCTTGGAATCATATATGTCAGGTTATGATTTGAAAATTACTGATGAAAGCAATCAAGAATATAAACCATTTGCTGATTATAAGTCTGAAGAGTTTGAAAAGATAATGGAGGACTCTGCAAAGAAACGTGAATATATCAATAAGATATTATATGGACAATATAAGAAATATGCAAAGGCTGCTGAATATATTACTAAGCTTGAATTGAATTATGGGGACTTTAAGAAATTAGTTGACTGGGAGCATTACAAGGAAGGCGGATATCCATCACCAACAACTCCTGCTAAACTTTGGTCAGTATTTGATAAATATGCTCATGCAATGAATTTGATGGCCAAATATGAGTTCACACAACAGAATGAACTTAATAAAGAGTTTGGTCTTGATATTAAATTGATGACACCACACCCAGTCAAACATCCTTGGATGACTGCTGAAGGAGAAGAACCAGAAATTGATGAAGAAGAATAATGACTATATTTTTAACAGGTACAGCAGCAGATACTGCAGATGATTTAGATCCTAAAAGATTAAATCGTCAAATACAAGAATGTGGTTGGCTAATCAATATGGTCGAAGGTACGGGCAAATGGAAAAATCATCCATGTAATTTTATGTACAAAGATCATATTGATTGGGTAAAGAAATATAGAGATTGTCTTGTTGCATATAAAAACAAAGATTATAAGTTATGTCAGCAGATTTCACAAGAGGCAGATTTTATAAAACCTGATTTTATATGTGAAGAATTATATACAAATTTCAAAAAACGTCTTTATACAAAAGATCCAACAATATATGCAAGATGGGAACATTTAGGTACTACAAATGCAAATTATTATTATATAGATGGCCATTGGGTTAAATATGAAAATGGTAAAAAAGAAATAGTAGATAAAATAATATGAAAAAATTTGAAATACCTTATAATTTTCAATTATCTTGGATAGATTATTATCGTAATAATGAAGACCTACACAAATATATAGATTTTGTATATGTAGGTGCTGTTAAAGAAGGTAATATTAAACATGCCCGTTCTTGTGTTAAATCATTTGATTATGATTGGGATGAGTTTGATAAACATATTAAATTATTACAAAATGAAAAAATAAGAATTTGCATTCTCATGCAAGTTGGAGCAACATTAGAATTAATAGAAAAATATATTAAAGATTATAATATTAATATATTTTGTATTAATGATGATGAATTGGCAAAACAATTAAAAGAAAAATACGGTAATAGTATTTATTTAATTTTATCAATAACAAGAATAATAACTGTTGATGAAATACTAAATAATGAAAACTTAAAATATTATGATTTAATCAACTTACATTTTTGGTTTAATCGTAAATTACATATAATTAAAAAGTTACCTAAAAAATATATGTATTCATTATTAGTCAGTGATTATTGTTATTATAATTGTAAAATAGCAAAACAACATTGGTTTTGTGATAATGATAAAAATATTAAATGTTTATCAGCAACAAAAAATACTAAATTTTCAACAAGAATAGGTAACAATGATTTGAAAATATTTAATAAGTATATTGATTATTATAAAATATCTGGAAGAGAATGTCATGCAAGTATTATATTTGATACACTAAGATTATTTGTTGATGGATTAAATTCTAAAGATAAATTACCAAATAATATTGAAGATGAATATTCAATTATTGATAAAGATGATCCAAAGATATAAATAATGTTCCTCTGGCCCCATTAAATCTTTTAAGTAATATTGTTTTATTATTTTAAGATTTAATGAGGCCAGAGGAACATTCTACTATATTCTAGAGGATTTTATTATATCTAGCTAAGTGTTAAAAAATATTAAGGATTTTTCTGTTCATTTGCTTTTAATTTCTTTTCAACTTCCATATTATGCTTTGTTATGTTCATTCCTATAACATCATTCATATCAAATCCCAAATCATAAGCAATATTACAAATATTATTCAAAATATCTCCAAGTGATATAATTGCTTTTGTTTTTGTTACTTTAGTAAAATTACCATGATCTTTAACGAGAGCATCATTTAATTTGTTTGACAATGCTCCTACATTATTTTGTAAATCTAATATAACCGAAAATGGTCCTAATTCAAGAGGATAATCAATGTATTCTCTAATTGTTTTTTGATAATCATTAATGTCCATATTCTTGTTCAATTTCTTTATTTAAATTATTCATTGCATCATCAAAATCTCCAGTTATCATACCTGGTGTTAATTTGATAGTAATAGATTTAATTGATGTTATTGGAACAATTGTAGTATTTATTGTTAATACTTCTCCATAAGGATCATATTCAACTTCATTCATATATCTTGCAAAATCTCCATTTTGTAATTTCTTTTCACATAAAGCATTCATTCTTGCAAGATATCCATTTTCAATATATGGTTTTGCTAAAATGTTTTCAATTAATCTTTGCATTTTAATAAAAATATATTTACTACATATATATAAGAGGTACTTCACGAACTTTTGGACAATTTATTTGTGTTTCATTAACCATAAGTTCATAATAATTTAATATATCTTTTGATATATCTGTTTCGTTTACTATTTTAAGTATTTCATCAATATCATTTTCATTTTCTAATTGAACGAATATTGCACCATCAATTCTGCCTATACCTTTGAATTTACCTTTATATGTATGGACTTCATTATGGACTTCTTTATTTTTTGTAATATGTTGTATTATTGTTAAATCAACTTTACTGCTACGATTTATAAATTGCATTTTATATTGAAGTTCTTTTAATTCATCAAATGAATCAGTAGTTACTGCAAGTATTCTTTTAGGTAAATCACCTATTGATTCTTCAATTTGTACGGGAGTTTCAGTTGGTGTATTAGCAATAAATGATTCTTTTTTCTTTTCACGGTCATCTCCATTTCCATGTACGGTATTTGTTTCTTGACGCTCTTTAACTTTTTGCATACCTATTGACATTATTTCACCAAGACTTGTATTCATATCATCAGCAGCTGCCCAAATATACCAAAGTACGTCAGCAAGTTCTTTTTTAATTGCATTTTTTGTTTCTTCATCAAATTTACCTTTATTGTCTCGTAAACATTTCTTAACCTTTTCAGCTGCTTCACCAGCTTCACCATTTAAGCCAAGAATTGGATATATAATAGGTAAGCAATCATATACCTTTGATGTTTTCATAAAATCTTCATATTTCTTTAACTGCATGATTTCTTATATTGATTTATTTTACATTTAACTAATGCATCTGTTTCATGACCATCATATTTACATTTACCATTATAATCATTAAATCTTCCAGCAACTGGTCCATAATCATCATAATGTTCACATGAATAACACATGCCTGGATAATCATTGGGGTTTAATAAACAATCTTTAACCATATTAACTAATCTGATAATATCCAATTCTAAAAGGATATTGTTCTTCAGTATATTTTTTACATTTTGCTAATCCTTGAAGATATATCTTATTAGAAATATACTTCTGATTAAAACAATCAATTACATCATATAATACAAATTCATCTTTCAAATCACTAAGTCCAAGTCCTCTACCAATTGACTGCATATTGATAACATTTGACTTAAATGATTCAAACAATACACCAAAACATAAATTAGCAAGTGTGATACCAGTTGAAAGTGTACCATAAGAAGCAATCAAAATACAATCATTATTGTCTTTCAACATTTGTTTTATTGCTTCACGTTTCTTTGGAGTTACTGCTCCTGTAATTGTATCAATATGTCTTGTTGGGAATTTTTCTTTAATGATATCTGTTATATAATGAATATACTCAGTATGATGCGCAAGTATTAATGTATTCTTATCACACTTCGGTAATATATCATTACAAAGATAATCAACACGTTCTGTCATAAAATGAGACATCATTCTTTCAATAAACAACATATTAGTTTGTGTTGACTGTTTTATTACATTTTTAAGTACTGAAGCATATTCAAGTTCAAATTTAATTTGTAATGCATCTGCTCTTTTTTCAAGTTTGAATTGTTTTTTAATTTTATCTAATTCAGCTTGAGTATCTTTATCATTAACTGGAGTCATTACACCTGTCTTAAAAAATAATTTAGCTTTAATATCTTCAAGACCTGGTGGTAATTTCTTAACATATTGTATCTGAAATATAGGTTTAGGAAGTTTAATTTTTTGTCTTGTTTCCTTTCCATTTCTATTAACAACTGAAACAGTTTCAAATTCAGATAATCCATATTCTGCACAATCTATAAATGTTTCTAATTGTTTTTTCAAATTACGATATTCCAATCTTACTTGTAAAATATTAACCTTTGAAATGTAACCTTCATCCATCAAATACTTTGGTTTAATTTCTTGAATAGTTGCACCTAATAAAGATTTAAGACAATAATATTCAATTGTTTTCTTCTTTGGAATTGTGCCTGTCATACCGAAAGCTATCTTAACTTCTTTCATAAATGGCTGACTAATAATAGTTCTAATTTGATTTGCTGTTGCTCTATGTGTTTCATCAACAAATACAATATCAAATCCATTAAAGAAATCTGGATTATATTTCTTATTTTCTGTTCCTCTTTTTGGTTTTTCAATAAACTTAATTAACGATTGGAATGTACCTATTGTAAGATTAGCTGACTCTACTAATTTGCCACCACCCCATACACATTCGGTATTGAAAAATTCTGCGTATTCTTTGAAGTCATTATATCCTTGTGTTACTAACTGAATTGATGGAACAATCATTAATATCTTTTTTGCTCCTAAATATTCAATACAATATCTGAATATCATATAAGCAATAAGAGTCTTACCTGCACGTGTTGCTAATTCTGATACAGATTGTTTCCACTGTAATATTTTATATGCTGCTTCATATTGATAAGGGCGTGGTGGATATTTTAATCCCCAACTATCAACTATGGTTTTAAATTGCTCAAATGTATGTGGTATGTCTCTTTTGAAAAAATTAGAATGATCTAATAAACCATCAAATGCAATATCATTATCTTTGAAGAATTTATATACTTCTTGCCATAATCCAATTGCACAATAATATACAACTTGTCCTGATGGTTGAACATAATCAAATAAAAAGTCTTGTGTATATGGAGGTCCACTATATGTTGGTAAATAACATATAGGGTCGACTAAATTCAAATGTTCTTTAAGTTTCTTTAAGTTTATTTCATCATATTCAGAATCATATTTAAGAAACAAATATCGTGTATCTTTTTCAGTGAATATAAAATGTATCATATTATTTGTGTATATGTTTTGCAGATAAATCACATTCGAGTTTCCAAAATTTATCCATATCTTTTTCTGTAAATCTTTTGTCACTTTCCATTACCCATTTGATATTTATCTTAAAACATCCATGAGAACATATTGGACAACTCCAACCTATACCTGTAAAACAGCAGAAAGAATTATCCGATAAAAATTCAGTAACTGTATCTTCATTAATACCTTTATCTAAAAAAAGATTTATATAATACTGAATTTTTATCGGAAGTTGTTTTTTAAATTCTTGTTGAAATTCTTCAAAATCCATCAACTATACTAAATCTTTTGATTTAAATATAGTTAAAATATATTAATTGTTTAATTATTTTCTGTTAAAGTAAATGTTGCTTCTAATGGTTTATGATCTGATAAAGATATGTCTTTATCAAAATGACATTCTTTTAATTCTAATTTATATTTTCCTTTTGAATGATTAATAAAAAATATTCTATCACAATCATTATAATTATTAGGAATTGCTTCTTGACAATTTAATTCTTTTACATAATTAATATTCTTAATAAAATATTCAATATTTTCTTTATCCCAATTATATTTATCGTAACTATTTGTATCACCCATTATAATTGTTGGGTTTGTACTTGTATAATATCTTTCAAATATATATGATAATAATTGTTCAATTTGAGATTTACGAGCTTCAATATCTTTTGTTACGTCAGGACAATTTTCTGGATGATAAAAATCTGCATCCATGTGAACTATGTAAACATCAAGTTCAATATTATCAATATTAAGATTATAAAATCTAAAACCTTTATGTGTTAATAAATCATTTGCATGATCTATATAACCTGATGATTTATTCCAATTAATAATTTCTTCTTTATATGTATGAATACCAATTTTTGTAAATAAATTCATTCCATCAGCTTTAAATCTTGGTAATGGAAAATGACTTAAACATTCAACACTTGAAAATATTTTTGAAATATCAAATCCACCTGAATATGTTCCCCAACTATATATATCATATAATTCACTTGTTAATTCATCATGATAATTAAAATCTTCTTGTACACCAATAATATCTGCATTCGAATCTAATAAAAATTTACTTATTTGTTTCATTTTATTAGATGTATCTTTATTATCATTAATTTTAATTATAGTTGTCTTTTTAATTAACTTATATATCCATGTTATTGGTTTTAATATACAAGGAAGCTCATTTAAATCTAAAGTCTCTGGAAGTCCGTCAATATTATAAGTTAATACTTTCAATTCTTTATTCATTTCTTTGTAGGATCTATTAATTTATATGGGAGATCTAATCTATACCTAAATGTTGTATGCGGCCAATGTCTTAATTGTATTGTACATTTATCATTATAGTTCATAAACTTATTTTCCCATGGACACCAACCAGTGGGTCCATAGAACATACAATTGTAACATATATGCAATTTATCATTTAAGCCTAATTTAGATTTTGGTTCTCTTTGAATTTTCTTTTGTCTTGACATTAGAAAACGAATGCCGGATTAACCGGCATTCATTTATTTATCTTCTTTCTTTTCATCATCTTCTCCAGCTTCAGCCTTTTTAAGATCTTCCATCTTTTGCATTACTGCTTGATGTTTTGAAGCAATATCATATGTCTTTTCAGTGGCATCAACATATGCATTATGTAAAGGTTCGAAGTATTTATTAATTGCAACAACTGCTGCCCATTCTGTATAACCTGTAAATTGCATTTGACCTAATGTACGAAGTATTGCATCGAGTTGTGCATAAGGTATCTTCTTTGCTTTCTTTTCAGGATTCCAGAAATCATAAAGACCAACAAGACCTAATGTATATTGCCACTGTACAGTTTGCTTATTCAATAACATTCTGATTCCTTCAGCAACTTCCTTATAGTTTTCTTTTGGTAAATCAAATTCAGTCTTTGAAACTTTTTGGTCATTAGCATCTGCTTCTGCAATTAATTCTGACTCAATTTTTTCAAGTTCTTCAAATGTTTTTCCATTCAAAGACTCTGCATACTCTTTAAGCATTCTTTGCTTTTCCTCTATATTCATTTAATCTTATAAGATATATTTATAATATGATAAATAGTACTATTGCTGCTATTACTGCATATATAAATCCATGTAATAACATTTGCTTTAAGTTATGTGTAAATAATTTTCTTGAAACAATATCAAATACTAACAAATAATTGTCTGCTTCTTTTGGTCCAACATGTCTGAACTCCAAGTCAATAAAATGATAAAGATTTTCAATTTTGAATACTTCTCCAATTATGTATAATTGTTTATGAGTCCAATGTTTTACATATTCTTTATTATTAGTATTATCATCATCAAATTCAATGATTGTTCTTGTTACATCAAATTTGCCTTCTTCATTAATATTAGGATTTACTACTCCATATAAACGGCCTATCCAATCCTTTTTAATTTCAACATTCAAATATTCTTTTAAGACAATCTTAAATGCATCACTATAAAATGTATCTGATATATATTCATAATCTTTAAGATAATCATATAATGATTTGATAGTCTTTATAATTTTTCCAGTAAATGTCTTATAGAATAAATTTCTAAAAAACTTCATGTCTATGATTGTTAATTTGTTAAAAATAGTAAAAAGAAATTAATTAATTAAAATAAAACATAAAATTTTTTAATAAAATATGATTTTCATCTATATTAATATGTAATTAATTTAAAAATCAAACGTCTATTTATGAATAATTTTCCATATAAAAATAATATATATAATGTACAAATTTTATTTTTAATAAAAGCAAATATCTAATTTAGGAATATTGTGAGGATTTAACAAGTATTAACAATACTTTGGGACGATTTTCATAATAATTTTGTAATTTTGTATCGTAAATAAAAAGTTAATTTAATATATTAAAAATGAAAAAGATAACTGAAGGAAAAAGTAAAGTTAAGTTTGAAATCCCAGAAGGTTCAATTAACTATATCAGTGCAGCTGAGTTGAAGAAGTACCTTGAAGTTACAGACAGATTTATTTCTGATGAAACAAAGGAACTTGTTAATTGGCTTATTGTTAATAACGATTCTTACATTTCTGACCTTTCAACAGATGATGATGAAAATGCCCTTGCAGGATTCTATAAGGCAGGCGTACCTGAAAAGGATAACTTGAAAGAACTTTATAAATTGCTTGGCACAATTATAAAGGCAGGAAAGACAATGGAAATTCCTGTATTTCAAACAAAGAGTGATTTTGAAGGAATTATCAATAAGAAAATTGCTCCTGATGAAGTTATTCTTGATTTAGGTACTGAAGCTGGTCGTAATGCAACAGCAAAGAAATATGAAGCTCTTGTTCATATGATTGCAAGACAATGGAATGGTAAACTTAACCTTTCATATAATGATTTGTTAAGTGTATGTTATGAAGGTCTTGCATATGCAATGAATACATACGGTAAAAAGAATAAGAAGTCAAAAGCAACTGATGAAGCAGTAAAAGGTTATACATTTGGTCAATATGCAGCATATTGTATTCGTAATCATATTACTGGTTGGGGTGTTGCTGACTCACATCTTGTACATATTCCTAATTCTCAACAAAAGAGAGAACGTGATGAAAAAGGTCATAATACTCGTAATTTGTCAATTTCAGGTGACAAGTCAGTTGGACATGATGATGAAGGTAGTAAGACAATGTTCGACTTCATGGGTTCATCAACAGATGTTGAAGATGGCATCAATGCTGAAGATCGTAAGAGACTTTGGGATGACGTATGGAAGATTCTTTCAAAGGAATTTGATGCAAAGACACTTGATATTTGGTGTAGTTATTGGGGTGCTTATGATCATAAGAAACTTCAAAACAAAGAAATTGCAAAAAAATATAATGTTGCAAATTCAAATGTAACTTATTACTGTCAAAAGGTAAATCAGTTTATTAAGAAGAACAAAAAGATTCTCGATATGTTTACTGAACTTTATGAATTGCTTAAAGAATCAATAAATGACCATGATAGAGAAACTTCTTCAAGAGGTCGTATGGTTACAAGTACTGAAAATATATATGATGAAGACTAATGAAAGACATTAAAGAATACATAATAGAATCTAATGCAAATCATACAATATTTAATGCTTGTATGGAATTAGATAATAATGAAAATATTTACAAGGAACAATATTGGCCTCTAGTACAAAATCTTGTAAAGAAACATAAATTAGGTGATTTTAAAATTGAAACACTTGAAAAATCATCAGTTGTATCTAAATTGGCAACTGCAACATTAAAGGCTGCTAAAGCTGGAAATTTATCTGCTGATGATAGAAAACGTCTTTATAAGTTTATTGTTGGTAATCTTCTTAAGACAATAAGTAATGAAGGAGAAGACTTGACAAAAGAAGAAGAAGATTATATGATTGAATGGGATTATAATAATTCTGATAAATGTGGTTGGTAATATATATATGATATATAAATGAAAGATATAAATATCAAGATTAATGAAGCTGTAAATGGTATTACAGGAATTAAATCTGCTACATGGTTTATAAGTATAAATGATGTAAATTATTTAGGATTAAGTCAAGATAAAGCTTGGAAATCAACTACATTTCCTATTGTAAAAATTATAACAAAGAAAACTAAAGTAGAAGATTTTATTAAAATGATTACAAATGAATATTCATTAGAAAATGGATATTGTTTGACATTGCTTAGAAAAATTGAACATGAAAATGGAAGTCGTTGGGAATTAGGAACTGGTTTACCTGCAGTTACTGCTTGGAGTACAAAAGATAATGAATTTAAATATGAATATTTTGTAGATGGAAAATGGAAAGAAGGAAAACCATCTCATGATTCATTGGAAAAATATTTTAAACAATTTACTTCAAAATATTATGGGCCAATGGCAGTTGTTAAAATTGATGATATGAAAAATTTACCTAACAATATATAATGAAAGACATTGTTGAATCTATAAAGAAAACTAATTATTCTGAATGGCATGATGTCAAATGTGTCAAAGAATATAAGATAGAACGCAAGACAGGTGGAATGACATTCAAACAAGGAGAAGAATATGAGGCTTCAAAAATAAACGATAATTGGTGGCTTATAGAACAATTTGGTGTACCAGCTGAAGATTTTAAAAAATATTTCAAGGATGTTTAATGAAGTCTATAATAAAATATATCAGAGAGTCTGTAGAAACATACAGACTTAATGAGATTGAAGCAACATATAATGTTCAGCCTGAAGAAATAATACTTCAAGCTCCTGAGACTTTTCAAGAGTCAGATATTCAACAATACATTGATGATATGTGGCTCAATTCATTACCATCTTCTCAGGATTATTCAGAAAAGTTCTTTGGTAAAAATAATGATAATATATCTGATGCTCACTTCGAATATGATACTTTTGAACATATCGATGTTGAGCCAAAAGAGTATATAGAATGGGATCCAAAGTTTGATGATAAAAAAACAAATGATGATGAAATTAAATTAGAATATTTCAAAATCAAAAATCTTAAATACATTATAACATTCGATAGATTTGATATGGTTGATGTAACTGATGATGATGTTGAACAAAAATTAATTGATATTTTCAAAGCAGCAGAATCATCAAAAGCAAATGAATATCCTATTGAAATAATATTTGATGAAGACTCATTAGAATACAGAAAATAAAATCATAAATAAAGATTTATAATATAATATGAAAGACATTACAACATTTATTAATGAAAGTAAGAAAACTCCAAAACGTGAATTTTTTGAATATGTTGATGTTTGGATTGATGAAATGTATCAAGAAGGTTTAGTTAACTATGATGATGATCATATTAAGGAATATGCAAAAGGTGCAAAAGAACCTAATTATGATGAAATAGTTAAAGGTGTAATGGAAGAATTTAAATCAAAGATGTCTTCTGAACTTAAGTCAATGCTTGAAAAATTCCTTAAAGAAGATAAACATCAAGATAGAGATAAATCAGAAGTAGTTGATATGATTCTTACTGCTATTGAACAATTTGCTGCAAGCAATGAGTTTCCAGGATATTAAATAAATTATTTTAATTATGAAAGATATCGTTACAAAAATAAATGAGTCAAAAAATAAAAAGTGGTTTAATTGGCGTCTTGTAGCAAATGATCTTGATAATGATACTAAAGAATTATTAAAAAAAGTATGTTTAGATACAAAAAATGATTCTTGGTATTCTATGGAAGAAATTGAACAACGTTTTTGGAAAGGAGATCTTAAAGACGAATTAGATAACATTTGGGATATTGTAACTACAAAGATTTTAAATGTTAAACATAAAAAAATGGCTTATGAATTAACTCCAAAGGATGTCATAGATCAATATTCATTAGCTACAAGTGGTAAACAATCAAAAATTGAAGTTATTGCTCAGGCTTGTTATATGACTCATCGTTATATGGATGATAATAAAAACACTATGAAGGGTTATTAATTATGAAAGATATTGTTAATAAAATAAATGAGGGCTTACAATTGAATGAAGCTCGTAAAAGTGATACTGCCGCTAAGCCATTTGAAACAAAAGAAGAATTAATGGCTTTTGTTGATGAAGTTGAAAAGACAAAACTTATTGTCAAGAAATATGAAGATGAAGCTCAAAAGTATTGGGATGAAATGGCTAAGAATCAAAGAAAGGCAGATAAGGAATTTAATTCATTAAAATTAAAATATGGAGATCCTGAATGGGATTCTAAATATGATGAAATTCAAAAGAAGTATCAAATTGATGAATTAATGGAAAAGGCATCTAAGATAACTGAAGCTCCTGAATGTAAAGAAGCAAATACTAAACTTTATGGAGAACTTCAACAAAGAGCATTAGATTCATTATCACCAAAAGAACAAAAGGCAATTGGTAAACGTGGAGGTCGTATGTATAATATTTTAGCAGAAGTATTCAAAAAATATATGCATTATGACTTTAAGAAAAATAAGCCAGTTGAATAACTATGAAAGATATTGTATCAAAAATTAATGAAAGTGGATCTTCATTTTCAGAACAAGTAAAATATTCAAAATCTGATTGGGAAAAATGGAAAAAAGAAACTAAAGAAGATGTGTTCATTGGTAATTATGAAAATGAACCTGATTTAGAATTAGTATACATTCCTAATAATAAAGATAAAATGATGGATCATATTGCAACATATAATAAGAAAACTGGAGTATTGTTCTGCAACGATATAAAATTATTTGGTCACGAAGTATGAAAAATATAGTTAAGTTTTTAAACGAAGCAAAACAAACTGTATCATCAATAAATTTTGATGAATTTAATGATGAAATAGAAAAACTTAATAAAGAATTAAAAAATTATAGTTTTGGTGTATTTGATGATGAAGGTGAACATTTATATATTCATCCTAAAGATACAAAGAAATGGTATAGTGCAGTACCAGATAAATTTAGATTAGACCAATGGACAATTGAAGATATTGTTAAAACAGCTCCTAAATTATGTGATACTATTTATGTGGCAGTTAAAACGTTTGAACTCCCAAATCATCAATCAAAAATTAATGGAATAATTAAACATTATGCTAGACCAGTTTTAACATATCAAGGTATGTTCTTTAATTCAGATAAAGAATGTAAACAATTTATTAAAGCTGTTAAAAATGAATTAAGACCTGATAATGGAGAAGTTAAAAAGTATAAATTGACTCCAATGACAGTAAAAGCATTTGTTGATTTTCTTGATGAAGAAACTCATAAAGGTTCATATTATAGTTATGAACATCAAGATACACAGTTTGCAAAAATATAAATGTTAATAAATTATGAAAAATATTAATGTATTTATTAATGAAGCTGTTTCTACAAAAATAAAATTTCAAAACCAAGAATTTGAAATGGATCATATTATTGGTAGTAATATTAATAAAAATGTTGATGATGCAAGAACTGTGAAATCAATAACTGATGATATGTGGAATACTCTTAAGAAACAAGGTGTTAAATATCTTTTAACAATTCCTCCTCATTATTATGCAGGTGATGCTAAGAATGATGTATTTATTATAAAAATGTTTATTAAGAGTAAAAAATTATATAATATGTATTTACATACTGAAGCTTATGCGCTTTATGATATAAAGACTCATGAATGTATTAATAAAGATATTATTGAAAAAGGTAGAGCATATAAAATTATTAGATTAGAATAATTATGAAAAATATCAAAAACTATATAACTGAAAGTTCTAAAGGCTGGGAATATTTCAAAAGCGTAACAGATCCAAGTAGTCTTGGAATTGATTTGCCAGGATTAGACAATAAAAATGCAAAATGGCTTCTAATCAATACACAAGATGAAATGATATCACCATACACTGAAGCTGACTTAAAACAAGCAACAAAAGATCTTGAGGATGACGATACTATAGAAAAGGAAGTAAAGAAGTTAAAGATTGGTGAATCATATGATTCTGATGGTGGAATAAATATATATGTAAGAATTAAATAATATGAAAACAATAAATTTTTTTATAAATGAAAGATTCGAAAGTAATGGATCTAATAAAGAAGCAATGTTCTTACATAAAGATGGTGTACGTCAATCTGAAGATTTTACATTTAATACAGGTGAAAAGGCTTTATTGATTAAATATGATACTGATGGATATGGCATTCAAATTAGAGGTATTGTAGAAATTGAAAAGGTACTTAAAAATAGTATTAAGATCAAATCAGAAAAAGAAGATATGACTGAATTTTATCATGGTTTGAAATTTGATAAAACGGGTATTGCTATAGTAAAACAAAATAGTAAATATCGCGGCAAATCAGTTAAATATTGGGTGCTTTATAATAAAGAACTTATTAATAGTGATAAGGATGGTAAAGATATACAAGAAATATTAAATGATAAACGTAGTTCTTGGGGATTTAAATTAGAAGGTACTGAAGATTGGCATAAAGAAGCTATTAAAGATCTTAAAAAATATCTTAAAGAATTTAAATAATAATGAAAAAAATTAATTCATATATATTTGAATCTCGTGAAATAGAAACTAATTCAAACAAACAACGTCGTAAAGAACTTGAGAAATGGTTAAAACATAAAAACTATGATGATTATGTTGATACATTAAACAAGATGCTTGAAGATCCAAAATCTAAAGCGTTACTTGAAGATGGTTTTGGTGGTAAACTTGGAGATACAAAATTAACTTTTAGTTATAAAGAAATTCCTGTATCTCAATTGATGCCAACACAAAGTGAAATTGATTTGAATAAGTCTCTTTGTCATGCATTAAAAGAAAAAGGATCATTAGAGAAAACGTTTACAGATCCTATTTTAATTAAATGGCCAATTGTAACATTTAGAAAGAATTATGTTATTGATGGACATCATACTTGGCTTCAAGCAATAGCATTAAATCCAAAAGGAAAAATTGCAGCATTTAATTATGATGGTGATATAAGTCCAATTCAAATGCTTAAAGCAGTACAAGGAACTATTGCTGCTGTTAAAGCTGAAGATAACGATAATAATGGTAGTCTTCCATCAAGTAAAGTTGAAGGTCCTAACTTTTTCGATAAAAGTTTTGATAAAGAAAAAATTGAAAATTATATTGCAGACAATTTGGATGAATCTTTAATAGATGACTTCCATAAATATATAAAAGAAATAACAGATAAAAAGACTTTAGTTGAGTGGCTTACAAATAGTTTACTTAATATTAAAGCAAACAATTATCCATCAGAATCTGCACCTGGTCGAGCAAAGATGCCACAAGCGTTTAAAGGTGGAACAGATGAAGATGACAAGAAGACTTCATTACCTGATAAAGAAGGTTCAGCAATGAATAAACTTAAAGATGATAAATTTATGAAGTCTGCTGTAAAATAAATACAAAATAAATATTTCATTTTGTAGTGAAAACACTAATTGTAAAACAAACAAATGAACAAGATGTTGCAAATGCAACATATGAACATGTTTCAAACGCTTCATTATATAAATTATATCATATAATACAAAAATCATTTACATCATCAGATTTTAATTGTATCTTAAAGGGATCTGTTGAAATACAAAATATATATGAACATATGTTAAGATTTTTTAATGAATCTTATCAAGATTTTCATATATTGCATACTGGTGAATATTATATAGATTTTGAAGATAAAAAGGCTGAAAAAATGTGTGCAAATGTATTTGGTGATACTATTGGTATAACTGAAGGTACTGCAAAATATTTTAATTCAACAACATCAACAATTAGTGAAACTGTATTAAAAAATTATCCTGATATTGAATATCTAAATGAGTGGAGATATTTTAAAAATTTTACATCATTTCCAAATTACTTATTTAGAGAATATAAAACATTAAAAGAAATTGATTTACGAAATGCTGTAGTTATTGGTGAACAAACGTTTAAAAATGCAATTGCATTGGAAAATATTGGAGATACATCAAATATTACTACGTTGAAAAATCATGCATTTTTAGGTTCAGGATTAGCAAGTGTTGATTTTCAAAATTTAATTTCAATTGGTAATTATGTTTTTGAAGCAATGCCTAATTTACAATCTGCACATGTAAATTTATTTAATGAAGGACTTTTTTATAATTCTAAAAAATTAGAAACTGTTTTAGGTATGAATAATTTAACATCTATACCTAGAAGATTATTTTATGGATGCAATAAATTACTTACTACTGATATTGATTGGGATAAAATAACAACTGTTAATTATGAAGCATTTAATGGTTGTAATGAATACGTTTTCCCAAATGATTTAGGGAAAAACATTACAACATTAGGTTATGATTTGTTTATCAATTGTTATGAATTAAGACATTATGATGCAACAAATCTTGTATCTGCTGGATATAATTGTTTTAATGGATGTAAAAATTTAGTAGGAACTGTTGATTTATCAAATCTTACATCATCTATTTCTGGATTAAGAGGATTTTTTTATAATTGTAATTCATTAGAACATGTTATATTACCTGAAAGCCAATTAAATTATACTTTAGATGGTTCATTTTTTAGATATTGTAGTTCGTTAATTGATGTTGATTTAAAAAATTGTGCAAGAATTAATAACGAATGTTTTCGTGGTGATTATTCATTAATAAATATAGGTGATACAAGTAATTTAACATATGTTGGTGATAATGCATTCCAAGAATGTACAAATTTAGATCACATTAATTTAAGTAATGTTACTTATCTTGGTGGTACATCTTTATATAGATGTAAACATATTAAAAGCATAAGTGATGACGGACATATTCCATTAATTACAACAATTAATGGATCTTCATTTAGAGAAATTGGTACTTCTGGTGAAGTAGGATTAGGTGAAATAACATTTGATGCAGCAACCCAAGTTAATGGGGGAGCATTTGAAGATTCATACGGTATTACAAAAGTTAATTTACCTGAAGTTGTAAGATTTAGTGGTTCTGAACAATTTTTACGTTGTTATGATCTTATTGAAGTAAATTGCCCTAAACTTACAACAATTGCAGATAGTAATGCTTTTGCTCAGTGTCCTAAACTTGAATCTGTAGATATATCTAAAGTTACAGATATTAAAGGATCTACTTTATATAGATGTAAAAAAATAAAAAGTATAGGTCCTAATAATACATGTGTTGCTGAATATATTAGAGGTTCTGCATTTAGAGAATTAGGTACTTCAGGAGAAGAAGGTTTAGGAGAAATATCATTCCCAAATTGTACTGTAATTGATGGGTGGGCATTTAGAGAATCTTATGGAATAACAAAAATAAATTTTGGAAGTCTTGTTGAAGTAAAAGAAGTAGGTTTAAGTTATTTATATGATTGTGAATATATAACAGGTTTAGATAATTTAACAATTGTTAGAAATTCTGCATTTTATGGATGTTCAAAATTAAAAGAAATACATTTACCAAATTTAGTACAATTTGCAGATGGTAATCAGCATTTTAGACATTTAGATAATTGTAAAATAATTGATTTACCAAAATTAAAATCATTAAATTCAGATTGGATATTTGCAAATAATCCTAATCTTGATTTATTGAATTTACCTGAATTAGAAGCTATACAATATTATGCAACATTTGCTGAAGGTACAAATTTCAAAAAAGTTGTATTGACAAAATGTAAATCATTTAATGGTGCCGGTCAATTATTTAGAGAAAAGAGTAGATTAGAAGAAATTGATTTATCATCACTTGAAACATGGAACTCTGATTATATATTTTATAATTGTGATAAATTAATTGAAATTTCATTACCTAAATTAACTGTACCAATTCCATATTATGGCTTTAGATCTTGTGATGCTCTTGTAACAATGTCAATAGGTCCTGGATGTACTGAATTAAAAAATGAATCAGTATGTAATTGTGCAGAATTGAAAAATTTTGATTTAAGTAATATTAAGATATTTGGTAATTATTGTTTATGTGATAATCCAAAATTAAGTAATATTAATTCACTTGCATCAGCAACAAGTATTGGACGTGAGGCATTTAGAAATTGTACTAGTCTTGCAATAGATCTTGTTATACCAGCTTCATGTACATATATTGGATATAGAGCATTTTATAATACACATTTAACATCTGTTACAATGGAAGCAACAACACCACCACAAATGGATAATGAATCATTTAGTGGAGCATTATCATATCCTATTTATGTACCTGCAGGTTCAGTTGATGCATATAAAAATGCAACTAACTGGAGAAATATTGCATCAAGAATATTTGCAGCTCCTTAAATAAACAAAATGAATAGAACTTAGCTAAGTTCTATTCATTTTTATTATATTATCTGCTAATTTTATTAATTCATTTTTTCTATCAATCATATCTTCATTCATTTCAAAAAAATCTGAATAATATCTATGTGTTTTACACATCATACCTCTTATTTTTAATTTCCAAACATATTCTTCAAATGATTTTGTAATATAATGTCTTAAATATATTCTATCATAAACAGGTACATTTCTTTTCCATGTAAAATCAGGACGAACAAAATTACATAATGCAGTATGATTACCTGCTATAAATCTTTCTTGTAATCTTTTCATATTAAAACACAGTTTTGTATAATTGCAAAATTTTTTATCTTGATATGTATAACCGCATTCCTTTGTATAAATTTCCCAAATAGGTTTATCATATTTTGGCTTATAAATATATCCTGACGCTCCGTAATTTTTCCACTGTAACATAATTGCATCATATTTAATATAATCGTTTAATAATTTTGGAAATTCATCAGTAACAGTAATGAATTCATCACAATCAATTGAAAAACACCAATCATAATCAAAATTATCTCTTATCCATAATAAACCACTTCTAATATATTCAGATTGATTAAATATTTCTAAATTTAATATATCAACACAATTTAATGTAATTTTATCTTTAGGATAATTATCAATTATTTCTTTATGTGTAATACTTCCAATATCTTCAAATATAAAAATATGATCTATTCCTAATGATAAATGATAATCAATAAAATCTTTTATATAGTTATGTTCATTTTTAATTACTGTAAAAATACAGCTACTCATAATAACTAAAAATTATTTTTATATAAATATAAATTATTTGCAATACAAAGTTAAATAATATGAGAAGTATAGTTGAATATTTGAAAACAGATAGTAAAGAATTTAATGTAGATGGTTTTAAAATCATCGATAGAGGAGATGACTCAGTTGTTTCCGATTGGGGTGAAGGTGATTTATTGAAAGCCGTTAATGAATTAAAGAAACTTAAAGAAGAAGCAAACAATAAAGAATATTGGTTAATTGCAACAACTAATAATGGTTTCTACGATTTAGATGACCCAGGAAACTATCTTGTATTGAAATCTTATGAATATAATGAAAAGGATGATCATTATGGAATCAATCCAAAATATAATGAATATTTAAAATAAGTTATGAAAGATATTAAAAATTTTATTTTAGAATCATCTCAAGATGACCTCGAAGATATGACAAATGATTTATCAGAATGGTGGGATGAACATTGTGTTGAAGATGGATATAATAGTCGTCATGAATTTATGGATGATATGAAAGCAATGGCAGATAAAGAAAATGATCCATTGGTTGATGACGCTTTTGATTATCTTGAAAATGAATGTGAATGGGATCGTAAAGATATTGAACGCTGGGAAGATGATCTTATAGAAGTATTATCACAATGGGCAAAAGATCAATTAAGTTATTAATTTTTTCTAATATTATTTAATTTTTTATAAAGATTACTATATTATATTTGTAATCAATAAAAAATATTTAATATGATGAATATGTATACAACAGAGAGTTTTTGTGCCGGGTTAATTCAGTCAATTATCAATTATATGACTGAGAATAAAGTCGATGTATTTCCTCTTGAGTTTCTTGCAAATCGAAATGATTACAGTTCATGTGAGGCTGCTCGAAAATTTTACAATCATGGCATCAAGTATTTCACTGTTGTGAACGGAGAACTTCATGTTCATCTCCATTATAATTCAACAGGTAATGATTATGAAAATATTGTTTCAGAAAAACCTTGGCCGTGGCCCGACACTGAACATTATTCGTTTCATTCTGCTGATTTAGTTGCTCTTATTCAGATAGCTTACGATACAATTGGTTCCACTCATTTTAAGGGACGTGGAGTTGAGAGTTGGGATAACTCTGAAATTGATGAACTTGAGGCAGAATATGAAGCTCGCCGAAACGAAGTTTAATAATTTAATACTATAAGAAATACATAGACAATATTTAGAATTTTATCTAAGTATTGTCTATATTTTTTTTATATAAAAAGATAGACTTGAAATATGGATAATAATCAATGGCATCAACCAAAAGTACCTTTCTTTTTGGAAGTTGAATATTATGATGAATATAATCCTGATACTGAAAGTAAAATAATGAAATCTTTATTAAGAAATGAAGATATTCTCCCAGGATTAAGAGTTAATCAAATGTTTGCAAATTGTGTTGATAAGAATGTTTTGATAGCAGATGAAATCAAAAATGACTTAAGACATTTACAAGAAGAATTTGAAAAGTTTAAGAATAAGTATATTAATTTTGCTGATGATAGATCTAAAGATATTTGTATGAACAAATTAGGTATGGAACCTAATGATTTTTCAGATATGGAAAAACATCATGCAGCATACATTAAAGAAGTAACAAAAGACAATAAGACACCACTTATTGATAGTGATACTGGAAGATATAAAGCATACGATGATCCAACTAATTTTCCACAATAATGATACCGGGTTTTGTAACAATTTACACAGATAAAGATAAATATAAACATCTATATTTTTATCCAGGATTATCTGATGAAGATGAACCTATTTATAGAAATATTGAATTACCGGATTGTCAATTAAAATATGATAAAATTATAAATGAAGATTTTTCAATTGACTATAAATTTTATGAACGGAAAATTATAAAGATTATTTGTCATCTTGTTAAAATTAACGGAGATACAGATATTAATATTTTAAGTTTTAAGTAATGGGTAATTGTGTAGATAAGTTTATTGAAAATAGATTAAATAAAAGATTAAATGAATTATTAAATGTTCGCTTAAAAATTCGACATCGTGGAATAGAACGTGAAGAAACAAATGATTATTTTGGAACGGGATGCTATGAAAAGGATTTTGCGGACATTATTGAATTAAGAAATATTGCAAAGGAACTTGAATTAAATTGTAATAAGTTTTTAGAAAGAATTTCAGAACAGTATAGTAAATTAAATTGATATGACAAACAATATTGATGTAATGAGAGGGTATATGAAAGATTTAGGTATACCCAGTGAACAAAGATATAGAAACGATTTATATTTTGATGTTCAGTTAATTCGTAGAGGTAAAGATAATCCAGATATGCCTGCTGCGAATTATACTTTTAAGACTTATTACATTGACTCAATTGAATTATTTGATAAGTATATAGATGAAATTAAAACTTGTTGTGATTTATTTCGTTTGCGTGCTTACATAAGTGTTAATGCTAAATCAAAACTTGAATTATCAAAAAAGACACTTGTTAAGTACGCTGAAATGGTATCTCTTGGTGAATTTAAAAAACCATGGAGATTTTGTGATCATGTCAATGGTTCATTATCAGGTAAGGAAAAAAGATGGGTTGTTGATATTGATGATGTACATCCCGATATGATAGATATTAAATTACTTGCAATATATGATGCAATAAAAAACTGTACAAGTAAATGGGATAACCCAATAGTTATTGAAATTCCAACAAAGACAGGTTGTCATTTGATTACACATCCATTCAATACATATGAATTTGAAAAGGAATGTCAAAAAAGAATTGAAGACATTAAGGAAGTCCCAGGAATTAAGAAAAACCATATAACGTTGCTTTACGAAAACTTAGAATAATATGACAACAGAAGAAAAACGTAAAAAGATAGAACAATATATAAATGAAAATCCATCACATGGATATTATATTTGTAGAGATAATGAACATGTAGGTGATGCTTACGGTCCACAAAATCAGTTTAGATATAAAACATTTGATGAATTTTATGATAATATTTTACCTAAAGAATATAAGTAATGATTGAAGAAATAAAATATCCATACAACAAACTTACGGATCTTGAACGTGAGAGAATTGATTTATATAGAGGTGTACATATGTCAGATTATAATCATGTATATGTATACTATTATACTGATATGAATCTTGGAGTAGGTTATAGTATCATTATTACATTAGAACCAGCAAAGAAAGATAAACATGGTTTATACAATTTTGGACCTACTGCAAAGGATATAACAGATGAAGAATATTTAATAGATCATATATGAAATATAAAATAATCAAAAAACATTCAAAGACATTAAAAGTTACACACTCAGGTAAATTTCCAATTAGCGGACAATATGTACCAGAATCTACTTCAATTGAAAGAAGTGAATGGTATGAAGTAAAACGCAAAGGTCGTATATTTGGATTCTGGCATAAAGTAGGACATGAATGTGGTTATGAAGGAGAAAGAATCCAACATACAACTCATACTTTAGATGAAATGAAAAATTACATCAAAGATTGGCATGAAGTTCATTATGGAGATAAATGTAAATGTGAAATAATTGAAAAATTTGAATTATGAACAAACGCAAGAATAGACAAGAACAAATAAGAGCAGCTGCAAAATATACTTCAGCAAAGAATGTTGAATCATTTGAAGGTGGAGCAAAATGGGCTGACTATAATCCTAATTGGCAAGAAGGATATCCTCAAAGAGAAGAAAATAAATATGGGCTTCCAAGATTATATCTTTGCCAGATATTGACTCTTGATATGACTTTTGGGTATCGTTATTCATATAGAGTTGGTTTTATCAATTCAGAAGGACATTGGAATATTGAAAATACAAATACAAAGGTAACAAGATATATGGAAATTTACTGTGATGAATCTGATTCACAGTTAATACAAAAAGACATTCCTAATTTTGAAAATAAAGAATCTGAGGAGGACGAAGAAAATGGAGATAATGAAAAAAATTACAAGCTTGCTGCATAATGATTCAGATTTGAAATGGAATACATTAAAGAAAGGCCAAGGCTTAAGCTTATTGATTTTTGAAGATGGTAAGTATACATATCAAATATCTGAAGTTATATCTGTAAAAGAATATGAATCAATATGTAATGTAAGATTTAAATATACTGAAAATGGAAAACGTGTAAGAGTAAATCTTGCAGTAAACAAATTGAAATATAGTCTTCCTTATCTTGCAGTCAAAAGAAATACTGAATGGGCACGTGATTATACTCCAGTATATGGAGATATGATTGTATCTTTTAATGGACTTGATATACTTAATAATATCTATAGCGAGTTAATCACAAATAAAATTAAGGAACAAGAAGAAATTGTTACTAAAGAAAAAGATACATTAAGTAAGCTTTATTCATTACAATATAATAAAATAGTATGAGTAAATTTGCAAAAGATATTAAAGTAAATGATATATTGTGGACAATTAGTGGAGGTGATAAACCACAATTACTTCCACTAATTATTACAAATATTGATATAAAGAAAATGGCATGGACAGGATATTATAATCTTACTGTTAGGCTTCCTGATGGTTCAGATAAATTTATATCATTATTTGATACTGGAGAAAGACGAGATTATGATATTCCTTTATTAACAGATTTATTAAGTACATTAGATTATAGTAATTATGAAGAATTAATAAAATCAGAAATAACTATAATGGCGTGCTTTGATAAAGATATCCTTTGGAAACATTATGTTGATGGATTGGAAAGTAGTATGAAATCAATTGAAGAAGTAATTGAAAGAGGGAAACAGAATTTAGATGAATTGAATAAAAAATTAAAATATATTAAGAAACAACATGATAGTATTCAAGAAGGGTAATATATTTGATTCTGAATGCCAGACATTAGTTAATACAGTAAACTGTATGGGTGTAATGGGAAAGGGAATCGCATTACAATATAAGCAACGATATCCTGAAATGTTTAATGAATATAGATATGTATGCAAAAACAATACAAGAGAACAACATTTATCACATGGTGGAGATATTTGGATTTGGGATTATGTAGATATGTTCAAACAAAGAAAGATACTTTGTTTTGCGACAAAAGTAATGTGGCAATATAAGTCAAGGATAGAATGGATTGAACGTGGTTTAGCAAATTTTATAAATAACTATAAGCATTGGGGAATAACATCAATTGCTTGGCCTAAGCTTGGATGCACTAATGGGGGATTAAACTGGGAAAATGAAGTAAAGCCTCTTATGATAAAATATTTAGATGATATAGATATTATAAACGAGATATATGAGTAAAAGATTAACAAAAGGAGATCCATTTGACTCTATGATTTCTGGAGTATGTTTGGGATTATCTGATTATTTTGGAATTGATGTTACAATACTTCGATTTATTTGGATAATTGCTATATTATTTTATGGGGTAGGATTAATTCCTTATATTATACTTGCAATAATAATGCCTGATAAAGATTAATATAATTTCATTATGTAATAATTATAATAATTATAGTTATGTTCAATTGGCTGCATAAAATTATACATAAAAAGAATAACGAAAATAATTATATTGGTAAACATATAGTTGAAGATGATATACTTCCTCTTCAAGCAATGATATATAGTATAAATAAATTTAAATAAATTAATATGATAGACAATCACACAATAGTAATTTATGGATGGAAAATTGAAGGTAGTGATGAAGTTCGTAAAATTGGTAAAAAATTGGAAAAGGTTGATGAAGAGTACTGGGATAAATTTCAAAATATAATGGTTGATGATACAATGTGTGGCAATTATTTATATTTTGGAGCAATATTAGTTAATTATGATGCAGGTGAAGATCCGGATCCAGTTGTTATAAATTCAGAATTGATTACTGAAGCAACATCTGAATATAACAAAATAATTGAAGAAAATCCAGAACTTAAAAAGGTTCTTAAGAAATATACAAAAACACCGGCACAATTATTTGTGTTTCAGCATATTTGGTAATATGAAACGTTTAGCTCCTATAATACCAGTACAAAATTTAAAGAAATACATTAACAATATCAGAGATCTTCGTAAAGGCACAATAACATCAGACGATTTGAATGAAGAACAATTATATTATCTTCAAGAAGGATATAGAGAAGGTTTATGTGCAGCTGCTATGCTTTTAGCCGATGAATTAGATGCTGAAATTGGAGAAGGTCATTATTTTGAACTTGAAGAACAATGGTGGCATTATCATAACGATGAAGAGGGTGATATTGGTACTGAGGAACGATTAATATTATGACAATTGAATTAAACGAACAAGAGTTATTAAATCAAATTGATGGTGATAGCGCAAAGCAAATCAAATCAAAAGAACTTTTTGAATATTTGTTAAAACAAGGCAAATGTTATGATTTTTATAAACATCTTATATGGGCATTAGATTATGAAGATGTATTAAATGATTACATTTGCGAGTATATGGATATAAATAATTGTTTCCCTCCAGAAGATGACTAGTCTGAATAAAAAGAAAAAAGCCAAGAATGCTTATTTAGCAACAGCAAATAAATCTGATGATAAGTTGAAAAGAATAAATTTTTTTAACAAAATAAATCGTAAAAAGATTAAAGATATTGATGAATGAATCTGAATTTAACAAAAAGAGAGATGAACTTCGAAGTAAAATTGGAGAAGGAGATACATTATTGGAAAAGATGATGTCTGTTGAAAGATTTTTCAATTTTATGAGAACAGAATCACATAACGGATATTGGAATCCTAAATATAGAAAAGATAAATATTTGCTATTGCCTAATGGATTGACAATTCCTTTATATAATGGAATATAATAAATAAATTAAATAATTATGAGTATATTTGATGCAAGTGTACAAGATGATTGGGTTCGTGATGATTTAATTGCAAAAATTAAAGCAGCTGAAAAGAAATACTATGATGAAAGCCCATGTTTACATTGTGGACCAGGAAATGGCTGTGATGATTGTAGAGGATGCGAAGATTCAAAAAGAAATTATGAATTGGAAATGAATCTTCGCAACGCAAGGGAAGCATATAAAAATAGATTCGGACATTCATATGATGAAGATTTAATGATTCAACAAATTGCTAATAAAGAAAAAGAAGTTGAACATTGGAGAGATCATTGTAGAAAATGCGGTGGAAACTTTGGAGATGACTGTCGTGATTGTTCAGACTGGGAAAAAACATTTGAAGTTAGTAAATCATTAAATTGGCTTAAAGAAGAGTTCAAACGTAAATTTCATGTAGATTATGATACACTAAATAAAAATAAAATAAATTGTAATAGCAATATGAATAAAGAAGAAAAAAGAGATTTGATAATTGATAAAGGCGTTAAAATTAAAGAATGGATTAATTATAATATTAAACAACATGGAGCAAAGAATTTCTTTGAATGTGTTAATAATGCATGGCCTGAAATATCTGAATCTATTAAGCAATCTATTTTGGATGAAATATCTGAAAATATAAAGCCAAAACAAATTAATACTATTGAAGATTTAGCAAAGCTTCTTGATGGTAATGAATATAGAGATGAATTAGATAATGAATATAAAATAGACGTTGATGCTATTTGTCGTAAAAACAAATGGGTTATTGTATTTGGAGCATCTGATGATTTGATTGAATTTAGAGGATTTATTGATGATGAGGATGGTGCATGGGACGGAGCATTAATGAAATTAGTAAAACCTGGAGATTTTTATATGGAAGATGAAGATGCAGAAACATATAAAAAATCAAAAGAATATAAATTTGTACCAATTAGCGAATCTGAACTTAAAGATATTCAACATAATGGGTATCAAAATACATGTGTTGTAGAAATGTTATGGTGTCCAGATGATTCTAATGCATCATGGCAAGTAAATTCAAAAGGTGCTCCATTTGTAAGATTTAATATAATGGAAGATGAAGAACTTTATTGTGAAGCTGCTATTATTGACATGAGTAAACTTCTTACAAAATGAGTTATTGGGTTTATAAAGAAAATGGAAGAATAATAGGAATGAAAGAGATACAAGCATCTATTGATAAATGGACTGCTCCTTGGTATAAAAAACCTTATTATTCTTTTATTGAATGGAATGAAAAAAGAAAACGATATAATTCAGCAGAAATAAAATTAAAATCTGATAATCCATGGAACGGGTGCTTTATTAATTTATTTCTTTATTTGTTTGCATTTATTATATTTATGACGTTTGTGTTATCTATAATTTTAATATTAAAACAAATATTATAAAATTAATTATTATGGGAATAAGAACAATGGTTAAATTATATTGTGGTTGTTGGGGTCATTACGCCACAATATACTTAGACGAAATAAAAAATATGGAACAAAATGGTTCGTATTGGCATATTGAAATGTATGATGGAAATGTTTGGGAAGATGCACAACATTGTGTAATTACAAATGATCCATGGGAGAAAGTAGGTTATTTTGTTAAGATGGAAGATGAAAAATAAATACATATAATATTTTTTATTTAAGAATTTCATAAAAATATAATACATATAATATTTTTTATTAAATTTTATTAAATTTTTTTGAATTTTTTATACTATTTGTTCTATGTTATCATTATAATGTAGAACAAAATTTTTATATCCCTAATAACAAATATATGTTTTTAATGGGATAAGTGAGTAGACAGTTTAATTTAACAAAAACCTCTTTAAATAAAATTAATAGTTTTTTAGATTCTGTAGAAGACAAAATTGAGGACCAAGAATTTTTCGATACATTTAATGATATTGTCTATAAAGATGTCAAAATGATAAAAGATTGTGCAGAGACATCAATTGTGGATTTTTATATAAGTACATGTAAAGAATTATTAAATAAGTATGATTATGAGATATATGAAAAATTCTATGATGACTTAAAAACAAAAACAAGAAACAAATTAGTTGATAAATATGTTTCTAAAGCAACCTTTGACAATAACATAGATATTTATTTCAATGAAGTAAAACGTGAATATATATTACATCCTATGGGAGAGTCTGAAGATATGGCTTTTGTTCCTGAAAATAGAGATGTATTCATTAAGAATAATTTGAAGCTTGTTATTGATTGTGCAAAGCGTTATCAAAATCTTGGGTTGCCATTGGATGATTTGATACAAGCAGGAAATGAAGGACTATTAATTACTTTTAATAAATTTGATACAGATAGAGCTAATTTAAGATTTGCAATATTAGACGACATTAATAAATCAGAAAAAGTATACTTTACATTTGCAGAAGCTGAAGAATTAATAAGACGTAATTTCCAATATACAAAGACACTTGATGCAACTATAAAGAAATTACCAGCAAACGGATTTAATAGTAAGAAAGAATTTATTGAATGGACAAATGAAAATATAAAGAAAGCTTCATTTTCATCAATTGCTTTTGCATGGATTCGTGCAACTATTATATCAGAAATAAACAAATTAGGTAAAGTAATTCGTGTTCCTAAATCTGCACAAAAGGAACATTCATCAGTAAACATAATTCGTCTTGACAGTATTAATCCACATACTGATGATTGTTACCATGACAATCAGATATCTGAAGTAGCAAATGATGATTTTGCTGTTATGGATGAATCAATGGAAGCAATGGAAAAACAAAATATGTTCAAGGAAATTCTTGAAAAGGTATTAAGTAAACTTCCAATGATTGATAGACGAATAATCAAAAAGAAATTTGGAATAGATGCACCGTTCCCAATGTCAATAAATGAAATTGCTGAGAATGAAGGTATATCACCTAATAAAGTAAAGTATAGTATTTCTAATACATTAAAGATAATTGAAAAGAGTATACCAGAAACCGATAAACGTAACATAATTGAACTTCTTAAATAATGAAAACATTTGGAAAATTAAAACCTGGAGATATTGTTTATGAATTAATAGACAATAGAGAGCAAGTGATGAAAAATATCGAAGCTGATGAGGAACATGAAAATTCAACATTAATGAAATTTACATCTTTTGAAGATTTTAGAGATGAAAATTCATATAAGTACTTTATCATTAACCAATTAATTGTTCAAGAAGTAAATCCTTATTATATTGAACATAATTATCATTTTATGAAAATGAATGGTGATAGACCTGCAGGAACTGGTATATCAACAAGTAGAGAATTAGATCCTCAGGCAGTAGATATTGTTTTCAAAGATACAATTCATTTAGACCAAATAAGAATTGATAAAAATGCAGCAATTCATAGCTTAGGTTTCAAAAAAGATCATTATTATTTTGTAAACAAAAAAGATGCTCGTAAACATTATAATACACTCGTAAACAATTTTATAAGAGATCTCCAAAGTACCATAACAAGAATAAGAATACAAAAGGAAGAAAACAATAAACTATTAAAATAAAATTCATATAATGCAATTTTAGAAAATTAGCATAATTTTTCTAATATTATTTAATTTTTTATCAAAAGTACTATATTATATTTGTAACAAAAATAAATTGATATGGCACTTAAAATTGGTTTTGCTCGTAAGTATTATACTGTTTGGGATTATTCAGTTTCCTATCGTACCGATGCTCGTGGTATAAACTATAAGACTGAGCACTATGTATTTCTTCGCAATGCTTCGATGAACAAGGAGAAGGCGCTTGCAAAATATCCCGATGCTGAGTATTGTGAGGATCTTCGTGGTCGTACACGCAGTTGGGATTACGAAAAACGTATTATTGAACCAAATAAGTTCCACATTGGTAAGTACAGTGGTATTCTGTTCAGCGCTTGTACTGATTACAGTTATATGATGTGGTTCTATAATAACTGCGCAACAACCGAGCAGATGGATAACATTGCTGCAGTTTGTGTTCCTGAGGGTTATGAGGTTGTTGAAAATACATATACATGGGATGACGGATACGGAGAAACTTCAACACGAACTGAGAAAAGAATGATTTCTCCTGAGGATGTAAAAGCCCGTAAAGAACAGGAGGAACGCGAGATGCAGGGAAAGGCTCGTCTTGAAAAGGGTATTCCATTTGTAGTTACAATGGAGAAAAACCTGAATGATATGGGAGATTATTTTATTAATGATCTGGAGATTACCCTTCGCTTCGAAAAGTTCAAGCCGGGTTATTATCGGGATATGACTTGGGGATATCCAATTGACAAGAAGGGAAACGCAAAGCGTGTAAAGAACAAGCAGATTCTTATTGAGAAATACGAGCTCGCTGGAAATAATATTGCTATTGTGAAGGAATGGCGCTTCGCTTAATTTAGAAAAATTTATCCTTCATAACTATATTTAATTATATAGATTTGTTTCTATATTAAGTATAGTTATGAAGGATTATAAGATAATAAAAACAGAGGTATATAATGAACCTCATTATGTTGCTTATGAGCGGCATCATTTGTTCTTTTGGAGAAAAATTAACGAATTTGGAGAAGAAGAATTTCAGTCAATGAAACAACAATTAATGGAAATTATTGGAATGAAAATTGAAGACTGTTACATAATAAAAACAAAACATTGTAAATAATGGCAAAAAAGATTGAAGAGAAATATCAAGAGTTATCAGAAACACAGCATATATTGAACCGACCAGGAATGTGGGTAGGATCAACAAAATCCGAAGAAAAGGATTCTTTTATTTATAATAGTAAGACAGGAAAATTTGAAATGAAGATTACAAATTATATTCCTGCAATGCTTAAAGTTGTAGATGAGGTTATTTCTAACTCTTGTGATGAATTTAGACGTAAAGACAATATGGGATTGACTGAACTTCGTGTTGTAATGAATAAAGATAACGGAGAAATCATTGTAAGAGATAATGGTGGTATTCCTATTGTTAAACATAAAGAAGCAGGAGTATATGTTCCTGAATTTATATTTGGACGTTTAAGAACATCTTCAAACTATGATGATACCGAAGATAGAAATGTAATAGGAACAAATGGTGTAGGTTCGGCTTTGTGTAATGTATTTTCCACATTTTTTGAAATTGAGTCAGCAGATGGTAAGAATGAGTTTCATCGTTCATGGTCAAACAATATGGAGAAACTTAATGATGATTTGAAAGTTACCAAATGTGGAAAAACGACTCACTATACACAAACAAGATTCAGACTCGACTTTTCAAGATTTGAAACTAACTTGAAAACTTTCGATGATGATTTTATCAATATTATTCATAAAAGATGCATTGATGCTGCAGCAGCTAATCCAGGATTAAAAGTTATATTCAATTGTGGTGGAGAAGATATTGAATGGAAGTTTAAAAAGCTTGATGAATATATTGATTTGTATTCTAATATACTTAATATAGCAGATAAGATTCCTTTTGAAAATGATTTATGTACTGCATTAATATTCCCAGACAGCTCAGTTGATGTTGGGTTTGTTAATGGTGCAGAATGTTCAAAAGGTACACACATGAGAGCATTACGAAATGAAATTAATCAAGCAGTTGTTGATTACATTACAAAGAAAGATAAGATTAAAGATTTGACAACTCGTGGTGTTGATAATAAGTATAGTGTATTTATAAATATTAATGTATCAAATCCTTCATACGATTCACAGACTAAAGATACATTGACAACTCCAATTGAAAAGTTTGCAAAAGATGAAAAAATCAAATGGGAGGTCAATGAAAAATTCTTAAATAAGATTATTAAGTCTGAAATTGTTTCATTAGTAAGAGATTGGTATAAACAAAAGACTGCTGCTGAAGATGAAAAGGCACTTCGTAAAATAAATAGAGAAACTAATAAAGGATTAAAACGTCCTGACAAATATATTACTTGTTCATCTAGAAAAAAGAATGACCGACAACTTTGGATATTTGAGGGAGATTCTGCTAAGGCAGGTTTCCGTGGTGGTCGTAACCCAGATATTCAAGCAGGTTATACAATGAGAGGTGTACCTTTGAATTGTTATGGAATGACTCCACTTCAAATTATGAAGAATGAAGTATTTAATGATATTGTAACAATTCTTGGATTGAAGTGGGGTAAAGAGTTCGATATAAATGAACTTAATTTCGGTAAGATTGTTATTTCAACTGATGCTGATGTTGACGGTGATAAGATCGCAAGTTTATTGTTATTATTCTTTAACAATTGGCCAGAATTGATTGAAAAAGGAATTGTATGCAGAAGTATATCTCCTATTATCATATCAAGAAAAGGAAAAGATTGTAAGAAATTCTATACAATGGAAGAGTTCAAATCTGAAGAGAAAAAACTTAAAGGTTATTCTCATAAATATGCAAAAGGACTTGGTGGTCTTTCAAATCAAGAATCAAAAGAAATGTATCAAGAACCAAAATTCTTGTATTTCAAAAAAGATGAAGCTGCAGACAGTATGTTTAGAAAATGGTTTGCAAAAGGAGATTCTGAAACACGTAAGCAAATGTTAAATAGTTAAATAATTATGAATAAACAAATTTTAGAAAATGTAAAAAAATATGTAAAGACTATTGATGTATTAAGTGCAGTTAATGGAGTTACAAATTTTATTAATGACAATTTAAACAAAACTGATAAACAATTTAAGGAAATTTTAATTAAACAATCTTCATTCGGTACATTAATAGGTAATATATCTGATGGGTTGATACCATTATATTTGACACAAAATAACAACAAAGGATTAGAATTTACAAAAGGCAATGATACAAAAGATGCTGATTGTATGTGTTTATTAGATCCATTTTATAATACTGAGGGTAAAACGACATGTAATAAAAACCAAAGAATTAATGGTGCGAAAACAAATGCAGGTAAAGGCAAAGGTAGTAAATATAAAGAAGATGAATTTCATTTTTATATTTTTACTGCATTTAATAAGCCAAAAAATGCTGATGAAGATTTAACTATTAAAAATATTTGGGTCGGCATGTTAAAGCCATCTGATTGGTCTATTTCTGAATCTGAAGGAAGCGGTGGTGCATGGTTAACAAATGATGTTTTCGATGAACGATTTATAAATATTAAATACTTGTAATGGAAAAGATTACTAAAAGAACAATAACAAATTTCTTAAATACAGAATATCTTAATTATGCATTTTCTGTATTAGAGGAACGTGCTATACCATCTGTTATTGATGGATTTAAACCAGGTGCTCGTAAGATTATGCATGCAAGTCTTGCAGGTACAACAAAAGATGGTAAACTATATAAATTGTTAGCATTGTCTGGTGATGCAATGCGAGTATCATTATATGCACATGGTGATGCATCACTTAACGATACAATTGTAAGAATGTGTCGAACATTTACAGATAATTTAAATCCACTTGAATCTGACTCTCAGGTAGGTTCATTGAGAGATCCTGATTCTGCTGGTGCTCCTCGTTATCTTTATGTTAAGCATTCAAAGTATATGGACTTAATCTATAAGACTGATTATGACTTGTTAGATTTTGTATTTGAAGAAGGACAGTATGTTGAACCTATGACATATCTTCCAATCATACCAACAGTTCTATGTAAGAATAATATTGGTGTTGCTGTAGGTTATTCAATGCACAATCAGGCATATGATCCAATTGATATTATTGAAGCTTGTAAAGAAGTATTGAATGCTCGTATAGATAAGAAAGATAAAATAAAAACTGTTGTTCGTCCTTATCTTAAAGGTATTAAAAAGGAGAATTGGAGATTTGAAGAAGGTACATGGTTTAATTATGGAGAATGGAAACTTAATCAATCAAAAGACTTGATGATAGTTACTGACCTTCCAGCTGATGTATCATATGAAGATTTTGAAAAATTACTTTATAAGTACAAGGATGAAGATTATATAAAGGAATGGAAAAATAAGTCAACAGATGGTGGTGTCAATTATGAAATTTTCTTTCCTAAGAAACAACTTGCAATTGAAATGAAAAAGGATCGTTCAGGAAAACGAATTGCAAATAAATTCAAATTGATTAAACAGCTTCCTGATGATTTACTTTGGCTTCTTGATGAGAATCATAAGTTGAAGAACTTTGCAAATAAGAATGAAGTAATTGAATACTTTACACTTTATCGTTTGAGTATTTATACTGAACGTAAAAAGAAACTTGTAAAAATTCTTGAAGAAAGAATTAAAAAGAATGACGAATTAGTAAAGTTTATTGAACTTGTATGTAAAGGTAAACTTAAAATTCGTAATAGAGCAAAAGCAGACATCAAGGTTGACATGGATAATTATAAACTTCCAATGGAATTGATAAGTACACCAATGTCAAAAGTTACTATTGAGGAAAGAGATGAATTGCTTAAACAAAATGAATCAATGAAAAAGGAACTCGAATATATTAAGAATACAACCGAAAAACAAATGTATTTGAATGACTTGAATAATTTAAAGAAAGAAATTGAAAAGGATTTTAAGTAATGTATATAAGAGTTGGTACTGGTCATAATATGGCATGGGGAGATTGTCATTATTATGTATATCAAAAAAGAAAATCAAAATATCATGATATAATTGATGAACGTGAAGATGCAATAAAAGATGCAATTGAACGTCATAAAGAAAATGATATATATGTATCAAGTGGAAACAGAGCTTATTTTAGAGTAACAATTGAACAACTCAGAAAACTTTAATATAATAAATATATCTATGTAAATATGTATGAAGTCAAATAAATACATTAAATTTGATGGTTTAAATACTGATGAAGTAAAAAAGTTTCTAACAAATGGAGAACTGAAAATTGAACAAATAAGAGAAGGGAATGCAGAAAAAGGAATCCCACATTGGTTTGAATATAAATTACAATTTTCATATTTGGGAGCACAAAGAGAATTAGATGTTCATCAAAATGATGTAATTATTGAATTTGAAGATGAAAAACATGGTACATATTATAATGTAATGCCAGAGAAAGTTTTTGAAAAATCAGGAAAAAAATATTTACATATACAATAATAAAAGGAACCTATTTAGGTTCCTTCTTTATTTTGTATAAATATAATTCATCAATTGTTTTATCATTAAATATTCTTTCAATTAATTTGTTATTTGAATCTTGGTTATTCCAATATTCTTTCAAATCCAATTGAAAACTCCATCGTGATATTTTTCTTAATTTTACGAATAACAATTGTAACCATGATATTATACTTAAATCTGTTCTATATGTCCAAAGTGTTTTTGTTATAATCCAATATCTTTTATATAATCTCCAACGACTTATTTTTCCAATTAAATACATATTCATATTTAATTGTTTCATTATATGATTGTTAATATATATGTTTCTTATTCGACACATTTCACTACGAGGGTTTTCTAAAGATTTTATAAATACATTATAATTACCCCATATTTCAAATGTTTCAAGTTCTTCAATTGAAAACATTTTTTTAATATCATCTGATGATAATAGTGAAATAAATTTTGCCGCAAGTTCAATGTATTCTATCATATCCAAATCCACTTTGTTTCGGAGATCGTGGTGATTCTCATATTCTCTAAACCTTGTGCAATATAGTTTTTCATTATTTCATGAACTTCATCACTTGTTTTTGCAAATACAGGTAAAGAATATTTAACTGTCTTTATTGTACCATCTTCTCCAAATATATCTTCAGCTACCTTTACTGCAAATATTTTACTATCTTCATACCATTCATTTGCTGCAGGTTTGAAATTCTTCATTAAACAAACATCTTCAACTTCAATATCAGTTCCAAGTCCTTTGATAACTTTCATTCCTGCATCAGCAAAATGTTGTCCTTCTGTAAAATATGTTTCAATAACTCGTTTATCTCTACCATGAAGATAAACATTTCTATTTAATTTAATTTTAAAATACATAATCTCTATATATTAATTTATTTTAGTATATCGTCTAATTCATACGCTCCATCTTTAGGCTTGTTTGAAATAACATCTATAACTTTTTGTTCTATTTCTTCCAATAATTCAGGATTATCATTTAATAAATCAATAACAGCTTGTTTGCCTTGTCCAAGTTTTACTTCTCCATAACTGAACCAAGATCCTGATTTGTGTATGATATCATATTCAATTGATTTATCTATTATTTCTCCAAATCTATTAATGCCTTTACCAAACACAATTTCAAATTCTGCTTTTCTAAATGGTGGTGCGCATTTATTTTTTACAACCTTTACTTTTGTTAAGTTTGCAATTGCTTCTTCTCCATCTTTAACAGCAGTTGATTTTCTTACTTCTAATCTTATTGATGCATAGAATTTTAAAGCATTACCACCAGTTGTTGTTTCAGGATTACCAAATAATACACCAATCTTTTCTCTAATTTGATTAATGAATATACATAAGCAGTTTGACTTTTTTATAATACCTACCATCTTACGTAATGCTTGTGACATTAATCTTGCTTGAAGACCAATTCTTGCATCTCCCATAGCACCTTCTAATTCTGCTTTAGGTATTAATGCAGCAACAGAGTCAATAACGCAAATTCCTATTTTACCAGAACCTATTAACTTTGTTGCAATTTCTAAACAGTCTTCACCACAGTCAGGTTGAGCAAACAATAATGTATCTACATTAACTCCAAGAGCAGCTGCATAATCTCTATCGAATGCATTTTCTGCATCAATGTATGCAGCCTTAAGACCCATTTTTTGTGCTTCAGCAACAGCATGAATTGCAAGTGTTGTCTTACCGCAACTTTCAGGTCCATATATTTCAACAATTCTTCCTTTAGGATATCCCCCAATACCTAAAGCAACATCTAAAGACAATGAACCGGAAGGAATAGCTTCAATATCCATTACGTCTGATTCTCCTAAAAGCATAACGGTGCCTTCTCCGTATTGCTTTTTAATTTCCTTCAACACAGATTCAAGTTCATTATCTATTCCAAATTCCTTTTCAATTACGTCTTTTTTAGCCATGTTTGAACAAATGTAAAATTTAAACTATATTAATTACAATTAATAATATTTAATTTTTTTACAATAATATACAAAAACTATACATTAAGATAAATGACAACATCAGATATTATCCAATTATTTAAGAATTTTAATTCACATACAGACGATTATCTGGGAGCTATGTATATGTCTATATATCATCAGCTCCCACAATGTTATAGAATCTATTATGGGAATGATGGTGAATTACATTATCAACATTCATCTGAATTGTTCTTTGAAATTCGTAAAGAAATGAAATACAAAATTGACTGTCGCGTTCTTTTACAAAATTTAAAGAAACAACAAGAACGTTATGAATTAGAAATATTTTGTTATTCACCTCATGAATATCTTGTATTAGGAGGGTCTTCAATGTATTTACATTATGGGGATTCTTGTAAGTTTCCTCATAATTTTTTAATGAATATAACATTATCGCAAGATGCAGAAATGGCTGACTTTTATGAGGAAGTATTTTGTCAAGCTGAAGACATTGAACCAATTATGGAAATGCTTAAAAAGAATTGTGTTCAATCTACAAAGAAAGATAAAATAGAATTTGGCATTGCTGCAATTGATGCATCAAATAATATCTATACATCATGGTATGATTATGAAGATAAAAACATTGATGTCGAAAAGAATTATAATGATGACTTCCCTTATGAAAAGATTTGTAAGTTAATGGAATCTGAAGACAAGGCAGAATTGTTATTCTTCTATGGAGAACCAGGTACAGGCAAGACATCATTGATTAAACATCTTATATCAAAATTCAAAACAGTATCATTTGTATTTATGGATGGTACAATATTAGCAAATGCTGCTCAAGATAAATTGATGTCTTATTTCCTTGATAATCAGAATACAGTATTTATATTGGAAGATTGTGAAAAAGCATTAAAAGATCGTAATGAAGGTTATAATCCCGTTATGCCAGTTTTGTTAAACATAACAGATGGTGTTATTGCTGATGTATTAGGAATTAAATTGATTTGTACTTTTAATACATCATTATCAAAAATTGATAAAGCATTACTTCGTAAAGGTCGTCTTTCACTTAAATATGAATTTAAGAAACTTGCAAAAGAAAAGGTTTCAAAGATACTTGGATATGATGTTGATAAAGATATGTCATTAGCAGAGATTTATAATATTGATGATGAAAATGACTTCTCAAAAACAAACACAAGAAAAATAGGTTTTTAATTTATGGGACACGCATACCCAATGCATTGGGCATTATATCATTTAGCATGTATAATATCATTTGTTATACTTAGTATAATATTTGTTATATGTATACTTAATTATAATGATCCCGCAAGTTCAACATTTACAACTATGATTACTTGTATAACAATTGCTTCATTATTTAGCTGCATATATACAGGTAGACATCTAAAAAAGAGAAAAATAACATATAAAGATGAAATTCCTTCCTCTAGCACCACTAAAAAATAATGACTGAATAACTATATTAATTTGACATTAAAGGATGCTAGACATTCCTCTAGATATTCCAGTGAGGAATATAACTATTAAAATACAGATATTATATTTTAACAATTTTTTACATGGATAGAAATGAAATAAAAAAGATAGTATATCAATGTTTATATGACCAATTTTGCAATGATGATATTATCATTGATTTACAATCTAAACCTAATGATGGTGAAGATGAATTTATATATCAAGAATTGAAATTTGATTCATTGGATATGATAGAATTTACAATGGCAGTTGAGCGTGAGATTGGTCATGGTTTTGTTATAGATGATAGTATTATTGATGACCAAATAACATTAAGAAAAGTAATTGATTATATAGATAATAAGTTAAATGGAAAAGGATAATATTTTGTTAGGACAAATTCCTAACGATGGAAAGACTGCTTCATGGCCAGTTAAAGGTAGAGAAGCAAAGACAATTCAAATTTGGAATCATATGCAAGCTCCAATTGATGAGGAGTTATTAGAAAAGATTCGTACTGCAAATATTACAAAATGTAAATCAGAACCACTTTATCAATGGTCATTAGAAACGGCATTGACTCTTGATTTGGTTGATAAAGATTTGAATATTGTAATGTTAGCTGGAGATCCTAAGACTGGAGAATCAACTTGTTTATTGCATTCTTGTGAAACAGATGATCCAGAAAAACGTGTTGATAAACTTATTCGTTTGTTTGATAAAGAATGTACAGGTAACCGAAAGCTTCCTGATGGACAAGTTGTATCAAATGAATTATTAACTACTATTGCAAATGTTGTAGCAATGTATGCATCAGTAAAACAAGAGTATGAAGATTCATTTATGAGTTGTTTGAATTATTGGAAAGATAGAGTAAGAAAAAATCCTGAAGACTTCAAACAACCTCAAACATAAGATGGGACATATTAGAACCAATTGTTAGCATTTTGTTATTTTTGGTTTTGCCCTTAAATATTATTTCATTTTTATTTATATATATGTCATTAACTTTTATGACGACATCAAAGTTTGGAAAGAACTCACAATCAGAAGTATAGTGTACGTTCTTTCCAAACATTTTCTTATATAATTGTGAAAATGAATAATTTTTTACGGGTTCCAACTATATTAATATATTATATTTAGTAATTTAAAATAATCGTTGATGGAAGATAATAAAACAGAAGTACAAGAGAAATATTGTGTATGCTGCGGTAGACCACAAAGCATGGTTCCATTATTGCTTGAAGGTAATTTTGGTTATATATGTTCTGACTGTGTTAACCAAGCATTCAATACTGTAAGAGAACAAAATGAAAAGGTTAGTGAAAACTTAATGTCAGGTATTCCTAAGCCTCACGAAATAAAAGAGTTCCTTGACCAATATATTATCGGACAAGATAGAGTTAAGGAACGTGTTGCTGTTGCTGTATATAATCACTATAAGAGAATTTCTACTCCAATTGTAAATGATGTTGAAATTGAAAAGTCAAATATATGTATAGTTGGTCCAACAGGTACTGGTAAGACTTTAATTGCAAAGACTGTTGCAAAACTTCTTAATGTTCCATTTACAATTGCTGATGCAACAGTATTAACAGAATCAGGTTATGTTGGTGAAGATGTAGAATCTGTACTTGTTAATCTTTATCAAGCAGCAGACTATGATGTAGAAAAGACAGAAAGAGGTATTGTATTTATTGATGAAATAGATAAGATCGCAAGAAAGGGAGATAATGCATCAATATCTCGAGATGTATCAGGTGAAGGTGTTCAACAAGGTCTTTTGAAACTTCTTGAAGGATCTATCGTATCAATACCTCCTAAAGGTGGTCGTAAACACCCAGATACTCCACTTGTAAAAATTGATACAAAAAACATATTGTTTATTTGTGGAGGAGCATTTGTTGGTATTGAAAAGAAGATTGCACAAAGATGTAATCAGCATACTGTAGGTTTTAATGCAGTAGCAGAAAGACAAGTTGAAGGAAAGACATCTGATGATGAATTTATGTCAAAGATTACTCCTCTTGATTTAAAAGCATTTGGTTTGATTCCTGAAATTATCGGTCGTATGCCAATAATTACATATACTGATGAACTCGATAGGGAAGCATTAATGAAGATATTGACTGAACCAAAGAATGCTCTTATCAAACAATATAAGAGAATATTTGAACTTGATAATGTTGACTTGAACTTTACTGAAGAGGCACTTAATTATATTGTAGATAAGACAATCGAAAATAAATTAGGTGCACGTGGATTAAGAGGAACAATGGAAAACATTATGACACGAGCAATGTTTGATGCACCTTCATCAGATATAAAAGAATTAACAGTTGATATTGATTATGTCAAAAAACAAATAGGGTAACAAAGTTACCCTTTATTTTTTCTTAAATTTTTTCATATATTATTTAATTTTTTAATTTAAGTACTATATTATATTTGTAAATAATTAATGAATATGACAAATATCAAATTTACCAAAGAGGAACTTCGTCGAGATTACCAAGAGGCTGGTTATGATCGCAAGAACCTGAGTATCAAGTACAATACCTTTGCAAAGGGTAAGGATATTCAGGAGAAGATTAATTCTATTCTTAAGGAGATCCGTTCAACTCAAACTCAGTTTGATATTGAGGATATGAGGGACTGGTTCCGTTTGGATCCCAAGGTTACTAAGTTGAGTCAGTATCTTGACGGTGAGCCTATTGCATTTGTTAAGATGCTTCAGGCAGATTATGAATCTCGTGCAAAGCGCGGTGGTAATTCAATTGCTGGCAAATATGCTTGCAATATGTTTGACAAGATTACTGCTTGGCTGAATGAAGCTACCAAGACTGATGACCAGAAAGCTGCTGAGGCAGAACTTGAAAATAACATTGAGGAACTTGTTTCAAAGCTTTCTTCTGAGCTTGCTGATTTTAAGGTTCGTTATTTGGAAAAGGTTCACGAGGCTGCTGGAAAGCGTTACGAAAGGATTCCTACTGACATTGAGGCTCTCAAGAATCAGAGACTTGCAATTGAAGCTCGATATGAGGCCGCTCGTAAGGAGAAGAAAGGTTACAACGCAACATGGTCAATTTGGTCAGAAAAGGAAAAGGTTGATAATAAAATTGGTCGTTTGAACGGAATACTTCGAATGTATCCGACTGTTGAAGAGTTCCAGAAATTTACTGTTGAAGAGGCAACAAAACAGTTTGAATACAATGTTCGCGGTCTCGCTGACCGACTGCTTGATAAGAAGTTCATTATCGAGAAGATTACTGTTTCAAATGTCAAGAATGACCCTAAGTTCTTCGAGATGACAATTACTGACGGAGAGAAAAAATTGTACTGCCGCTCAGTTCTCGCAGCTCAGTTCTCTGAGAAAATGATTCCACACTTCAGATTTATTATGACTGAGAGAAATTAAATTTCATATAATGCAATTTAAAAAATTAGCATAATTTTTCTAATATTATTTAATTTTTTAATTTAATTGCTATATTATATTTGTAATTAATAAAATTGATGATTATGAATAATTTCAAAATTCAGTATTTAATCGAGTTGGAATGTATTGATGAGGCAAACGAGTTCGGTCTTAAGCTTGGTGAAAAGGGATATGCTGTTGCTTTTGCTGCTTCTGATTTTACTCGTGATATTAACAATTGTAATGTTTATGATGATTTGGACACTGCAGTTTTCAATGCTCGGTTAGTTTACAAAAGAGGAGATTTTATGCCTCGTATTAAGGAGATTATTCGTAGAGAAGGTAATTATGTTGATTTTAATTTAGCAGATTAATATGAAGAGAGTTTACGATTCAGAGCAACAGAGAATTAAGGAGATGCAGAAGTTTTATGCTTCTCAGAGTAAGAAGACATTCAATTATTCTCCTGATGATTTCAGTATTGATCTTTTGAGTGGTAAATGGAAGCATAAGGATTGGAAAACTTGGATGAAGGGAGATCCGTCAGGTGATTATGCAAAGTCAAAGTCAATTGTTTTGAAATATATTGAGGAATGCAAGAAGCCTTATGGACAGAGAGATCTTTCGCAGTTTCATTTAGTAAATGATTAAATTATGTATAATTTAAGTGAATTTGACGTTTTAGAAATTATTGATAAGGCTGTAGCTTTTGGTGTAAAATCTCTTAAAGGTAAAAAGAATGCAATGGCATTGCAAATTGCAGCATTTTGGCTTGAAGGTTATATTTATGGAAATGAACCACGTTTAACTGACGATGATATTAAGTCACTTCGAGCAACAATGAAAAACTATTTCTTTATTTAATATGACAAAAGAAGAAATAATTGAAGCATTAGAAAATGATATGTTACTTCCTTATATGCAAGATTGGGAATTAGAACGTATTGTAGATTTTGTAATTGAAAATTATAAAGAAAATGAGTAAGATAGCTTTATTACTTTCAGGTGGTGTTGACTCTTCAGTTGCATTGCATATGCTTTGTCAAGCTGGAGAGAAGCCTGATTGTTATTATATACATATAGGTCCTGATGAGAAGGATTCATACAGTTGTACATCTGAGGAGGATATTGAGATGGCTTCCGCAGTTGCAGCAAAGTATGGTTGTAAGTTTGAGATAATTGACTTACATCGAGAGTATTGGGATAATGTTGTAAAGTATACAATGGATAAGGTTAGTCGTGGTTATACTCCTAACCCAGATGTTATGTGTAATACAATTATCAAGTTTGGTGCATTCTATGATAAGGTTGGATATAAGTATGATTATATTGCAACTGGTCATTATGCAACTCGTGTAGGATACATGAATGTAATTAATGATACTACTGTTATATTCAATGATAATGATGGGCATAAGAAAGACTGGGATAAGAATATTAAGTGGTGGATTTGCCCAGCTAAGGATCCTGTAAAGGACCAAGTAGATTTTATTGCAAATATTGATACAAAGAAGGTACCTATTTCAAAGATTATATTTCCAGTTGGTAATCTTATGAAGGAGGAGGTTCGTCAAATTGCAGAGGAGAATCATCTCATTAATGCAAAGAGAAAGGACTCTCAGGGTATTTGTTTCTTAGGTAAGATTAATTATAATCAATACATTGAGCAGTATCTCGGTAAGGAGGATGGAAAAATCATCGATGCAGATACAGGTGCAATTCTTGGTAAGCATCATGGACATTGGTTCCATACTGTAGGACAGCGTAAAGGATTGAATCTTTCATGTGGTCCTTGGTATGTCGTAGGAAAGGATGTGAACAAGAATATTGTTTATGTATCGAAGAACTATGATGAGAGCAAGGTTACTGAGTTCTATGTAATGGATGTCAATTGGCTTACAGAAAATATGATTGATACTTGGTATCATCGTACATGGGATGGTACTGGAGATCCAAACTTTATTTGTGATGTAACATTTAAGGTACGTCATTCTCCAGAGAAGTACACAGGTAAGATGTATTTTTATGGGTCAGATCATGATATTAAAATTATTTCAGATACACCAGTAACAGCTGCTCCAGGTCAATTCTGTATTTTGTATGACCAAGATTATTATCATTGTTATGGTTGTGGAGAAATATTAAATCAAACAAAAGTTATGAATACAATTTGATATTTTTAATTAAATAAATTAATATAATATGAATGCATATTTAATTGTACTTTTCATAGTACTTGGAATAATGATTGGAATATTTGGTGTTCAGATATTCAAGAATTATAAGAATTTAAAATATAAATATGAGAAATGTTGGCCAGTTCAACATCGATTAGACAAAGATGGAAATTTACAATATTCAGTAGATGGCAAATTATGGACATACATAATTGGTTATACTGAAGATTTTGATTACGGCACAGGTCACGGTCCTGCTCTTGGCTATATTCAATTCAAATCTGATGAGGAAGATGAATATAAATCTTGGTGCAATATGTTATATTCAATGCAACAATGCCACGAATTTAACAAGAAAGCTTTAGATTTGTATATTGGAAAAATTCAAGAGTATTTGAAAGATAAACCTGAAGATAAATAATATTAAATAATGTTAATGAAAATGCCGGTAATTTTACAATTGCTGGCATTTTTCTATTTTACAAAATATATTAATATCTATACATATGAATAAAGATAAGAAAATGCAAATTGCAAGAACAATGGCACGTCAGATACTTGAAGTGTTATCTGCTGAAGATTGCTTTGATGGATTTGTTACAAGATTCTTCACTCGTACAAAGTGCATCAATTATCTTCAGAAAAGTTTCAATGAATACTTTTATAAGAGAAACCAATTGATTAATTGGAATAAGAATACTTGGTTTGATATTTTTGATGATACAGACCTTGTAGAATCTCTTGTATGGTATATGCAAGATTTTAATTTAGCAAAAGAAAAAGAAGAGGAACAAGAATCACAATTACCAAAGAGAAAGAAACCACTATGATACCTGAAGTAGGCAAATATTATCATTTCTGGGATGACGGTAAATGTGGAGTCGGCCGTCATTATATTGCAAAATGTGAAGAAATAATTTCACTTGATGATGCAAATCATATATTGATTGCTGACGATAACCATGTAAAATGTGAATTAATAAAGTTATGGGCTAAAGAGAAAAAACATAAAAAGTGGATCTTTAGTCCAAAAACTGATGTCATCATACGATGTTCAATTCCAAAATATGATGAGCATGATATATACTTTGCCCGAGATAATAATGGTGGTTGGTTTTCGTTTAATACAACTGGATGGTGGCAAGGTGGCAGTTTAGATATTGATGGGACAATATATGAAGCAGTAATTCAAAATTGTCTTGATGATAAAAACTGGGATGCTTATAATGAACATTTAAATATAACTTATTAATATGGAAGAACTCGGTTGGGGTAAAATTCCTAAAAAAGAAAATAACATGAAAATAGAAGGCGAACAAAAGTATTTTACAGCTGAAGAGGCTCGAGAAGTTTCAGATGAAATTAATTCGGGTCGAATGAAAGAAGAACTTAATTGGATTTATAATCTGATTAATGAAGCTAGATTTGAAGGTGAACACACGATAACATTTTCAAACAAGACATTAATGAAGGCAACTTCAGAATTTATTAAATCAAAAGGATTTAAGATATCACATTTCTCTGGAACTCAGTGGGATCCCGCTGATGATACAACTATATCTTGGTAAGACTTAAATTGCATTATGGTGGAAAGAATTGAGGAAAGAGTAAGAAATATGGTTGGGCCATTTTACAATATGGCTACCATGCTTAAGAATTTGAATAACGAAAAAGTTGCAAAATATCTTTACGATAATTCAGAAAATATATCTGAAACAATGAGAATGTCTATTGAATATTTAATAGACATGGCAAAAATTATTGATGATCATCTTCCTGATGGTTTTGATATTAATGAATTATTAGATAAACGTAAATATCAAAAATCGTATGCATCAGAAAATATTAAAGATTAAAGAAAAAGATAAACTTCATGTTTATTGGGGTCATGATGAAGATGATAAACATAATTATGATTTAGTTGTATCATGGCCAATGATGTGTCAAGGAAGCTGTGATGGGAGCTGGATATTTTCAAATGTTTTTACTGATGATGTAAAAAAAGAATTTGAAAGACGAGGTTGGGATATTACAACATTAAAATTTTCAATTGCTCCTAAACTTGTAAATCCAACAAGACCAGAAAGGTTTACAACATTATTGAAAAAATACGAAGCAGATATTAAGAAATTAAATGAAGAAAATAAATCTTAATATTATTTAATTTTTTAAGATATATTCTATATTATATTTGTAATCAAATTAAACAAATAAATATGGAGAATAACATTGCTTACGTACTTTGTGCAACTGATAAGGTAACAAAACAGTTTTACGGTTACTATTCAGGTGGTGATACATTTATTAGAACAAACGCAAGTATTTGGTTTGCAAAGTTTTACACTGGTAAGGAAGGCAAAGGAATTAAAAAAGCACTTGCAAATTGTACCAAGCGAATGTCATATTGCACTCGTACTGGCCATGATTTAAGCTGGAAGATTCAAATGGTTTCCGTTGGTACTCCTGTTGATATTGATGAAAACACATTTTAATTATGGATAATATAAATATATTTGAATATTATAAAACACATCCAGATGCATCTATTAAAGATTATCTGGATTATGTAAATGAATATAGAGAAAAAGAACAAAAAGAACGAGAAGAAAAAATCAAAAATTGTGAAGAATGGTATAAAGCATTAGCTGGTCGTTATTTTGTTTTTGATTTTAATGGTTGTTCATTTTGTGCTGTTAAAGTAGATAAATGGCCATCAAATGAATTTAGAAATAAATATGATTGTTATAATATTGATACAAGATCTCAAGGAATAGTTTTTGAAAATAGAGATATTAATAGATATTGGTTTAATAATCCTTACGAACGTGATTATACAGGTCGTGGTTCAACAAAATGCAAAGAGATAACAAAAGAACAATTTGACTTTATTGCTGAAAATGCAAATAATATAAAATCATTTGTAGAAACCACAATTAATTCAGTTGTAAAATCAATTAAATAATTATGAATAATGATTTATTAGGAATATTGGGCGTATTCGGTATTGCAATTGTATTTATTATAGGTACACTTGGAAAACCGTTATATGACTATATTACATTTTATACAAAACCAAAGTTTCGTATTAATAAAGAAACACATTTAGTTGAATATTGGCACCCACGACATAATTATTGGTGGCCTGTATGTGGCT